AGTGTTATCAGATAATAATTATACTACAGCAGAAAAAGAACAAGTTGCGAAGATTGCAACTATTGAATCTGATTTAGAAACTAAGGTCGATAAAGACGGTTCTAAGGTTCTTTCTGATAACAATTATACAACAGCTGAGAAGAATCTAGTAGCAACTATATCTAACAAAGTGGACAAGATTGATGGTAAATCATTATCAACTAATGACTTCACTAATGATCTAAAAACTAAATTAGATGAACTAGACACCAATGCTGAATTAACAACTAAACTAGGAAATAAAGTAGATAAAGTCGAAGGTAAATCTCTTTCCACCAATGACTTTTCGAATAATTATAAATCAATGTTAGATAATATAGAAGATACAGTTAATGATAACCTTAGACCTGCAACAGAATCTACTCTAGGAGCAGTTAAATTATCCTCTGATTTCTCATTTAACTCAGAAGGAGAGATTTATCTAAACAAAGTCTATGGTATAGAATGGGATACTACTGTATCTGATCCAACTTGTACAAGAATAGGAGATATGTCATTACATAAATCTCTGCCTATTCAATCTAAAATGAAAGCTTGTCTTTTAAATGATGATGGAAGTGTAAATTATTACTTAAATCCTAATGATTGGAGTAAGAAAATCACAGGAGAAGCATCTAATCTAGATGGAACTGATGGACAAGTTATGATAGAAATACCAGAACATTACAGAAAATTTGAAGAAGACGGTAATATTAGAAGATGTTACTTATCAGAAGGTAAATGTACTGGATTTACTAAAGTTCCTAAGGTCTATGTAGGAGCTTATGAAGCTGCTTTAGATAGAACTAATAATAAACTAGCCTCTGTATGTAATGAAACAGAACAATATAGAGGTGGAAACAATCAAGCTGATTGGGATACTTTATCTAAATCTCAATTAGGAAAATGTGCTACATATATGACTAGAGCTACTATGAGAACTAGAGCTAGAAATAGAGGGGATAATTGGAATGAAATGGATTATGAATCTTGGAAGACTGTATTCTGGTTATATTATGTAGAATATGCTAACAGAAACTGCCAGGCTGCTGTTAATTCAGAACTAACTGCTGAAGGATATAAGCAAGGTGGTTTAGGAAATGGAGCTACTACATTAGCTTCTTCTGATTGGAGTGCTTATAATAGCTATTATCCAATGTTAAAATGTGGAGCATCTAACTCATTGGCATCTGGATCTGGAGAAGTTATTGTAAATCTTCCAGATGATTATAAGGTTGATACTCCTACTACATTAGCTTGTTGTAGATATAGAGGAATTGAGAATCCTTTTGGTCATATTTGGACTAATGTAGAAGGAGCTATATTTGATATTAAAACTGATGCTGATGGAGGCACAAGTGAGTTCTATACAACTAGTGATAAAACTAAATTCGGAGATACCTTAGAAGGATTCACTAAAGTTGGAAATGTCCCAAGGAAAGATGGTTATGTGACTAAATTAATCTTTGGAGAGAATGGTGAATTTGCTCCTTCTGATAATGGTGGAGGTTCTACTACTTATTGGTGTGATTATTTTTATACATCTATAAGCTCAAGTAGCTTGCGTACGTTGCTGCTTGGTGGCTCTTGTTATTACGGTGCCAACTCCGGTTTCAGCTGCTGTAGTTCGAACTACGGCGTGTCTGATGCCAATGCCGATGTCGGCGGCCGGCTTTGTTACCTAATCTAGAATATTATGAGTTAAAAACAATATAATATAGGCTGTTCACAACCTTGTTGCTGCTTGGTAGCTCTTGTAATAACAGTGCCAACTCCAGTTTCAGCTACTGTAATTCGAACAACAGCGTGTCTAAGTCAGCGGCCAGCTTAGTGTTTTCAAGAATATCAAAAACTAATATATACTTGTGAAGGCCTTGCCTCTTGGCAAAAAATAAACCCTTCAGAGGGTATTAGTAAAAGTGCAACAGTGCAAAAATACCATAGTGTAGTAATTGCAATGCAAATGCAATTTGAAAGTTCCCATTAGAAAACAAAAATATGAAAAGAATCAATAATTTATTTGAGCAAATAATTAGTATAGAAAACCTAGAGTTAGCTGATTCTAAAGCTAGAAAGGGCAAAACCAGAAGTTTTGGAGTAATGAAACATGATAAGAATAGAAAAGAAAATATTCTTAAACTTCATGAACAATTAAAATCTGGTACATATAAAACCTCAGAATATAAAATATTTAAAATATATGAGCCTAAAGAAAGAGAAATCTTTAGGCTTCCATATTATCCAGATAGAATAGTACACCATGCTATAATGAATATCATGGAGCCAATTTGGGTTTCTGTATTCACTGCTGATACATATAGTTGTATTAAAAACAGAGGAATACATAGAATAGTTAGAAAATTAAAAAAAGAACTTAGACAAAATGTAGAGGAAACTAAATATTGTCTTAAACTTGATATTAAAAAATTCTATCCTTCAATAGATCATGATATATTGAAGAAGATAATCAGGAAAAAGATAAAGGATAAAAAACTATTATCTCTATTAGATGAGATAATAGACTCTGCACCTGGGGTTCCTATAGGTAACTATCTATCACAATTCTTTGCTAATTTATTCTTAGCATATTTTGACCATTGGTTGAAAGAAGTCAAAGGAGTTAAATTTTATTACAGATATGCCGATGATATAGTTATATTACATTCTAATAAAGAATTTCTTCATAACTTATTAATAGAAATCAAGGAATATCTTGCAACATTAAAATTAACTGTTAAACAAAATTATCAAGTCTTTCCTGTTGCCATAAGAGGAATAGACTTTGTAGGATATGTATTTAGGCATACTCATACTTTGTTAAGAAAAAAGACAAAGAAGAAGTTTGCTAAATTAGCTGCTAGAACTAATAAAAGATACTTATGCTACAGACAATATAAAATGATAATGTCTAGTTATAGGAGTTGGGCTAAACATTGTAATTCACAGAATTTATTAAACAAAATTTATAATCCGAAACATTTAATTAGACAAGATTATGAACGCATATTATGACTTTCAGCCTGAAAAATTAGAAAAAATAGTTAATAATAAGTATTTCTATAGATGGGGCATAGAACAAATTACAGTTGAGAGAGAAGAAGGTGAAGAGCCTGCAACTCAATATAAATGTAATGAGATTGTATTCTATGGACAACCAGATAGTGATACTATTTTAAAAGCAGCAATTGAGTCCATTTGGACTAACGAAGATGAAAAGAAATTAATCAATGATTATAACTCTGCGAAAGAGGGGTTATTAGATGAATCTTATATTCAGAAATATTTAGATTTCTTGAATATAAGAGCAGAAATTAAATCTATAGTTGATTCTGATTGTGCAGAATTAGGAATAAATTAAGATATGAATAAACTTATTTTAGGAAGATTAGCAAACAATCAGGGTGGAGATAATCTGAGGGATATGGTAGTGAAGATAAACTCCAACCAAGATGAGACTTTAGAAATTATTGAAGATACTAAGAATGAGTTAGAAGGGTCTATAGATGATTTAGACACTAAATTTACTAATAAGACTAATGAGTTAGAAGAAGGTAAGGTGGATAAGGTATCTGGTAAAGGACTATCTTCTAATGATTATACTAATAGTGATAAAGAATTACTTCAGACTTTAGCTTCTAAGGTATCTAGCTTAGAAGCAAGAGTTGCAGCACTAGAAGGGTGATTTAAAATATAAACAATGGGAGAGTTAGTAAAACATGAAAGAATATTAGATAAAATATATACTATAGTAGGCGATGGCACTACTGATGTTATATTAAATGGAAAAGGTAATGTTAAAGTTAGGTTCGGGAATTCTTTCCTGAACCTAATTAAAAATGGTAAAATAGATGTTACTTTCCCTCCAATAATCAATGAAGTCACCTCTGCCTCAGATATTAAGTCTGATGGTATATATTTTACAAAAGATGAAGGACAATTCTATATAAAATATGGAAATTCTTTAATAAATCTATCTATTCAGGGAGAAGGTGGAAGCATTGAAGGATTTTTGTCCTATAATAATAAACAAAGCTTAACTGAAGATCAAATCAAACTAGTATTAGGTAATTTAAAGCAGATACTTAATTATAAAACTGATGATTCTGTAGAACTCCCAATTAACTATCCTTACTTTATTATAAGCGAAGGAAGACATTTTCTAAAAACCGCTAATGGTTTTGAAGAAATATATTTGAATTTAAAAGATGGAGGAGTTGTTAAAGGAAATGTAACTTTTGGGGACTCCAAAAATCCTATACTCAATTCTAAAATAAATATAATAGGAGAAGACCTAGTCTCTTTATATAATAACTCTATACTATTTAAATTAAAGCTAGTTGAAGATTCTTTAGGAATATACTATAATAATGAAGAATCTCCAAAAATAGAGTTATCAGAAGAAAATTTAAATATAAATGTAAATACTAATATATCAGGAGACCTTTATGTTGATAATAGAATAGAAACCTCCGTAAATGGAGGAATTACTACTTCTAATGTAGAATCCTATGACTTCTCTCCTGGTATTGATGGGTCTGGATATAGTATATATGAAGATGGAGGAAAATATACTCTAGAGATAGATTCAATATTAGTAAGAGATGATTTAAATATTCCAGAACTTACACTAGAAAAAGCTAGATCCATAAGAGGGGCCACAGTAATGTCTCAGGGCAGTGCTATAATTAAAGGAATCTCTATTATAGAAGAGATGGAGTTCGAAGAGGTAGATGAAAACTATATAAAAACAGGTAATCTAGTTAATGTAGATGTATATGAACTAACATTTAATGAAGAATTTCTTCCATTTACTAAGAATGATCTAGTAAGATGCAAATCTTTAAAATACCCTAGATCTAAAGATTATATAGTTTGGATTAGGGATGTAATTGATAGTAAAGTATATATTGATATAGATCAATTTAGTAAGTATCCTAATCCAGATGAAGATGAAGACATACCTTCAGAAGATGAGGATGAGGAAGATGAATCTCCTACTGTAATAGAAGATATAAGTGGAATGATAGAAGTTGGGGATGAACTGTGTCAATTTGGTAATGTAGTAGATATAAATAGACAAAATATAATTTATCTTTCAGCTTTTGACAGTAATAAACCTATAGTAGAAATTTTAGAAGAAGTAAATAATACAGAATATTCAGAAGATTCTAAATGTAAATTTGGAGATTTATCTAACTCTATTTATAGGGGATTAAGTTTAAAGAATGAGTGTGGATTATATAGTAATAATTCTTATATAATCGGAAGATCATCTGTATATGGACATAATAAATCAAATTTAGTAGATGTTGGAAATTTTATAGAAGCAAATTCTATAAACATTTCTAAGGCGCATTTATTAAAAGAATTCATAACTAATGAAGATTCAGACTGTTTAGCTTTTTATAATGGAGACTATAGCCCAGGCGAAAAGAGAATTATCAAAAATCCAGAATACGTTGTTCCAGATATGAGAAGTGAAGACTATAACTATGATACTGATCCTAATAAAAAAATGGATCCCACATATAGTGATAATTTTCCAGACAGACCTCCTATGTATATAGAAAAAGTTATGGAAATTCCTTCTGGAGGAGCTAGTTTGAATGTTTATAACTATACTAAAAATGGATCTACAACTTGTTATATTGATGGGAGTGTTGTGACTACTTATCCTAGTCCTAAAGACCCAGAAGACCCCACATACATAGAAGTAGACTTAGTTCCTCTTCAAATTAGCATATGTAATAGCTTAAAAATACTAGGTTCAAATGGAACTCTATATTTTTCTAAGAATGTGCCTAAAGGACCCTATGCAGTTGGAGATTTCTGGATGAATTATGACTATGAAATATTAGTATGTAATTCTTCTATAGAATTAACTAAAGAAGAAATAGAAGAAGGAATAACTTCTAAGCCTGGAAATGTCTCTGATTGGGAAAGATTTAACACTATTCAAACTGGGTTAAGAGAAGACTTTGCATCTAAAATAGGATATCTTGGATACATAGATATGGTATCTTGGGCTACCTCTAATAGAATGATCATAAAAAATGGATATATAAATCCCAGAATATTAGAAGCTGACATATATATAGGTAGCAAACTTCCAGAAGGAGACTATATGAGAAGTTCTAAAATAGAAATAAAAGCCATATCAGGAGAGGATATAATAACTAAGTGGAGATTTAGTGAAGAGGGTATTACAGGAGGAATAGAATTAGTAGAATCAACTTCCCTTGATGGAGTAGTAACTACTGTAGAGAGGCCTCATGTTAAATTTCTCCCAGATGGAACTATGTACGGGTTAAGAATGAGTGATGATAATAATAACCCTTGGAGATTTAATAATGATGGTAGTGGATTATTAGCCTATAATAATTTGTATTGGAATTCAGATGGAGATGTTACCATGCTTGCTCCTAAATCAGGAATTACTGCATCTAAAGATCAAGGTAGTTTATCAGGAGATGATCTAGTTAGATACTGGGCAGGAGGAACTTTAGAGTCAGCTATGAACACAGTATTGAATAACCTAAATGGAACAAGTGATACTCCGATTGCACCATTTGTTGTTACTCAAGGAGGTAAATTATTTGTGAATGGGGATGTGATAAATGGAGCATTTCAAATTAATGTAGGAGATTATATAGGAGATATACTATTATCAGATTTTAGTTATGAAATCTTTGACCCAGATAGAAGTTCAGAAGGAGATAGATACAGAGATGGGTTAGCTATGGGTAAAGTAAAAACTTCTATTTCTTCACAGTCTATCTTCGGATTAGTATTTGGAACTAAAGATACTGTTAGTAATTATTGGTATAACCAAGATTCATTCTTTGGAAGGCTAAATGGGAGTCTTGTAGGAGTTTTTAATAACCTCCAAGTTAGTAATGAATGTATTTTGAGTGGAAAAACTATAATTAAAGACCTATCTTTAACAAAAGCTATTTCTGTTACTATAACGTCTGGAGATTCAGATAATCCCTATCCATTAAATTTGGATGGTATATCTTACATAGAAATAAATTCTAATGATACTACTAGAAATGTTTCTTTAAATGGAGGAAGAATAGGACAAGTATGTTATATATATAATACCAACACTTATGGATCTCATAGAATAGAGATAATGCTTATGAATGGATGGTTCTGGCTAATAGAACAAAGAGCAGCCGGATTTATCTATACATCAGAAGGGTGGAGACTAATCAAAGGAAGAATGGGTGATGATTAATCATGAATATATTTAGAGAAATTTTTAGAGGAACAAATGGAGATTTATCCTCTAAAAGAATTATAGGAACAATTTTAACTCTGTCTGGAATAGTAATAGGGTACATAGCTGCTCTATCACTAGATCCAGTTGGAGTAATAGATGAATCAATATTAATCTTTATAGGAACCTTAATTACATCAGGATTAGGTCTTTTAGGGGTTAGTGTGAAGGAAAAGAAAATTGATAATTATGGAAGAAAAGAATATGAAAAAGATAATAACTAAATATACTCTTATTATAATAGCTATTATTTATATAATATTCATAACAAAAACTTGTTGGAATCAGGCTACAGAGATAAGAGATTTAAAAGACCTCCACACTACAGAGCTAATTCAAAAAGATTCTATACAAAAGGTATACAATGTTTCTGAAAAGCAATTTAAAACCTTAATCTTGAAACAAGATTCATTATATAAGGATATAATTAAAGAAAAAGATATAAAGATAAAAAATTTAACATCAATAGGAAAGATAACAATAACAGATACTATTACGCTCAAAGATACTATAGTACAACAAATTGATGCGTCTAAAGATACTATTATACATTTTACAGAACCAATTAAATGTATCACTGTTCAAGGAGAATTAACTATAAAAAATAACAAAATTGATCTTGTATTCAAGGATGCAAAAATAGATTTAACTATAGTAGTAACTAATTACTATGATGTTATACATTGGTATAATTTTAGAAAAAGGAAAGAGCATGGGTACTCTTTAATTGGCTTCAGAAATCATTATATAGATAAAACTTATGCTAAAGCTAAAGATTTTGGAAGTGATATTAACATAGAGCTAATAAAAATCAAAAATTAAAAAATATTTTGTTTATTTGGATTCAGTCTAAATAATATCTATATTTGCAAAATAAAACTATAAACTTTAAATGATATGAAATTTGAGAATAGAAATACGGAATTAAGACTCGTAGAGAATGAGGATGCTAATTATGCAAAGTTACTTTTATTTTTGTATAGACAAGCGAGTCCAGAAGGACTTTCACTAGGACAAATGAAGAAAGATATGGAACTTATGGATGTTTTAGAAGAGAACATTGAAGTTGAATCTTTTGATCTTCCTTCTGAGTCTATAGAATCTATTAAGAAAATAGTTAATAAATCTGTATGGCCAATTAGACATAAAGATTTAATTACTTTCTATGACTATATTAATAGTCTATAATTAACTAACATAGATATACTATGAATGATGATTTAGATTTATTATTAGGATTAGAAGAAGGTAAAGGAGAACCAAATCCTGATGGAAATGATCCTTCATTACTGACAAATCTTCCAGATGGTTCACAAGAAGGAAATAATTCTAATCCAGAACCTCCAACTGAACCAGATCCACAGAACCAAGATGGAAACAATCCCGATCCATCTAATCCTGTAGCCACAGAGCAATTTGATTTAATTACTGAGGCACTAAAGGCAAGAGGATTTAAAGATCCTAATAATATTAAAATAGAAAATGATTTTGGAGCAATAGTTACCAAATCATTTGATGAATTGACCAATGAGGAGAAGCTACAAATTTTAAATACTTCCCCAAATGAAGATTATGATTTAAGTAAAGATGAAATACAGTTAATATCATTTATGAGAGAGCATGAGTTATCTCAAGAGGAAATGATTAACTACTATAAACAACAAGGTATTCAAGAATATCTTGATAATAATGTTCAATTCAGTGTAGATAATCTCTCTGATGAAGAGATTCTAGCTTTTGATCTTAAAGAGAGATATGAAGATTGGACAGATGAAGAAATTCATGATGAAGTAGAAAGAGCTAAAGAAAATCCTAATCTGTTCACTAAAAAAGTTGAAAGACTTAGAGAGATTTATAAAGAATTAGAACAGCAACAACTTGAAGAACAAAATAATCAAAATAATCAACAAGTTACCACAGAAGAACAACAGCAATTCTTAAATTCTTTTAAAGAAGCTGGCAATAAATATAAAAACTTCTCTGGTGTAGATCTTGAAGATAGAGATTTAACTTCTACTTATGATTATGCGTTTAAACCTACCTTAAATGGGGCTAGTAAATTGGCAATGGATTTAAATAACCCTGAAAAGTTATTTAAGATGGCCTTCTTCATGGCACATGGTGATGAGCTACTTCAAAATCTTCACACTGCTTATATGAGTGAATTATCTAAAAAAGATAAAGAAATACAAAATTTAAAAAATCCATCCAACCCTAAGGGAAACAACAAACCTAGTCCAAAATCAAATGTAACTGTTAAAAGCACATCAGTACTATCTGATGAGGATGATCTAAGTATGTTGTTTAAACTTAAACAATAAAATATTAGTTAAACTTTAAAATTTAAATTAAATGTTTGTAGCTGAATACATCAGTAATAGAGCCAATGTGTCTGGATCACGGACATATCATGACTTTTCACAATTTTTAGGAAGAGCTAAACATAGAGTAGGATTAGCTGCTTCCCTTTGCAAAAATCATACCGTTTCTACATTGGTAGATAAATTAGGAAATTTAGTTTACCAAGATATTCCAAAGAAAGGAACTAAGAGCATTAATGCATTCTGTATAGAATGGGATGTTAATGTTAATTTCATTAAGAGAATTGAAATTGCAGGAGAACCTATTGGAGACGGTGTTGGAAATACCGAGATAATTATACCTTTAAAAGAAAGATATTATGAAAAACATGACATCTTTGTTATAGATGGTTCTCATCAACAATTATATGTAACAAGAAGACCTCTTTGGAGAACTAATCAATATTTTGAATACACTTGTGTTCTTGTAGACAATGATGGAAAACAACACTTAGATTTAAGTGCATGTAAGCCAGGAATGACTACTCACTTCTTATCTAATGCTCATCCTTATGACTACCATGATCAAGGTTATACTAAGTATCAATCTAACATGGAAACTCATAGAAATTACTTAACTCTACACAGAAATGATATTGATGCTTCTCAAGCTTATTTAGCTAATGAGGATGTATTCTTAAAAATCTCTGATACTGAAACTCATGGAAGTGAAAGATACTTTACCATGACTAGTATGGAGAAAACCTTAATTGATAACTTCTTAGAAGTTAAAAGTAAGCATGATCTATTTGCTAGATCCAATGTAGACGTTAATGGTAAACCTACTATTACAGATCCAGAAACTAACAGACCAATTTATATTGGTGATGGTATTATACCACAAATCGAAAGATTTGCTTATGTTATCACATTTGATCAGTTATTAGTAACTCACTTTAAGGAAGCAATTAACTTCATGACAAGTAAGACTGATAACTTGACTGGTAATGATTTCACTGTTGTTTGTAACTCTCTAATGTGGAGACAAGTTAATGACAACTTGATGAATGAAATTGCTAAGTGGAATCCTTCTAATACTTTAATGTATTCTAAAGTTTCTGGAACTAAGAAATCAATAGGTGAAAGTGTTCCTGGAGTTAGAGTTGGAGCTACATTTACATCTTATGAATATGCAGGTAACTTTATTACCTTCATGCCTGATAGAACTTTAGATGTTGAGTATCCAGATGAAGCATTTGGATTTATACTAGATCTAACACCAGATTTAGCTAATGGTAAACCAGCTATTGAGTCTTGGACATTCAAGGGAGCTGATATGATCAAAACTGATGTTAAAGGTGTTGGAGGTCTAACTGGTCTTGAGGGAGGTACTGCTTCTACTCCAGTTGCAGGATCTAAGATGATCTATTGGGGATATTCTGGAATCACCGTATATGCTCCTTATAGATCTGTAATATTTAAACAAAACAGAAGAAGAAAATAAAAATTTAAGATAAATCTGTAGAGATAATATAACCATATTCTTCTCTACAGATTTTTATTTATATACTATTAAATAAAATGACTATGAATAATGCTGAAATTTTAAATGAATTAAATGAAAATGTACATATAAGATGTTTTCACGGCCCTGCTCATGCTGGAGCTAAAATTTATCCAGTAAGAAATCCTTTAACAGGAGAATTCCCTTCTTGTGTAAGAAGAGTAGATTCCAAAGGAGATATTATTTATGATAAAAATGATAATCAAGCTGATTATTTCATTAGAGAAACTGATGGTTTTGAAATAAAGAATGGAACAGATTTTGATTTAACTAATCCTATTCAAAAAGCTAATTGGGAAGCAATTAGATTTTCTGAATTAATTTTTGATCCAAGAGGTAAATTGGATGAAAAGGGTAGAGTAATTCAAGAGCCTTCAGATATTGCTCCTGCTAATTCTTTATTTTATGTAGAAAGAATAGTAGATGAGACTAAGAAGAGAAACCAGCTTGAAAGAACAAAAGTAAAGGCCAAAACATACATATATGGAGATAATGCTTCAGGATTAACTGTTAAAGCTAAGATCTTAGGATGTTTTGTAAAAACTTCTACGAGAGAAGAAATAGAAGAATTCCTTATAAATGTAGCTAATACAGATCCAGAGAAAATTATTAACCTATATACTGGCTCAGACATGAAATTATCTCTTATCTTTATTACAGCTAAAGAGAAAAATATTCTTCAAAACAAGGGTGGATTATTTATATATAATGAGACCACAGTTATAGGTAGAACTATGGAAGACTGTATAAGATTCTTCAAAGATCCTAAAAATAAAGTAATAACAGATAGAATTATTAAAGAAGTAACTGAAGCTCTTACTATGGGAGAAGATGGATTTACAGCAGAAGACATCAATCCTACAACCTCAGCCGCTGAAAAAACTGCTCCAGAAGTAGAAGCAGAAACTGTTTCAGCCACTGCTACTAAAACTAAAAATAAATAGTAAATGACTGTTAAAGAACTTTTACAGTATGCAATAATTGAGACTAAGAAAAATGGAGCACCTAATTTATTAATAGAAGATTATAATTATTTTATTAATAAATCCATTCAACAAACTGTAAATTCTATTTATAATTTCTATAATGCTGATCAGCAAAGAACTGATGATCTTAGAGTATTAAAAGATTTTATAAAAATTCCTGTAACTGACAATAATATAAGCCTAAGTGAAGAAGATAATATGGGAACTATATATGAAGTAAGACTCCCAGAAAATTATTATCATCTCATTTCTTGTCAAGTCCAATTTGAACTTTTGCATACTTGGAGATGCTATGATAAGGGGCAAAAATGGACTAATAAAGCAATAAGAGCAACTGGAGAGATTAATTCAGATGCAATAAATAATGCTTATTTTAGACCTAGTTACAGAACACCCTATTTCTATATTATAAATAATTCTTACTCAAATGGAGTTTGGAAAAACTATTTACACTTGATAGATTATCAAGATGAAGATTTTTCAGACATTGAGAAAAGTAGAATGAAGGGTAGTACCTTAGATATTATATATAGAGCCTTGACCTCTGATCAAAAAGGTCAAGTAAATACTAAATATAAATCAAGACTAGCTGAAGATTTTGAAAGTGTAGAAATAGAGTCAGAAGTAAAAGAAAAATTAATTAAAGCAGATACACCAGATATTGCTAGACAAATATTAAATGATGCTTATAATAATGTATTATTACAAATAAGAGTTGGAGCAACTGATGTATTTAAGGTAGTTAATATATATATTGACTATTTAAAAACTCCTCAATATATCAGATTATCTCAAAGACAATTTGATATGGATATAGATACTTCTCAGGTTTTAGAATTCCCAGAGTATATTTGTCAGGAGATTTTGCATACTTTAGTAAAATTATTATTAGAAAACTATTCTGATCCTAGACTGCAAACTAATGCAGCTATTAATAACACAATAGCACCTCCTGCTGGAGTGCAACAAGAGCAACAAGGATCTAGAAGATAAATAAATTTATGCGTGAGATAATATTATTAACTTTTAAAAATTAAAACAATGTTTGAATTTGTAAACGAACGATTAATTAATTCCGCGACCGACGCTTATAGCGGCAGACCAAAATTTGAAAAATTGCCAAAGGGGAGTGGCTTTAGAATCTATAGATATGGAACTTTTGAAGCTAACCATATTGTAAATAGAACTGTCTATAAAACCCCATCGTCTCAACCAATTAAACCTTCTATCGAAATCACTATTCCTGATTCTATAATTCCTACACAGGTTGGAGAAGTAAAGAATATTAGATTAATGGTAGAAGTAAGAAGAAGAGGCTCAGTTAGATCTGATTATTCTACTTATAATAGTAGAGTTAAAGCAAGACCTATTGTAGCTAACTTAACCATCACTAAAGATGATACTGCTAAGGGAATAGCTGCAGAATTTGTAGAGATCTTAAAAGATCAAGATTTCTTATATGATAATCTTGTTATTAACTTTAAATTAAAAACAGATGGAGGAACTACTATTGTTCTTTCTGGTGAAGATGAATTCCAATATTTCTATAATGTAGAAGTACAAGAATTAGTAAACTGGAATACTGCTGCTTTAGGTACTTATTATCCAGTTGAGCCAGTTTGGAGAACATTAGTTAAATATAATGCTGATACTAAAGTTGATGGTAAAGAAGGCTTTGGAACTTATTGGACAATGCTTAAAAACATCCAAATCCAAAATAGCAACAGAACAGATATATTCTCTCAAGATAATGATGATACTAGACTAATACCTGGAGCAAGTTATACTCAATATGTATTAGATTATAGACATCATAGAGATATTACTGGTATGGGAGCTGTAGGAGAAGAATTAGTATCTATTACTAAACACATTATGTGGGTAAATGATGATCTTGTTGAAGAATTTGATGCAATGCTTAGCTCAGCTGATGTTATTGTTGATAATATAGATTTGGAAGTTAAATCTTTAACTGTTTCTCCAGAAACTGTAACTGTACAGAAAGGTAATACAGCCGTTCTAACCATTACTACAAATCCTGCTGGTGGTATGTACTACACAGAGTCACTTGATGAGAAAGTAGCTACTGTTGATGATAAAACTATCACTGGTGTTGAAGTAGGGGAAACTCAAGTAGTTGTAAGTGGTGAAGATGGAAACTTCAAAGCAGTTGATGTAACTGTAACAGCCTAATCTTTTGAGAAGAGAACTATTTTAATTAATAAGGCAGGCGGGATTAACTTCCTGCTTGCCTTTAATTTTATATACTAATATGCAAATTGATTGGCTAAACAAATTATCTAGTGCTATATATAATGATATAATAGCTGGATTATCTGGATTATCCTCTAATCCTAGAATTTCTATGGAACAGTTAGAGGATGATATAATAGATGAGAGGCTTACTATTATTAAAGAATATGCTATTAAAGGATTAGTTCCATATAAAGATTTATATACCTCAATAACATGTTTAGAAGTAGATTGTAAGCCTATAGAAAAATGTGGAATATGTGGGATAGGATCTAAATTTAAACAAACTGAGATTCCCCATGTAGAGATTCCACAAATTGTGAATGATTTAGGATCTTTAGCTGTGGATTATTTTGGGACTATTGATAGAGAAACTCCATTTAAGGTATATACTGATATATCTTATCAATATCACAAATATGATAGATGGGTAGGAAGAAAACCTTATGTTTATATAGATACTACACCTAATGAAAATAATATGTATGATTGTTACTTGTTTAATGTTCCTTTATTAAAAACAGTAACAATTATAGCGGTATTTAAAGATCCTAGACAAGTCTTGGGATTCTCTTGTTGTAATAATGGAGATGTTATAAACTTCAATTCTATAGCTAATGATATCAAGAGAAGGTTAACAGAGAAAAAAGTCAGATGGTATCGCCAATTAGCAACTCCAATAAACCTTGATCACCAAACTCCTCCAAGATAATGAAATTTTTAAAACAATTATTTTGTAAACATAATTATAATATATTTATTAGGAATATATATGGAGATGAGGTCAATCTATTAAATTCAAGATCAATTTGGAAGTGCTCTAAATGTGGAAAATATCATTATTCTAAAATATTAAAAGGATATAATGAAAACACTAAACTTTAATGTAGCTTATACATATATAAGTGCTAAATATGGTCTAACAATGGATCAGAATGAATTTACAACTGTAGGAATGATTGCTTATACTAAAATAGGTAACAGAAATACAGAAGTGAAAGGAATTATATTAGATGTTAAAAATGGAGAAGTGCAACTTCCTTGTGATATATTAAGTATAGAAGCAGTATTTGCTGACTTCCCAAATATGGTAATGACTTCCAATTTACAAAGGTTTCCTCAAATTGCCAGTAGCTTTATTGAGAGATATATAAATTATTGGAAAATTAATGAGTCAATATTATATGATGATGGAAGACTTCTTAAATATTATCAATCAGGGGATACTTTATATTTTGATAGAGATTATCATAATGTATTATTATTATATAGAGCAGAGAAGTTAGATCCAGAAGGACTTCCATTTATAAGTGATAAAGAAGCAGAAGCTATTGCAGCTTATTGCGCTTATACAATGTTATATAAACAAGGCATAGCCAACAGAGATCAAAATGCTATGCAAATAGCTAAAGATATTCAAATGGAATGGGGAAGATTATGTGAGAGAGCAAGAACTCCTGATAAATTATCACAAAATGATGTAGATAAGATATTAGATGCTCAATTCTCATTTGATAGAAAGACTTACGGTAAATCATACAAACCAGTTAGATAATATGAAAAATAATAATTTTATATCAAGTCTTGTTAAATACTATTTCAATGCAGAGGAACTATTCGAAGATTTTGATATAAAAAAGTTATCGGTTAAGAGAAAAGCTCTACAACATAGATATGGACAACATGTAAATACAAGAAATATCTGTTGTAGAGTTTTTATTTACTTTTTATATCTAATTATCTTGGATATTATCAGAAATAATATTACTTTTATATTCCCAATAAGAAGAACCTTCATTTTAGGAATTAAAATATTAGAAGGACAAAAATTAAAAGAGTATGTAAGAAGAAAAGATTCAGAAATGTATGACTATATAGGCTCTGGATTTGTACTTCCTAGGATAACTCTTTTTTATGAATATAGAAAAAAGGAAATTAAAACAAAAGAGGTTATATTAAATTATTCCTTGAATAAAGAATTTTTTGATAATATCAATAATGGAAAAGTTTACGGATAAGAAAAAGGGATATACAAGATATAATGATTATGTCCATGAATTACAAGAAAAGTTTCCTGAATTTAGTATAGAAGATTTAGATTATATCATTAAATATGGAAGTAGAAATCTTTATAAACTAATTTATAGGAATGCAGATGTATTTTTTATTAGCAAAATAAATAATCAGAACTTTAAATTACTATTTGGAAGAATAAATTTTCAAAGTCTAGCTCATAAGGTTAGGTATATTCTTAAGAAAGTATCATTAAAGTTTAAAATATTATATAAGAGAAGAAAAATTAAATGGGATGGATATTATTACTTTGGATTAACAGACTCCCAATTTGAGAATTATGAATCACAAATGAATCCTTGGTTTAAAAATCCAGAAAAGAGAAAGAAAAGATATAATAGAACTGAGTTCAATTATGGAGATATAGTTCTATTTAAAGTGTTTGATGAATGTAAATTAAATATAAAATATACTCACTTTTTTAGAGTTCCCATGTTAGCTATGATGGGACATAAACAAGTGAGGCAAGGTTATAAGTCTAATAAGGCTGAATACATAGCCAAAAGGACTTTTGATGGTTATGAGAGTATGATAAATGAGTATAAAACTGATAAATTAAGAGAATATTAATGAGACAAATAGCTAATAATACATTTAATGATGGAATGTTAATGGATATGCAACCATTAACTACTCCAAATTCAGTATTAACAGATTGTTTAAATGGAACATTGATTACTTATGATGGTAATGAATTTGTTCTACAGAGTGATGATGGTAATGCTGCTATAGATGGATGTAAACTTCCAAAGGATTTTATTCCTATAGGAATGAAAGAATATGGAGGAGTTATTTATATAGTATCACAGAATCCCTTTACAGGAGAATGTGAAATTGGAAGTTTTCCTTCTCCAGAAAGAACTATATTTAGAACTACTGATATAGAAAAAGCTCCCCAAACTGTACTAAGATTAGACAATCTATATTCTGACAATAAAAGTGAAGGAATAACTAATACTACATTAAATTTAGATTTTAGAATAGATAATGAATTAGCAGAACAAATACTAAGGCCAGGAGATAAGTTTGCCATATATCTTGGAGAAGATGATTTCAAGGGAATTCAAAACTTTGAAAAACTATTAGAAATATATAGTGGAGGTCAGTTAATAAAAAGGAGACTGTTTAAATTTAAATTACTAAGAGTAACCTCCTCTGGATATAGTGAATCTGTTAAAGAAATAGTGCCAAGATTCAGTACAAGCAATGGATCATTCTATTATACTAAATCAGAGTTATTAAATGATTCAGAAGGAAGTTTATATGCTGTTTATAATAATAAACTAAATGGTTATCTAATGTTATCCTTGGAATTAGAACAGGTAGATAATTTTTCGTTAGATATAACTAATATACATAAAGATGCAATAGATGCAAATACATTCAGCTTTGACATAGAAGCATCTTCTGATGTGACTAATCAATGTATGAATAATGTGATTGGTCTAGAAGTAAAAGTTGATGATTTAGATTCTGAATTAGCAGAGGCAGATCAAAAATATTTAACAACAGAAAATATAGAAGGGGTTTTTTCAGGTTCTTCCAATGTATCTTATGGAGCAGAACATGTTGAAATAGAACATACTATATCTAATAAAGACATAGATAAGAATATTTCACTGGAAATAAAACCTTATTCTGCATTTGGCTACCTATCCAATCTAAAATATTCTAATATTATAAATTATAATATACTAACTACAGCTCAGGAATCCACATTCTGGAAGTACTATTTAGATGAATCTTTAGATTCTGAGATAACTTCTGATAAAATGAGAATATTCTATGAGTTTATAGTTAGAGGGACTAAGAATCAAAGAAATAAAGTAGATGCTGTTTATATAGAGTTTTATGATATTATAAGTAATACTTCTATGTTCTACTCTACTGATATTAAAGATGTAAAAACCATAACCTTAGATTGTTTTGTTGGACAAAATCCAGAAATGACCTCAACAGGGGGACTTGATCAATCTTTAGTAACATCAAATGATTATTATGTATTAATAGATAAAACTTATAAAGAAGTATATAATGCTGCTTTAGGGAAAATAGATAATGATGACTCATCTGGGTATACTGATCTAGATACATTATCTAAGAAACTTAATTCTAACTATAATATACCAGTAGCTTATAAAGTAGAGAGTCTATTTGGAAATACAACTAGGTATAATAATTTAGGGATAAATCTAGGTAAAGAAAATAGTAAGTTAAGGAAGAATAATTTTTATGTTGTTGCTATAGTAGGATTAGATTTTTATAACAATGAAGAAGAATTAAAGTGTCATAAGTATGTTTCTTATAACTTTTTATGGACTACTGGGGTATTTAACAAATACTGGGAAGATGATGTGAATTTTAATACATTATCCATACCTAATTTTGTTTCTATGGAGTCTACCTCTACTCAAGCAGCTTGGAGTGAGGAAAATCTGCTTCCTGCAGCATTATCTAAAACTGATTTAGAAAATTATTCTTATCAAAGTTATGATGAAATAGTTATAGATCCAGAGAAAAGTAGTTCTCCTAAGTACAATACTAGAATATTGGTAAAGGGTGAAATTAGTAAAACATTTCAAGCTAACATAGTTCCAAACAATACAGTACTGAAAGGATATGGGGAATTAAAATTTGGACAAGCTATTCTAAATCCTAAAGAGGTCTCAGTGAGCGGAGTCTCTATAGAGGAGGATAATAACACGGATTTGGCTACCGGATCTGAGGTAGAAAGCATAAACACTACTATATCTAAAGGTACACCTATTGCCGAATCTGGGACAAAGTTTAATGTAAATATTAATCTTAGATCAAATAGAGCTATACAATGTAACAGCGGATTAAGTAAATTCACAAAATATTTAAATGAGTATAAACAAATATATGATAGTGGAGAGGATTTTCAAAATAACTGTATTCATCAAGATGATTTTTTCAGATTAGAGATTCATAGTATAAAAAGTGGATCTACTCTCTATAAAGCCACTTACAGTTTGGATCAATTTGCTGGAGTAGATTCTGATGGAGCATCAGGAATAAAAGGAAATCCAAAATCTGAATCAGATATTCAAAAAAATGGGGTTGTATCTGTAAAAACAAGTCAGCAGGGAATTTTCTCTGGTATGCAAAAACCTTTTATATTTGCTAATTTGGCTATACAAAATAAAAATGGAAAAAAAGGAGCATGGGGAAGGGCTTCTTCGTTTAGAAATAAGGTAACGTATGATGTTCCAGAAATAGGAGAAAAAAGTAAATATAATACTCAAAACTATGTAAGAATAGTTCCTTTTGTGAAAGGAAAATTTAGTAGTTATAGTGAAGCTAATTATGGAATTTCTTCAGATTTCTATCTAGTAGATAATGATGTTGTTAAGGATTTAAGAATGAGTAACGCTATAAGCTCATTTGCAAATAAGTTTTACGAATTATCCTATGTACAACAAAATAGTTCTCAGGAAGTAGAAATGTATGTCCCAGATATAAATACGAAAGTGCAACACTCTCCTAGCTTGAGTACTAAGTTTTTATTCAAAAATATAGGTATAGCTAAATGTAACGTTTCTGGATTTGAGATTGTCACTATGTTTAAAAACAATAAAACTTCCTTAAACGAAGACTTTTATGAATCTTTAAAAAATATAATTTTGAAAGATGAAATTACAAATATAGGTTTAGTATTTAATTCTAATGACAAATATTTCACTGGTAATTTTTATAATAAAGATAGCTTTGAATTTAATTTATCTATTAACGAAGAGTTTGATTTATTAGGATCTAAATTTTATCTAATAAAAGATGGAGATACCATGACTATTTCTGGAATAGTGGGAGAATTAACTGATTATAATCATGATTTAAATGAGAGTGCTCCTGCTGATAATTATTTATACTTTAAAAATGGATCAAGTTTTACTAAAACTCTATTCATAGTTAATGGAAAAACTTTAACACTTAGTTCTAGTGGAAATAATGGAATTGTTATGGGGGCAGGAAGAAGTGATAAATTAAATGCTTATATAGCTCCAATAATTAATGATAGTAATACTAATTCATTAATCTCTAAGTGCCTGTCTTCTATAGGAAATAACGGAACAAAGTCATTCCAGACAATGAACTTAATCTATAAATAAGATGGCTCCAGATTTCAAAATATTAAACTCACTAAGTCTAGTATTTAGTGTAGCATACAAAATAAAGCCAGTTAAGGGATTCCTAAGTTATGAATATAATCCCTTATTATGTATGAGATCTTCAGAAGACAAGTATCTCATAGAAAATACAACTGGAAGATATTTAGATCTAAATTCACAACCAATAATAGTAAATGGTAAATATATAACTACTCAAAATATTTCAGAGCTAAGCGAATCAGATTATAAATCAATAGAACCAGCTGATCCAGGTGAAGCTCCAAAATCTGGGCATTTATATATTAAAAATTATGCTAATGAGTTAATAGATTTTAGAACAAAAAAATTAAATTTAGATATAAACCATCCAGTAGATATAGAGTGTCAACCATCTTATGATGGATCTGTTAATCTTATACTAACAGATGATTTAAATACTCCTAAACTGATAAATAGTAGATTTTCTGTTACTGAAAATAATCAATATCAAGTAGTAGATAGAGCGGGAAATAATGATACTAATATATATGATGAAGATACCTTAGAAGGGGATGCAGGATTATATAAAATAATAAACAAAATACCAAAAATTCAATTCTTGGGAACAAGATCAGGAGGACAATTGAAAGTAGGTAACTATGTATTCTACTTTAAATATGAGGACTCTGATGGAAACGAAACAGATTTTGTAGGGGAATCTGGAATAGTAAGTATTTTCTCAGGAAGTTCTACTTCTCCTAAGGGAAATATATCTGATTCAATATCAGATAAATATGTAGCTTTTAGTTTAACTAATATAGATTCTACTTATGATTATGTTAAAGTATATTGTACTAGAACTACTGGATCATATAACAAAAGTAGACTAACTTCAGCTTATATAGTTGATTCAAAGTTTACTATAACAGCTGGATCAGCTCATATAATAATAACAGGACTAGAGCCTTTTATAGATATTTCTTTAGATGAAATAAATACTACTTATAATATAATTTCTAAGGCAAAAGGTCAAGCTCAAGTACAAAATAGATTATTTTTTGGAAATGTTGCTAAAACAGATATTCCTTATGAAGAATTAGCTGATTTAAGTCTTAGAATATGCCCTAAAATATATAGAGAAGAGTCTATAGGATATATTAATGAACAATATTTAGATGTTTCTAACTCTTCTAATTCTGGTGAATACACTAATCCTAACAATATATATTTTAGGCTAGGATATTGGAATGATTTGTATAGATTTGGAATAGTCTATGTTTTAAATAACTATACATTATCTCCAGTATTTAATGTTAGGGGAGGAGTATTAACAGATTCTCCAGACTTTACTAATTTTGATATATATGATTCAGTAAGTGGAGATAGAAAATATATAGAATTAGATGAGGATGGATTTTTAAAATCCACTAATGGAACAGTACAACTAGAGAATGGTAAAGGAGTGGTTAAAATAGATTCTAGACCCATTATAGATTCATCATCGAAGAATATTTATCCTATAGGAATTGAGTTTACATTTAATAATTCTGTTATTGAAGAACTTAATAAATATACTAAAGGATTCTTTATAGTTAGACAAAAAAGAATTCCAACTATCCTCTGTCAAGGATTAACTATAGGACTAGACTCAGGATCTAATCTTCCTGTTATTCCTATTAGAAAAGAAGGACAAACATACACATATATAACGGAATCATTTTTAACTAATGAAAGAGTACTAGATCATGAATTTGAGGACAGATTAAGAACTATTGACTCCTGCGGCATAAATGCTGCAATAATTCCGGAAGCAGAATTAAACTCTGAATTATATTCACAATTATTTTCTGCCATACCTTATGAAGTTGTAGCTGCTCCTATTAAGCCAGAGAACGATGTTTTAGAACCTTCGTTTGAAAATTCTAGGCACTATTATGTAAATGGATATACTAGTAATACTTCAGAATATTTAACTACATCTACTTTAACCTATGTTGGAGATAGTGTACAACTTTCTTCTTCTGGAACTATGGAATTCTCTTCTAGAGCAGGTGCTGCTGAAGAAGCTTATAGAGTATCTTACTTAAAATCAGAAAATCCTAATAAGAGTGCTACTAATTTATTAAGAGGAGAATGGGGGCCTTATGTAGGAATAGAAGGATATAATGATCCTTTAAGTATATTCAATGTGCTTACATATGGTTATAATGAAAATTCTTTAAAGGATTATTTTAAGATAAGAGGTAATATAACCGATCCCTTTTATCCTATATGTGATAGAACAGAATATGGATTTGTAGATGATTTTATTGTCTGCTATAGAGGAGATTGTTTCATTGGAAACTTTACTCATAGAATGTGTAGGAATTTTCAAGATCCAGAAGCTCCCATTAACAGTGATTTTATAAACCAAAATACATGGAAAGATCATTACTCAGGATTTGAAAATGGAGCTTTAGATTTAGAAGAATGTGCTGAGATAAATAGAGGAGATGTTAATGCTGTAAATATAGGACACTGGGTAACCTTTAAATGTATGAGCAATATAAATTTATCTCTTAGAGTAGAAGATGACTCTAATGGATCAGAGATGGGGTTAGTAGGCCATCCTAGAACTTTTGCTCCTATAAATGGATTTCAATCTGATGGATCTTATAAAATTCCTGACTCTACTTTATTTAATGCAGGATTTAACTCCACAGTTTCTGAGAAGAATAACTTTATCCTCCCCGATGTTCCTTATATAAAAAATGAGCTATCTAATAGAATAATATATTCAGATATATATACTACCGATGCCTTTAAAAATTCTTATAGAATATTTAGATTAAATAATTATAGTGATTATAACAAAGAATTTGGAGCCATAACTGATATATTAGAATGGTATAGCAATTTATTGGTAGTATTTGAACATGGAGTAGGAATATTACCAGTTAATGAAAAAGTTCCATTAGGAGAAGGGCAAAATAAAGAAGAGGTTTTTATTAACTCTAATAAAGTATTACCAGAAAGACCTACAATGTTGTCTAAGACATTTGGATCACAATGGAAGGACTCTATAGTTAAATCAGAAAGATTTGTATATGGAGTAGATACAGTAGGGAAGAGAATTTGGAGAACAGATGGAAGATCTTTTGAAACCATTTCTGACTTTAAAATACAATCTTATTTAAATGATAATATAACTTTAACTGAAAAGGAAATACTTCCGTTGTTAGGAATAAGAAATGTTAAATCTCATTATAACGCATTTAAATATGATATAATGTTTACATTCTATGATGATATTAAATCTACTGATAATTTAGGAAATGATATTAATTCAATAGGATGGAATATATGCTTTAATGAAAAATTAAATTTGTGGACAACCAGATATTCTTGGATTCCTTTATTATCTGAGAATATTAATAATATTTATTTTAGTTATGATAAAGACTCTGCTAAAAATATATCATCTGTTTCCTCTTGTTGGAGTGATAGCTACACTTCGAGGGGAATTGTTTTATCAAATTGCTATGATAATTCTGGGGATAAATACAGTTCTAATTATCTAAGAGAAGTAGTTTATCCCGGAGTTGAGTTTCCTAAGTTAAGTTCTGATACTAAAGATATAGGAATTGGAGAATTAAGTCTTAAGCTAGATTCTATTGATATAAATGAAGTTAGATCTTTAAAATATAAATTTATTGAACCTGATGAAGGACAAACTAATGATAATGACGATTTTTATATAGAAGCTATTTCTGACAAAGAAAGTAGAATAGTGTTTAAACAATCAGAAAATACCTATAAAAAATATGTTTTGGAAGGAAAATATTATGCTACTCTAGATATTGAGGTAGAAATAAATAGAGAAGGAGTGGATAAAGATAAAGAAGTATCAGGACAAGTATTTAGAGATACTTTAACTATTAGATTATCTTATTTAAATAATATACCAGAACTCCAAGAACCTCATGAACTTACATACTTCTGGAAACATGGAGTGGCAGGAATAATTGACAACCAAACAGAGATTAAAAACTGTGTGTGGTATGATAGACAATATCCATTCGAACTAGAATTTATAGTTAATAAAGAAGGAGCCAGACATAAAATATTTGACAACTTTCAAATATTATCTAATAATGTTCCTCCTGTAGAGATTCTCTATGATGTAATAGGAGATGCCTATGCTTTTAGTAATTGTAAAGAAAATTCTTATAAATATCAATCAGATCCTAATTTTAGCACTTCTTCATTAGGTAAAGAAGAAGAGGATGGAGAATTTGTTCCAGAATATATTATAACCTTCGATCCAAAATTATATTATAAAAAAGGAAAACTTCAATATGATGATGATACTGGAGAACCTTTATATTTAGATCAATTAAATGCAGAATTCTTTAAAGATAGAAAATTAAACCAATATACTATGAGAAAGAGCATGGATGTTAGGGATATTAAGGTTTGGGGAAATATCTTAGGAAATTCTGTATATAAAGAAGACTTATTCTACTTAGAAATCGATCCTATGAGAGCTCATAGAAGAACTTATGAAAATGGAGAAGATGTAACAGTAGAAGATCTTCCATTCATGGAAATTAGACCTAGGGATAAATTTATGAGAGTGAGATTTAAATATGATGGTAAAAATAAGCCAATTATAACAGCAATACAAACTATATATACACCAAGTTATAACTAATGAAACATATAATATTTAAATTACAGTGGGGAGGGGTTCTTACAGATCCCCAACTCACAGCAACAACTCCAGCCTTAACTTTAAATGCTATGGCTGCTCAAGGAGCAAGTTTAAATTCTATTAAACCTAACTTTACCTTAGGAGATAGACTCAGAAATCTTGGTAATTCCGTATTAGGGATTAATACCTCTACTACTTCAGTTGCTGAAACAACTGGAGCAACAGGTGGAGGTGCAAATCCTATGGGAGCTATAGGAGCTGGATTAGATATGTTATCCAATTTTAAAGTCTTCCAAAAAAATTATTCAGGTAAAAAAGGTAATCTAACTCAAGGGCTTGATTCTGCTTATGATACAATTTCTAATGTAGCAATGTCTTTTGGCCCTGCAGGAATGGTTGTAGGAGGAATAATGAAGGCTGGTAAATTAGCAGGAAGTGCTTTAGAAAAAGTAGGAATTGGAACAGATAAAATGACTACTACTGATGCAATACTAGGAAGCTCTTTTTTTAATTTAGGAGCCTTAGGACTAGTAAATAATGCATTTGGAAAGAAAACAGATACAATAGATATTGACCAAAATGCTGTAAGTAATTCATCTTATACAGGAACAGGTGCAGATATTCAAAAGGCTGGGCAATATTCTAATAAAAAATATGGATTACTTTCTAACAGAGCTAGAAAGAAAGCTAATAAAAAAATTGGGCAAGCTAAGGTCTGGCAATCTGGAATACAGGATATTCTAGGAGAAGCAAGTGACCAAAGAGCTATTCAAGCATCATCTACTGATATGTTTAATAATAGAAAACAACTTCAGCAGTCCGGAATATTAGGAGGTAATAGTTATATAACATTTGGGAAAAAAGGAGCCAAATTCATCACTCATTACAGAAAATATCTAAAAGACAAAGAAAACGATGTAAACCTCCTACCAATCGGAGCATTACACGCCAGAAAACACAACATCAATGTTGAAGGAGTAGTCACTAACAAAGGAATCCCTGTCCTAATGGAAAAAGGAGGTTCCACTAAACAAGCAGCTGAGATTGAGAAGAATGAGATTATATTCAGACCAAAGGTGACTGAAAGATTAGAAGAGTTATTTAAAGAAGGTACTGATGAGGCTGCAATTGAGGCTGGGAAGTTATTAGTTAGAGAGATATTATATAATACTAAGGATGAAGGTGAATTTATTAGTACTGTAGAGTAAAATAAAATTATTTATATTCATTCTAAATAATATATAACATATTGGAAATTATGAGAATATATGTTAAATTTGTAATAATTGAAAAATCCTAAATCATAGAGGATAATATGGCTTTAGATTTTGAGAAAATAAATAAATAAATTGTCAAAACTCCTAAAAGAAGGGAAATATACTTCTAAGGAATATAAAGATACATATAAATCCATTGCTCCAAAAGGAGAAATAGTAAAACAAATATCAGATGATACATTTGAATCTTCACCATTAGAGGAGGTAACAGTAAGGCCTTCTAACTATGACAAAGGAGAAAGATTTGGTAGAAAAGTAATTAATTCAACTAATGAAACTGGTAAACAAATGGCTCCGATTTTAGGAGGAATGATGATAGCTCCATTTGCTATAGGAGCTACAGCATCAATAGCACCTTCAATAGGATCATATTTATCTAATCCAGTTATTACTAACTCCTTAAATGCTTCTAATAATTTTGGTAGAATTACAAATGGAGTTATTGGAAGTAATGGTGTTAATCAAGCACTTGGAGCTTTAGGCAGAAGTGCATTAGGTGGTATGGCAATAGATACAGGATATGAAGCTATTACTGGCAAACCTGCACAATTAGGTGAGGCTTTAGATGTAAAGAATCCTGTTTTAAGATTTGGTGCTAATATGGTTTCTCCGGGAATGTTTGCTGGTGCTAGTAGTGGTGTGACTAGAAATATTCCACAAATAGATATTTTAAATGATGTTGTAGATAAAGTTCCATTATTAAGAAATGGATACTTTAAATTACAAGATAGAAGTGCGCTAAAGGGAGTAAAAGCTATTCTTAAGAATTTCAATGGAAGTGAGAAATTAGATAATTCTCAGCCTTTCTTTAATACTCAAAAGCTAATTTTAAATGAAAATATAAAAAACAGAGGAACTAAAATAGGATTAGGTGAGTACAGTGAAAATACATTTCCTCCAATGGGAGCAATATCTGGAGATTTAAATAGATGGAACACATTAAAAATATTTTTAAATGATAATAAAAGATATTCTAAAAGTGTTCCTGCAAAATTGTCAACAGTAAAGAATAATTCTAGATTTAACAATGCTGATAATGGCACTTCCTTTATATTAAATACAACTTCAACAAATGGAGTGTACACACCAGTAGATGATTATGATATTATCGGAATCAACAGATATAAAAATGGCAAATTAAGAACATTAAAAGACATAAAAGGAACCGCAGCACATGAAGGTACTCATATGATGCAAAACTTATTTAATATAAATTTAAATGATGATTTTGCTAATATTAATCCTTCAATGTCTATATCAAAGGATTTAAAAGAGCTATTATATCAGGGTTCAGATTGGAGTAAGCTTCCCAAAGAATTACATTCTAATCTATGGAGATTTAGGGAAGAAAATAAAATTGGAACAAGAGATTTAACTGATGAAGAAGCCTATAAATTCATTGAACAATATGGAAACAGGCATTTTAACTCTGATATAAACATTCCTAAAGCGGTAGAAGTTATAAAATTATTACCATCAGTAGGAGGATTAACCATTTTAAATAATTTTAACAATGATAATAAATAAGGATCAAGAAGATTATATCATATATCCCAAAAGTCAATTACTTTATAGAATGATTAATACATGTTTAAGACTTGCAGAACATTTTGGATATGAGGATTTAATATGTGAATTAATTGATATGAAAAAATCTTTAGATAAAGGACTTAATTTTGATGAGTTCGAAAAAGAACAATTCAGATTTACATGTCTGGAAGTTAAGACAAAAGAAGATATATTATACATGAAAACAGAGATTGATAAACTAATTAAAATGGCATTAAAATCTCCCTTATATGAAAGTGTAGAAAAAGAATATATATGTGAATAACTTAAAATGAACATGAATTATGATTAAACAAATAGAACATACAGGAAAAATCAAAATGAGTTTTGATGAAGAAGGTGGTCGCATAATAGAAGATACTCCGGTTATAGTATTTGAAGGAGAACTTGGCAGCACAAATGCAATTATAACAGATGATTCTTGTTATATACTACTATCACTAAATAAAGATGGCGTTTTTCGCCCTAATAAATATATTTCTCATGAGGCACATGAAGCACTACAATCACTAGATTGCCCAGATAGATGGAGAATTGAATTATTAAAAAAGAAATATGAAGATCCAGAATGGAGAAGTAAAGTTATCCACCATTATAAAGTTATTAAAAATCCAGATACAGGAATAACTGAAACTATTCCTGTTTATTGTTCTGAAGTTGATGATTCTCAAGAAAACTATTATTAGCTAGAATGTCTGTCTCAATATTTAATGCTTGTTCTTTTGTGTTCGTATAGTAAATAAATATGTAGTTAGGATTATGAGCATTTATTTTATCTTTTGGATCTTTATGACTGTTTATTCTATTTTTTAAATTATTGGATTTCCCACAATAAATAAGTAAACAATCATCTGAATCATGACATTTTGCATAAATATATACACCAGAACTTTCTGGAAATTCGGCATCAAGAGGGTAAGTTACAAATTGATAAACATTCTCAGATTTTCCTTTTATCATGAAGGGATCAACAGATATAATAGACATAATGAATAAATTTAAAATTAATAACAGCAAATATAATGAAATAACAACAATTGAAATAATATGAATCATGAAAAATAAGCAGATACCTCTCTTAGATATATAAATCCATAAAAGCTATATCACAGAGATCAAGAAATTAGATAATATAACGCAACATCTTGTAAATTAAAATTTTACAAGGTTGCTAGGAAACAAGGTTAAAAAGTTTTATTTTTGTAAATAATTCAAGATTAAGAGTTTGTAATTAAAATTTAAAATTAAAAATTAAAAATTAATATTATGAAAATAAGTGAGAATTTAATAAAGAAACTACAGGATGGTGGTCAGATGTCTGCTGAACCTACGCCTGCACCTGAGCCAACTGCAGCTCCCGCAGCACAAGGTGAAGGAGGACAAGATCCTGTGGCAATGATCATCGAAGCTGCAATTCAAGCACTTCAAGCTAACGATGGTCAATTAGCACTACAGGTTTGTGCAGCTTTAGTTAACACAGCACAACAACAAATGAATGGAGGACAAGAACCTGTTCCTGCGGAACCTGTAATGGCAAAAAGGGGAGGTAAATTGGTAGTAAGTAAGAGACTTTAAAAATCTATAAAGATGGGGAGCATTGAGAAATGCTCCTTTTTTATTTTAATTTTTATGTCACAAGTTATAAAAAAACTTCAAGACGGAGGAAAAGTAACTCCTAAAAACTTACAAGAATATAATAATCAGAAGGCCAAATTAGAAGAGAAGAAAAGAAAAAAGCAACTTGAAGCTGATACTAATTCCATTACTATAAATGGTAAGAAGTATTCTAAGTCTGAAGCTAAAGAAAAATTAATCAACTGGCAAGGAACAGATGATGCTAGAGGATTAGTTTCTTCTTATAGAAAAAGAGGAAAAAATGTAGATTCTGATTACAAAAGATTCTTGAATATGATTGATCAAGGAGATATACAATCTATTGATCTAAACTCAAAAGGAGGATTTGATATTAAATATAATAATCAAACCGCCGGAAGTTTTGATCCTTCTGATAAGTATAGTAGTGACTATTTAACTAATGCAATAAAGAGAAACTTACTAAATTTATCTACAATAGATACTTCTGTAAGCTCTCCTGAAAAAATCAATTTAGATTATAATCCTAAGAATATGTTGTTAAGCACAATCTGGGGAAACAAATTTAGACAAGATACATATAACAACATGACTGAAAGACAGAGAACTAGTGATGTTGCAAAGACTTTAAAAGAAAATAGAAATAGATTTGCTGAATATTTTACTGATAAATCTGCATTTAATGTTGCAGGAGAATTACCATTTGGATCTTTAGAAGAATATGATCAATTTGTTAATGATCTAGAATCTTTAGATGATGATCTATACGAAAAAGATGCTAATGGTCAGTATAAATTAGATGCAAATGGGAATAGAATATTTGATAAAAATAAATCCACTTGGAGCTTCTCTGAACAACTAAGAAATAGAAAATTTGGTGATTTCTGGGCAGATTATATATTTGGTAGTGGAAATAATAGACAACAACCTGTTAGTCCCAATCCCTTATCTCCAGAACAGGAAAGAATAACTCAAGAAAATCAACTAAGATCTGAGTTAAAAATACCCGAAAATACTCCATTATCTTTAAATTTAGGAGGTGAAACATATACCCAAAGTAAAGAAGGATTAAGAGATTCTTCAGGTAACTTATTTAGTGGATATTTATGGTTAGAACCTTATGGTAAAAAAGCTAATCCAACTGGATATTACAAAACTGGGTTTTATAATAGGGGTGTGTATGTAGGAGACACTAATGCTGCAAGACAGTTATCTAACACAGATTCAGAGTTTAGAAATGTATTTTTTGATACTTTAAATAAACATAAAACTAACTTTGAAGGTCTTCAATCTATTGGAGTTAGAATTGGAGCTGGTAACTATCATGTACTAAACTATTTAAATAAAAAATTCCCAGGGTTATTTGTTGATAACTTTGAGGGAAAAATAGAAGATCTAACTTCTTCTATAGATTCTGATGATATTAGAAATAATAATGCTTTATTTGCTATATATGATAAAGACTATAATACTTCTAGTGGGAGTATTTTTCAACCTACTAAATATGTATTTATGGTAGATTCTAATGGTAATCCTAGAAAAGGAACTTTATCATATAATGATGCAGGTATGCAAGTATTTACTGATGAACAAGGTAATCAAACTATATTAAGAAGTGGAACATCTCAATCTAAATATCCAGTTAGTGTCACTCTTCAAGAATTAATACAAAGAGGATTAAAAGGCACTGAAGGAGCAATAAAACCTCAAGCTACTACATTAGCACAAGTCACTAGAGGTAATAGACCAACAGGTGGGCTAGGATCAGTAGCAATGGATAAAAATGGGGGAGTTATTAAATTGCAGGCTGGTGGTAATATAATGTTAGGAGATAATGTTAGAGAGAAAACCGCAGCTACAATGGGAGATGTATTCAATGACAGCTTTGGAGATTTATCTGATGCAGATAAATTAGATTTAGCTGCCCTTGCATTAGATGTAACTGGTCTAGTATCCACTGCAGCTGTTGGCGTTGGAAATGTTGTTGGAACAACTGCCGGAGTTGGTTCTACTGCATTAAGTACAGCTGCTGATATTAAGAGAGGTGATATGTCTGGCTGGGGAATTGCAGGAAACACATTATTGAACTTAGGCATGGATGCTGCTACCTTGATTCCAGGATTGGGAAGTGTTGCCAAAGCTAGTAAAGTGGCTAAAGTTGCCAAAAGAGTTGCTCCATTACTAAGAAAATATTTCACAGCAGCAGGAGCCGTTCAGGCTGGATCAGCGTTGACCAAATTAGTTTCTGGACAAGAAATGACTATAGGAGACTGGAGGATGCTTGCTTCTGGATTAACTCCACTAGCCTCTAATGCAAGACAAACTTATGCTAAACAAGCTTTTACACAAAAGACACAAGGTTCATCTAAACCAATCACAGTTTCTTCAAATAAAGACAATTATACTATAACATTATCTGAATCAGAAATAGGTAAATTTAATGGTTTAGATAATAATGGAAAATTAGCTTTTTATAAAGACAAACTTAAAAAACAATATAATCTATCCGATGAAGAGTTAGGGACTATTAATTTAAATAAGAAAGAATTATTATCTCCTAAATCTTGGATAGGAACTAATAAAGCTAAACTAGATAAATCTACAGTAGGAAGAGAGCTTAAACCAGAAGTAGTAGAAAATTTAGCTAATAATAAATATGGATGGTTTAAGAAAGGATTACTAGAAGAGAGAATGTTTACTAAGCCTGGAGAAGTGTCACTTCCTGAGGAAAAGTACATAAAACTTAAACCTAATACTTATGGTACTATAGAAGTAGATAAAAATGTGCTAAATAGACCCAAATTAGGAGAAGGAAAAATTATAGAAGCTCTTCCAGAATCTAGACAATTAAATTCTTTCACTGCCCCAGCAGGAGTAGGAGAAATACAATATAAATCTATAAAAGATATAAAACCTGTTAGAATAACCTCAGAATCTCCTTATAAATCTGAGGCTGAAAACTTAGGAAGATACTCTACTATGGCAGAAGCTAATAGACAGAAAACTCAAAAATCTGCCAAATTTGCTAGTGGAATATCTGAACAAGATAGAAAAAGACAGGCAAAAGCTCATAATATAGAAAAGGGTAAAAGGGAAGCGGAGGCTAAAAGAAAAGAAAAAGCTGATCAAGAAAGAAGGAATGTAGAAGAAACTGCAAAACTTGGAGAAAGACTACAAAGAGAGAGGTTTAGACAAAAAGAGTATCAGGATATAGTAAACTACAATAAACAACAAAAAGAGGCAGCACAGAAAGCTACTCAAAAAGTTGAATATGATAAACAGTCTAATAAAACTAGACAAGTCTCTAAGAAAGAAGCTAAGGGAACTAAAAAAACATCTAAAGATAGGGGAGAAAGAATAGCAAGAAGAAGTTTAGGTGGAGTTCTTAAATTAGCTTATGGAGGACCACTACTACTTGCAGGTGATGATTTCATAAATAAAGATGTGGATAATAGTTTCTTAAATCAAATGTCTGCAAAAGAATATAATAGAGCTTATGATATTAAGAAAAATATGGTAGGATTATCTTCTCTTCCTGGACTCAATACTAAATATGAGTTCATGAAAGGTAATGCGAGACCTGTTTCATTTAATATGTCCTCTCAACCTGGAGTTACATTAGCTGTTAGCGGAGATGATTATATTACAAGTGAATTGGCTAAACAAGGCAGAGAGCAAAAAAGACAAGCTTTAGGAGGAAATAATTTAGGAATTACTCCAAATACTACTTATTCTACTAAGACTACTAATGGTTCAGGATTAACAAGTGTTGGAGAGTTAAATAAGCCAAACTTTAATATTAGCTATCCATTAAGTACTTTATCTTCTATCATTTCTTTATATTCTAAAAATAGAGCTAATAACAAGATATTTGATCTATTAAACAATAAATTAAAACCTGTTGTATTAGATACTCCTCAAGATATAAATTATAATATTCAGGGAAATGAAGGAGTTAGACACTCTTATTATAGACAAGCAGGTAATTTATTAAATTTAACTAGAACTCCTCAGACTTCTGATGCTGATAGACAATTAGCTTATAATTTAGCTGTGAATAAAGCTGCTTCTGAAGCTAGACTCCAAGGAGATTTAGCTAATGAACAAGCTTTAATGCAATCTAGAGAAAAAGCCTTCCAAGTTAATGCTAATAACTTAGCAAGAAGAGAACAAGTTGCAGCTCAAAATAGATCTTCTATAATTAATATGAAGAATCAAAAAGCACAACTAGAGGCTCAAAAAATAGCACAAAATGCTCAGAATTCAGATGTATTCTTACATGATATAACTGAACAAATTAAGCAAAGAGCAGGAGAAAGACAACAACTTAATACTCAACAAGAGTTATTAAATACTCAGAAAAAAGATTTCTCTACAGTTGCAAAGGAAAATGTGAATGAGGCTAGATTACAAAAAGAATTAGACAGTTTAGATCTTAACTCTCCTACCTATGAACAAGATAGGAAAAGATTAATGTCTGATCTAATGGCTATTCAGCAAAGTAGATTAAATAGAAATATTGGTTATCAATTACTACAGTCCAAAGGAATGTTAAGACAAATATGGTAATATGAACTTTAATATACAAAAATTACAACAAGGGGGTGAACTATCAGCACCGTGGGTGGGATACACCCCCTTTTTTCAACAAATAGGAGCAGATCCAACTACATCAGCACAGGCTAGTGCAAGTGCTAAAGGTGGAGATACTAAAATAGATGCTACTCAAAAACAGATTCAAGATGTTATTGGGAGTATGGCGGGTAAGGGATTAAATAATGAGGTAAATTATTTTGCCCAACAAGTAGGTGATCTATTTTCAGATTCACAATTAACAGGTCAACCAATGACCCTTAGACAATATACTAATTTAGTAGCTAGATTAAATGAAATACAGAATAATAAACAAATGTATGATGAGGCTAGAAAAATAGCTTTGGATAAGGGAACATTATCAGAAGCAGCTATCACATTTGATGGAAATTTATATGCACAAGATAAGTCAGGGAAAATGGTTGTAGTTAATCCTATGGACTATGCTGAGAATAAGGATCAATATCATTTACTAACTAATAATGATCTTCTTACATTAAGGAATAATAGCAAAGCATTTTTATTTGATAAAACTTTATCTCAAACTGTGGCCGGAAGTCTTAGTATTAACGATATAAATAAAGAAATAGATACAGCTATTAAAATGATCCAAAAAGAAGATACTTCTTCTGATTTATATATAAATAAAGCTAGAGCTAATGAGTTTAATAATGAACTTCAAAAATTAATAAACACTAAATTAGGAACAGCTCCAGATGATAATTTATATAAAATGACAACAGAAGTTTCTACTCAAAGAAATCATTTAAATACAGCACTGATAAGAATATGGAATAAACTTCCTCAACATGCAAAGAATACTCTAACAGCTCAAGCAGCTATAAATGAATCTGGAAATCCTAGAGAAAATGCTTTAAATGCTTTAGCTGATCTATTAACATATGGAACTTATCATAGTGAAAAACAATCTATTAAAGATGAAGGAGTACTTGATGGATCAGGCAGAAAATCTTCTTCTGGAAGTGCTGGATTAACTGAATTAGGACCTTTTGAAATCTACGCAGGAGCAGCTAAAACTAAGGATTATACAGTTAGACTGGGAGGTAAATATTCATTATCTACTAAAGCAAATATATCTCCTTTAGTTGGAGCTGATAAGAAGTTATTAAATAATAACTATATGTCTGATATAATCTCTACTGGAGGACTAGGAGCATTAGTAGATCCTAATGGAGCTTCTCTAGGAACTGGAGAAACCTTATCAGATGTAGATTTATCTAAGATATTATATTCTAATGATCAAGTTGCAACAGCTTGGATGCCGTTCATTAGAAATGCCAATGGATCTAAAGTGGTAGATTTAGATGCATTAAATAGATTAAGTTTAGCTGATGAAGAAATTAAACAATTAAATAACCCATCTGAAGAAGCTAAAAAGAAGATATATGATAAACATAATGTATCTCATCTAATCTTAACTGGGGATTTACCTACTTCTCAACAATTAGAATTCATGACTCAATTCATGGTCATTCCTTCTTATGTTCCAGATTCAGTTGTAGAGAAAACTTCTGCAGAAAGCTTTTTACAAGCTTTGCCAAAGAGAGAAAGAGAGGATGTACAAGAACTATATGCTAAGGTAAGAGCATCTGGATCTAATAAAGATACAAGAACATCTTCATTTGCTCCAGACACAACTTGGATTCCATTCTTCCCAGATGAGGCTATATATAAAACTTCTTTATTCTTACCTATGAGTGATGATATAATAATGAGGTCTATTGTTGGAGGAAATTCTCCATTAGTTACAAAAGATAGATTAGAATTTATGAATATGGCAAGAAATCAAAGTTCATTAGATAATCCTACTCAACTGGATTTATCAGACAGATTTGGTTTAAACAAATAAAATATATGGAAGAAAAAAGAGATTGGTTTGGTTTATATTATCAAAACCAGAATGCAAATTATACAGACTATCTACAAAACGGAATTTCTCCTAAAGATGTTATTCTACAAGATAAAGATAATTATAAGAAAAATGATAAAATAGTTCAAGCTTTTACAGATAATGAGGGTAAATTCAATAATGAAGCCTTTGATAATTTTTATAATCAAGCTCTATCTTCATTCAATACCTTCTCTCAGGGAGACTTCAAGGATACTAAGTTACCTGAAATAGAGTATGATATAATGTCAGCTATTAGGCTCCCTCAGGAAAAAACTCAAAAGATTGATTTAAAAATAAATAAAAGAAGAAATCCTTTTATAGAAACTGAGGGTTTATCTACAGTCCTAGGAACTTCTGAAAGCAAATTGTCTCCTTATGAAATAGCTCAATCTAATAGAATTTGGGATACTAGAACAAGTTCTTGGATGAACAAAACTCCTGAAGATCTAGGATTCTGGGGAACTATTAACGAAACCCCTATTGTCTTTGCAAGATATGAAGAAGATGTAGAAATTCCAGATTCAGAAACCGGAAGAATGGTTAAACATTATAAGGGAGAAATGAAATTAGATGAGAATGGAAGTCCTTATTATGAAACTTTAGGTAATAGAGCTGCTCATGGTAAGGAGTTCTTGTCTCCATTTAATGTAATTACTAAAGAAGGAAGTACAATTAATAAATTTGACTTCTTAGACAATGATGGCAAAGAGAAAAGTGTAGCCGGAACCATAGCTCAAACTGTGGCAACCATTGCTCCTATGTTTATTCCTTATGTAGGTGAATATTATACATATGGATTAGTTGCAAAAAATTCGGCTCAATTAGGTATTACTTTATATAAAATGCTTGATGGAGTATTTAATCCAGATAAGAAAGATTATGAGTATGGATTATTAAATACTATAGAAGGCAAATTATCCTCTCTTAGTCCTGGAGTATCAGAGGAGTCTAAGGAGAACATGATTACATTTGAAAATTTTGGTAATTTAATTTCTGATGTAGCATCTCAATTATATCAACAAAGATTATTAGCTCAAATACCTACAAAGTTAGGTTTAGGAAATCCAGAAAGAGCAGCCATTAAGAAAACTAGAGAATTATTTGGTGATGAAATAGCTGATGAGATATTAAACACTGGAAAATTGTCTAATAATGAGACTTTAAGGACTTTAATGGGATCTGTTCCTGAAATTGATAAAGTGGCAAGAACTGCGGCTATAAGAAATAGTATATTAGGAAAGTGGCTATCTAGTTTCTATATGTCTGGAATATCTACTATGGATGTATTCAATGACGGATTAGATGCTGGATATGACAGATCCACAGCAGCATTTACTGCTGCATTAGCTATGGCTGCAACTACTTGGATGATTGGATCCACTGAAATAGGACAAACTGCATTAAAAGGATTAGGATTTGATAGTGAAAGAGTAATATATAGAAATGCAGGTAAAAAATTAGTAGAAGATCTCAAAGAACAAGTTCCAGAATTTTTATCTCAACCAGTAAAAGACAAGAAAACATTCAACCTGTTACTGAAGAAGGCAGGTAATATATATAGAAGTGCTTCTGATCAGATAGCTAAAGGAGGAGTAATAGGAGGAGCTATAGCTGAAGGAATAGAAGAAATGTCTGAAGAAGCTATTATGGACTTATCTAAAGGATTCACAGATGCTCTAACTGGAGTATTTGGAACTCAAAAAGAAGCAAGTTTCGATTTTCTTAATTCTAATCCTTTAGAAAGATACTTAATGGCAGGAGCCGGAGGTGCTATTGGTGGAGCTATATTTAGAGTAGCTAATAGAGGATCAGAAATAAATAATAAACTCCCAGAAGATACTAAAGCTCACATATTCCAATTACTTAGAAATGGAAAGAAGTATGAATTAAAAAATGCTTTAGAGAAATTAAGAACTAAAGGAGTAGCTCCAAAAGAATTATCAGCTTTCGATCCTATTATAGTAGATAATGAAATCCAATATAAACCAGCAAAAGGCAATGGTGATTCATTAAATGATGCTGTTATAGATATAGCTAATAATTTAATAGACCAATGGGATGCTATTATAGATCAAGAAGGTCTAAGATTTGATGAAAATGAGTTATTAGCTAAAATTTCTTTACAAGATAAAAGAACTAAAGATTTATTAGATTTCGAAGGTATTTATCAAATAGCTAAAGATTATAACAAAATTGGTACACAAATTGTTGAATTAGTTAGAGAAAATGCTGAATTAAGAGATCAAATGGATCCTGGTAAAGGTAAGGAGGGAATAAATGTTGAAGGTGCTGAGGCTAAAATCAGACAGAATGAAGCCAAGTTAGCGGAACTAAGAAAGCAGAAAGATGATATGCTCAATGGTTTAAATACTGAGAACTATATAGCAAGATCATTATTCTATTTAGGTGCATTTAAAGACCCAATCTTATCTACTGATATACAAACTTATAGTAAAAGTGTTTTAGGTAAAGATTATAACTCCTTATCAGAATCAGAACAAGCTGATATTAGAGAAAGATATAATAAATACAAAGAAAGTTTTGATAAAAAATTTGAAGAAGGATATAAAATTTTCCAAGAAAGTACTAAAAAGTATGGAAAAGATTTATTAGAATTAGCTAAACAAATACCTGTTATTCAAGGTATAAGACAATATTTAGCCAATGGCAGTGAAGAAAGTTTATTAGCTCTTCAGGAAGATGCTCTTAATCAATTTAATATACTAAGAAATTTAAACATAGAGCAAGGTGTTCCCGCCAATAGAGGGCTAGGATATATTTTAAATAATGATAATGTTACATTCACTGATCCTAATAATCAGAACATTGTAAATACATTCTTCCAAAATCTATCTTTAAAATCTGGAGAACATTTAATTCCTATAGGAATAAATTCTGCATCCTTAGTTGGGTCTAAAACTAAATTTTCTGAACTTAATCAAACTTTTATAGATGATTTCTTAAGCAATTTAGCTCCTATAGATCAAAATGGGCAAGAAACAGAATTTGGGAAAGTATTAAGAGAAATTCGTGAAGAAGCTCAAACAAATACTAATAATCCAGATTCTAATATAGAATCTTCAGATTTAATAAGAGATAGATTATTGGATTATTCTAACAAAATATCTTCTCCAGAGTTAAGACAATTATTTACCAATATAGTAACCGCTAGATATAATGAGGATTTTTCTCAATATTTAAATAATATAAGAGTAGGAATTAGAGAAGTAGTTAACAAATATAATTATGAACTATCTCCTCTTATGAAAATGGCTAGTGCTAAACAATTATTGGCGGATGCTAAGGCAGATAATGTAGAACTTACTAAGGATTTATATAAACAACTTCTAGATTATATAAAACCTGATAGCGCATTTAGTCTGAATGATTCTGTACTAAATAAATCTATAGCCTTAATGATAGATCCTAGTGTGGAGGAAGTTATTACTATTGATAAATTAACTCCAGAGGGATTTGAAAGTCTAGGTCTTACTCCTGATATGCTATCATTTGCTGAACAAGCTTTAGAAGATAATGGATTTAATGATTTAAATGAGCTAATTAGAGTAACAAATGAGTTAAAAGGAGCTAAAAATTGGTTTGAAGTATCTAATATAATTATTCCCTCCAGTATCTCAGATCAGGGAAAAATGGTTCTAGTTAATGCTTTAAATAATGCTAATGTTTACGACTCTAAATCATCTCTTCAGGAACTAGTAACATTATCTGACTCTTTTATAAATGAGAATAAATTAAAAAATAATCCGATTCTAGACTTATTAAAGAAAATAGAAGTAGAAATATTAGGAGATGATAATCAAATTAATATTTTTGATCTTCTAGAGAATGAGAATGCTCAACTTAAATCTGCAGCCAGACTTTCAGAATATGTTATTCAAGGTAAAGTCAGAAATGAGCAATTAACTAATGCTATACAAACTATTGATTTACTAAAATCATTAGTAACATCTACTATTAGATCCACTAATATAGATGGTTCTGGATATGGATATAATACTACTTTAAATAGATTTAGACAACAAAATCAAGTTGATGGAGCTTCTACAGATATTCTTCCTGAAATTGATCAAAATATAGCTATTCAAGTTCTTAATGAATTAACTAGAGTTCAGAATCAGTTAAATTTCTTTAAAAAATTATCTGAAAAGAATGTAGGAAATAAATTAAGGGAACATAAATTAACAGCTATTAAAACTAGACAAGCTATAGTAAAGAATTTCTTAGATAAGAACTTTACTAATAAATGTCCAGAGATGTTTGAGGAAGTAGACAATATTATAAATAATTATGATGTAGAAGAACTATTCAAACCTGATTTATCTGATGAAGATTTTATTAAACTAGAGGATTTAGTTAATAAGGTAGAAGATAAAATATATGATAATGTAAATTCTCTATCTAGTTCTAATAAATTCACTAAACAACAATTAATAGGAAGATTATTTCAAGGATATGATTATTCTAAGCTAGTTAAAGGTGATTATAATAATCCTTCCCCACTAACAGAAACTTTATCGGAATTAGACCCGTCTGAGTTATTTGTATACTATCATACTATATCTACTATTAAGGCTTCTGAATATAGCAAAGCTCTTAAAGATATAATAGATGATGAATTTAAAAGAGAATCTGGAAAATTCTTAATACCTATATTTTCACAAGAATATGCTACTAGAATAAATGTAGCAATGGTATTAGATCCAGATTTTATGAACAATATCACATATGTAGATTCAAATAAGTTAAACTCTATTAGAGATGGTCACTTAAAAACTGTATACAAAGAATATACTGACTCATATCACAATTTAGTATTCAATAATGGTGCTCCTGGGGTAGGGAAAACCAATGGAGTTGGAAGGCTTACAAATAAGGTAATTAATAAATTACTAGGTGATCAGAGAATTGTATTAGTTGGACCTAAATCTCAACAAGCTATAAATCTAACTAATGCAATTTTAGAAACTAATTTTAGTGATAAGGATGATCTAACAACTGTTAATGGAGAAATTAATGCTCAAGGTAATATTGCTTCTACTAAAGAAGAATTATTGACCAATATATATAATGATTATTCAATAATAGCCTCAGCTAACAATGACTTCCAAAATGGAGTACATAATAGTAAATATATAGATTGGACAAATATTAAAGAGCATAATTATCAAAATTATAAACTAAAGAACAAATATTTAGGTAAATCTAATTTCAATAATGATGCTTTTAAAGATCAAAGGATAATCTATATTGATGAAGTTACTCACTTCTCCAAATTTGAATTAGAAGTACTCTCTGAATGGGCAAGAATCAATAATAAGATTTTATTAACATTCGGAGATTTAGTTCAATCAGGGTATCATAGAGTATCAGATGGGTTATATATGGGGATAGATGTAGATGCTTTGAAAGTTTCTACCCCTACATTATCAACTTCATTAAGAGTCTCTAATATACATAAGAAGGATAATTTAGATGCATTAAGAACAGCTAATGAACAAATTTATGCAAAAGATAATAATTTATCCTTTGATGATTTAGTTCCACTACACAGACAAATTCTAGGTAATATCCCTTCCCTAAAATATTATCAGGAAAATGGAATATTAAACGGAGAAAAATTAGCTGCTTCTACTTCTATTGAAGAGATTGAGAATTTATATTCCAACACTAATGGAGATATAGGATATATATATGATGATACCAATTCAAGTACCTATAAACTTATCACTGAATACAATAGAACTCATGATAAGAAAGTTAAGATATTTAAACTTAACGAAGTACAGGGTCTTGAAGCTCCATATTTTATAGTAGATCTTCATTTAGATTTTAAGCAAGATGCTCTTATAGAAAAGAATATTAGAGACTTATATACAGCTATTACTAGATCTAAAGATGGGACTATTATAATAGATAATAATTTAAGTTCACAAACCTTTACAAAGGGTTCAGAGAAATTAAATTATACCCAAGAATCAGTGTTAAGTAGTGAATCTGCAAAATCTTTTTCTGAATTAAGACTTAAATCTTTAGAATCTATATTACAGAATTATGTAGCTCCTGAAACTATTACTCCCCAAGAACCTAAATCTAAAACTACCACAAGTGATACTAAAACAGGAAATGTAACATTAGATAGAGTAATAGATGAAGTATTTGATCAGGACGAAGAAAAATCTAATAGAGTTACAGAAGAGTTATATAGAAGTGATAGCAAAGTAAGAGAATATCCAGAAGATAGTTTTATTGCTTACTCTTATGATAATAGAATTAAAGAATTTCCAATAAAAGATAAAGATGGAAATATCTTATCTTACAGTATTAAATCTGATATAACAAGTTCTGGATTATATGATTCTGATCATACAGCCTTCTTTAATGGATCATATTCTAAATTATCCCCCGATAATTTTAAAAAGGTCGATAGAACGGTTCAGAGTATAAAGAGTGTATTATATAGTTTCAAATCTAAAGAAAGAAGAAATCAAGAATTAGATCTTATAGAATCTAATGTTAATAATACATTTAGAGATGTAGTCGGAAATACTGGATCATTAGATTTAAAAAATGGAAAATTCCAACTTAAAGCAGTTAAATATTTTTACGACGGGGAAATACATTCAGATGGAAGTAATAGATCAGAGAGGTTAAGAGTTGTTTATACTATACCTATTTTAAATTCTAGTACTTCTCAACAAAATATAGAATTATCTATATATAGTCTTCCTAATGGAAATGAGGCTAAATTTGAAAAATCTAAATGGTTTGCCTCTTATAAACCATTCTATTCAGAAATTATGAATAGAGTTCCTTCTGATTATTCTAAATTATATACATCAGAATATATTCCATTATCTGATGATTTTGAATTAGAAAAAATAACCAATTTAGTTATTTATAAGAAAGATCCAGAAGGAAGAAAACATTATAATTTTGAAGATAGGGGTACACAATTTAAAGGAATATATTTCTCAAATCCTTATGTTGTTGTAGATTATAATAGTAATAAGACTAAAAGAAACTCTGACATTCAAGAAGCCAGTGATAGAATTATAGAAGCTCAGAATGATTATAATAGAACTAGAGAGAGATATAATTCTACAGAGGATCTTACTGAAAGAACAAAAATAGGAAGAGAGTTACAAGATAAGTTATTAAAATTAACTTATGAAACCAAAAAATATAATCTAAAAGGTAAAGCCATTGTCTTTGCAACCTATGCGGAAAAGATCTATGATGAAGATGGAAATGTAATTCCAGAAAGTGAGTATGGAGATTATTACATTAGACAAGCATCAGGAGAGTTTGATAACAATCCAGATATGAGGGATAAAATAAGAATGATTGTTCTTAGTCCTAATCCTTTAACTTTTAGAGAGTTCTTTAATAACTATGATAAGTATGTAAAATCTTATTCACAATCTAGTGCTTCTAAATTAGGAAATAAATTCTATAAGTCTTATTTTGGGGATTATACAGGATTTGATATAATATTATCTATATTAAATTATAAGAATTGGTTAGAGGCTTACGGTCAAACCGGAAATAAATTTTATAAAATCGCAGATAGATTATATTCTGGATTATCTGCCTTAGCTAGTACTAATAGTCAGCAACTTACTAATATTAAAACTCCAAATGCAACAGAATTCCACATCATGAGGATTATGGAAAGGATGCATCAAGAGTTAGATTCTAAACTATTAGATCAATATAAATCTAGTGCAGAAAAAATTAATGGTAATGATGTTCTCAGATATTTTAGAGAAATAATAAATGATAAAATAAGAGAAGAGCAAGGCAAGTATACCTCAAATATTATTGAAAATAAAGAAAATGAAACATTCTTCTTAAATTTAGATAAGGACATAACCTCTGAAAATTTATTTGATTTTATGGAGGCTGCATTAACTGGTAAAGTTCAGGGTAAAGACATGCCTAATTATAATCCTATATTTAAAGAAGGGATTTACCCATTCCCAGTAATGATGTATGATAAGGATCAACAGGGACATACTGGGGATAAGAATTTTATTAGAGCAGTAAATCTTGAAGGATCTTATTATATAGACAGAGATTTACAAACTCCACAATTTGCATTTGTTGCTTCTAGAGATTTAGCTAATCCTGAAGAATTTGGATATAAAAAAGTTGAAAAACCTCAAGATGTTTCTCAGCCAGAATCTCAAACTATTAACAATTCAGAGCCTAGTATTAAGCCAGAAACTGAACAAAAAACACAAATTCAATCTAAGAACGTAAAGCAAGCTCTTGATTATCTTACTTGGGTTTCAGATAGAATATCTAATCCAGTAGTAAAATCTGAATTTGACAAGATTATACCTAGTATGTTGCCTACTATAGAAGCTAATGTAGATGGACCAGTGAATATTAAGACATTTGTGGATAATTTGGTTTCCAAATACATTCCTCAATTAAATAGTATTATTCCTGGATTAAATATAAGTCATGGTTCTGATAGTATTGTAAGTCATATTAAATATGTTGGTGGAGAATTTACTATCTTCACTCAACCTAAACCAATTGAAAATATAGAAGATAATATTAGGAAAAGTAATGAAAATAGATTATATTTACAAAATAATTTCGGAAGTATGTTTAGTGCTTCAGAAATAAGTGCAATAGATTTAGCTACATTAGCAGATAATTTTAAATTAATTGAATCAAATATTGGTGATTTAAAACTAATTAATGATTTAGTAATCAACGGAAGAATTGATTCTAATATTTTAAATATACTAAGTAATGAAAATGTTAAATCTGCACTTATAGATATAAATAAAATAAGAAGTAAATATAATATTTGTTAAATATGGCATGTGATTTTTTTAATGAGTCATCCAGATCTCAAACCTTTTTAATAAATCTATCACCTTGGGATGTAATATTCCAGGGTGATAGTATTTCTACTGATCAGTTCAGAGATATTAAAGAATCTTTGCAAAAAGATTTCAGAATTCCCTCTGATCAAAATTTAGTAGAAGCTATAAAAGAATATCTTAACCAAAAAACACTAACAAATGGGAGAGATTATTCTAAGATTAAAGATTCTTTAGATAAAAATATATTAAATATTTCTACAGTTCCTTCTGCTGATCCTAAAGCATCTATCAAATCAGATGCAACTAATAACCCGGCATTAACTAATGAAACTTATCAAGTACTAGTTTCTCCAGATGAAAGTGTGGAAGATTTTGATCAAGCTCAAAAAATAGCTACTGAGACATTAGTAAATGAAATAGAATCTAGTAGAAAAGATGTAGATTATTCTAGTAATATTAAATCTACTCTAGATTTAAGCAATAAATTTCAAACTAATTCTGCATTATTAAGCAGATTCCAAAATAGTTTTGGAAAGGACATATTTAAAACATCCTTTTTAGATTTTGATTCTGGAAAGATAGCCAAAACTGTTAAGGATATGAATTTAAATATAGGTCAATACAAACAAGACTTATTAGATAATATCACTAACTTTTTGGAACTGCCTAAAGTAAATCTATATAATGTAAATGGAGATTTTAATTTAGAAGGATTTAATGAAGTTATTAGAAGAATAAATGAATACTATGAAACTAATAATCCTACTTCTAGATTAAATTCAATAAATGACAGAGCATTTACTAAATTATCTCCTAATGATAAATTGTTTATTGATGCTTATAATTCTACTATAGCTTTAGAAAATTTTGATAATTTAATTAACATTATTACTACTGGGTTAGTTTATATAGATCCTAAGAAGTTTGGAATTGTAACTTCTAATCTGTATGAACCTAAATATCTTCCATTTAAAAAGAATATAATTAGACAAAGTTTCTCCACAACTAATTTTGAAACAAGTATAGAAAGAGAAACTGCAGCAGTTACTAAAGCTATAATTCAAAATATTAAGAAATTAGATCTTAATGGGAATTGGGATGGATTTAGTTATTTAACAGTTAATGATTTTAACACAGCCATAGCTAAATTCAATAATTCTTCAGTTAAGAATAAATATCCAGAATTAAATGAAGCCCATTTAAATCCTACTAAGGCATATCTTAAATTATTTAATAGATTCTTCGGAACTCAATCCGCATTTAAACAATTTAAATATAATGATAGCTTTGATAATTCAGTAAAAGATACATTATATTCTATATATAAAAGTATTATAGACCCAAGTCCTAAAGCAACATCATTATATAACATAATAGCTAAAAATCAGACTGATTTAGATTTTAACTATTTTATGGATATAATGGCTTATATAAATAAACAAGGGCCTTCTGAATATATTTCATATAAATTTAATCCAGATACAAAACAATATGAAATTGATACATTTTCAAATATTTCATATGAGTCTACATTAAAAAATTATGAAGTAAATTCAGCTAATGATTTAAATAGCTTAGTTACTAATGAACTATTAAATATAATTAAAGACCAAAACGATGGGTTCGGATTAACATATAATAATGACCAAACTATAACTATTAAACTAAATAACAGATCTATTAACTTATCTCCAAATATGAAGGCAGAAAAGTTAGATCCTGTTACTAGAACAGATTATAATAAATCTGTAAGAGAAAGTTTAATAATGCCTACTCCAGATCAGGTAAGTAAAATTATAAATGGAGAAAAAGTAGATCCAGATGTAATGGATGGATATAGATTGCTAGAATTATTACAGCTTACTACTGGATTCCCATTTAAGAACACAGCTGGACAATTGTATTCTAGAATGACTAATGAATATAAAGATGAAAATAATCTTAAATCAGATTTATTATCATTTTTATACAGCACTTTAGACACGTTAAGGGTATTAGAGGATATTCATAAGAAGGAAGTAGATAATAAAAAGAAATTCACACCAGAAGAATTTGTTAGAGAAGTTAAAAGTGATAGAAGATATTCTGGATTAAGTGGAGAAGCATTTAATAAACAATTTATTAATCCTACAATAAGTCCTAGATTATTAATAAGTAGAAATTCTTCAGGGACCGGAAGAAGTGCTATATTTAAATCTATAGTATCTTCTCTAAGTATAATAAATGGGGATACTAATCCTAGTACATATAAAAATTCAGATGGGGATAATGTTCCTTCAGTGGGGTTGATGAATCTTATGAAAACTATTCCTGATTTTATAGAAGTAGTAAAACAATATCAGAATAGAGAATTAAAAAGAAATCCTCAATTTAAAAATATTTTTTCTGAAAATATTTTATTTAATTCTCCTGACTTAATTAAAGGAGTTAGATTAAAAACTGAATTTGTAACTCAATCAGGAAGAGTTATACAAAAGAATAAATTTAATGTAGCTGAGTATACTACTTCATCTGTTATATTAGACTTTTATAAGAATTTAATAGATGGAAATGATATAAACTTTCTTCCTACTGTATATGCAGACAAGGCAAACCAGTCATTAGTTACTATATCTAAAGATTTAAAGATTAATGATAAAAGTTTATCAAGTGTAACCGCTCCTGAAATTGAGCAAGAGAATAGGAGAAGACAAAAGACCTATTATACTAATGTATTAAGTAACTTATTTAATACTTATTCAAGAATAGGAGAAAGATTAGGGGTTAATATAGCTACTAATATATTTAATAGTACATCAGAAGAAGGAAAAGCTAGAGCTGTTAGAAAAAACATGAATACTATTAATGATATGCTAACTAATAGATTCAAAGAAGTACAAGCTGTGGCTTCACAAATTGCTCATGAAGATCCCACTTTTGAATGGGTAGAAGAAACTCATTTCTCTAAAGTAGATGGAAAAATGAGAATGAACCCTTTCATAGAATATATGAGTGAGATATATAAAGTATCTACAACTTCTGATAAGGCTTATGAAAGATTTATAAAGAGGTCTATGGATAACTTCAAACAAGACATCTTAGATAAGCACATTAAGATAGATACTGATGTGTTTAGTTTCTTAAAAGATGATTACACAGCATATTCTTGGATAGGAAAAGATGGGTACATGGATATTATTAGAGATGGTAAATTAAATCCTATATTTGAAAAATTCTTCTTTTTAGATGGGTATTTATCTAATCAATTTATGCAGATTACTGCAGGGGAGCCTTATGCTCATCCTTCTAAACTAAAGAAAGTTAAATTTGAAGGTAATGAAGAGAATTATTGTATAAATGACCATGCTAATAGATTGATTGCTCAATATAAACGTATGGTTATGATGCAGGGTACTATTCATAACTATTATCAAGGATCTTTAGAAGGAACTGGATCTGAAATTAGGTGTGCTGTTATTAAAGATATTGAGGCACCAGTATTTAATCCTTCTGGAGAAGAAGATGTAGTTAAGCCCCTAGATGGTTCTATGGAATGTACTGGTTGGCAAAATGAATTAGAGAATAATTCAATGTTCTCAAGTTCAGCTGGACAAAATAGAAAGAACTTTGGATATGACATAAATCCTATTCATGGTTCTGCTTCATTATTTAAATGTGCTTCATTTGCAATTGATAATAATGTAATGAGACATTCTCCAGAAAAAATTAAGCTATTAAAGAAAATGACTGACAGAGCTTGGCCTATTCCGGTTCTTAATTTAATGCAAGATTTTGATGGAAATTTAAGATCTTTAGATCAGGTTCTTAAGGAAAGTATTTATTATTTTAATACTGATGAAGGTGAGTATCGTCAAATATTAGACATAATTCCAGAGGGAAATAATAGATATACTATAAAAGAGGTTCATGTAAATAGAGATGGAACTCAGGCTCCTAACAGTTTTATAAAAGAAAGACCTAATGTGTTAATTGATACCAATTTTAAATTATGGGAAGCATTAGGAGGACAAAGAAGTTTCTCTTTAAACTCTGAAAATCCAGTTAATAGATTTTTAGAACCTAGTGAAGCATCAGTTAAAGCTGTAGCCAAATTTATAAATTCTACTGGATTCTATAAAACTAAGGAAGACTTAAATAATATTAGACAAGTAATAGGTAATGAAAACGCTTCATTCCAATCTAACATATATGATGTAGAAGAAAATAAATTATCTGAAAATAAATCAGACTTCTTTGATAGTAATGGAAATCTAAAGGTAATATTAGATCAAAATTATATCTATCAACCAATGAAGCATAGTGATATTCACTATTTAATCAATGGTTCTGCACTTAAAGTTGGAGCTAGAAATACTAATCCAGCCACAAGTAGATATGATGATTCAGATTTGAATTATTACACTATAGGTTCTCAATATTTTGGAATTCAAATGAATGCTGATCACCATGCAGATAATTCAGAAGTAACTGAATCTACTCAGATTATATCTACATTGGCTGCTAATGGTAATACAATAAAATTAGCTTCTAGAGCCTATAATGCTTTAGGAAGTATTGTTGATTTAACACTAAAAGAGTATTTAGAAGCTCAGAATGATGCAAGAGCTGTTGAGGCATATAATGAGATATCTTTAGGTAATAAGACTAAATTATATAAAACTCTGACAAAATCTCTATTAAGAGCATTATCTACTGGATCTGATTCTGATGCACTATTAAATGGATATTTAAATGAAATAGCTCAAGAATTTGAGAATAATTTAAATACAGAATTTAATACAGCTGATTTTAATTTTAAAACTCCATTCAGTGCAGGAAGTATTCATAATCAATTTATCACAATGCTTACATCCAAAATGAATTCTGATAGTATTAAGAGAACATTCTCTGGTATGGGAGCTGTAATGAAACCTTCTTATGGTTCTATGAAATTTTATCATTTTGATGGAACAGAAGGATTTGTTGATATTAATGGAAACCCTATTAATTTAAATGGAACTTATTCAGAATTTGATTTAGAATTAATAGCTGCTAAGGCTGGATATAGAGCTACTGGGGAAGGATTAGATAGAATAAGTGCAGTAGATAATTTTAAAGATTCTGCGCCGAATCTGAATCCAACAATAAATCCATCTGATCTAAAATTCGGAGATGTGGTGTTTAATGAAGAATCAGGTCAAGATGAAGAAATTAATACCTATGAGTTATATCAGAAATATAAAAATTCTGATAAACCTCTTACTATAATAAAAGATTCTAGGAAGGAATTAGCTCCTATGAATGTAACATTCAGAATACCAGGAATTGATTACACATATAGTATTTATGATAATCCACTAGTTAAAACAATCTTTGAATTAAGAGCTAATAAAGGCTCTGATGAACAAATACTAGAGGTGCAAAATAGAATTAATAAGTCTTTATCTAGATTGGATGAGGGATTTTATGAATTATCTTCTTTAGATCCTAGGATTAATGATATTATATCTGCAAATCAAGATAATTTATATAATATTAGTACTGGAGAAAGAATTGATAGAACGATGTTGTCTCAATATACTCCAGAAGAATTAATGGTTAAAATAGAGAATATAATAATAAATCCTGCAGAGGTAGTTCTATCTAAGATATATCAAACTAAATTCTTCCTTAGACCTGGGGATTCTATTCCAGATGTAATAAATAGCAATGGCAGATTTTTTAGAGAAAAGCTTATAGCTAACTATAATGCAGCTAAGGAGGAAATTAAGAATAACAACAATATAGATGCATTATTATTAAATCCAGCTGGAGCAAATGCTCAAGTTATAATTAATGATTCTTCTTCAAAGAATGATTATATTTCTGAATTAGAGGAGATAGATATTATTAAAGATAATATTGATGGAGAAATCTGGAGAATGGATGAAGCAGGAAGAAAATTATATAAAATAGATGGATTGAAGTTTTACAAAGATCCCAAATCACAGATTCCGCAAGAAGTTATAGTAGTTGATCCTAATAATATGACTAGATTATTAGATGTATCTAAAGACCAAAACTATAATGGAATATTCTATAATTTTAATCCTGATAATATAAATACATTATTAACCTTTTTTGGAACTTATGATACTAAGTTATTAAATTCCTTTGGAGATTTAAGTAATTTAGAAAATGAAGAATTAGTTAGAGAGGTTAAAGGTAGATATAACCAATCTATTAGAAATAATATAAATAGAAAAGCTGAAAAGATGTTTACTTCATTTAAGGAGGCTTTAAATGTTACAGCTAATCGTATTCCAGCTCAGGCTTTCCAATCAATTATGACTATGAAAGTTGTAGGATTCTCTGATGCTGAAAGCAATGAGGCTTATGTATCACATTACCAAATTTGGTTACAGGGAAGTGACTATTGACCTAGTTTTTAAGTTTAGCTAGGTGACAAATTAAATATTGTAGTCACTATAATAAATCTTGTGAATTGGCGGGGAACTCCTTAGAGTTTAACCTACTAAATTAAGGTAGAAATACACTTAATGGTGATAATTAACTATTATCAGTATAGTAAAAAAGGTTAAAATTGGACAATCCGCAGCTAAGCATCCTAGATAAATATTTTGATATAAGACTAGTCAATTGACAAATTTTCTTATATCTTTATATTTATAAGGATGAAAGTTCATCGACTATCCCTTTATGGGAGTAGGGACTTTTATCTAATGTTTAATTTAAAATATTAGGTAATATGGCACGAAAAATAACTAAAAAACTTAGTAAAGAACAAAAAAGTCTATTAATAGGACTTTTATTAGGAGATGGAACAATTTCTAGTAATTACGTTTTTAAACTTTCTCATTCAGAAGCACAGAGAGAGTTTTTACAATGGAAAGTAGATCTTCTTAACAAATTTAATATTAAAAATAATGGAATTAAGGAATATATTTCTAAATGCGGCTACAATATAGGAAAGAACGTTTTATATTCGCAAATGTCCTTAAATCCAACTATTAAAGCATTAAGGAGAACTATTTATATTCCAAAGAAAACTATTACTAGAAGATTGCTAAATTGGTTAAATCCTTTAGGGATTGCAATTTGGTATATGGATGATGGGTGTATAAATGTAAATACATCTAAACAAAGAAGTTCAATTCAACATACTATAAAAATAGCTACTTGTGTTGATGAACCTACAATTAATATAATTATCCAATACTTTTTAGAAGTCTGGAATATAAAATTTAGACCTTTTAAAGAAGGAAAGGGCACTTTTTCAATTGCCTCTAGCACAGAAGAAGATTGTAAAAAGTTTATAGAAATTGTAAAACCATATATCGAACAAGTTCCATCTTTATTATATAAAATAAGAGATAACTTTACTAAAGAAGAGTTTATTGCACAGCAAAAAGCTGTTCTCGAAGCGCAAGACACTGTTAATGAAGATTAACAGTGATGATATAGTCAGTCTTTATGTGAAAGTATAAAGGTTAAACGGATATAGACAAAGCATATATTACTTCTCCTATAATTAATGATTCTGGAGTATATGCCCCTTGGAGTAGAATATTTAGATATGATATATCTAAAGAGGGAATAAACAACTTTGAGTTGAGTAAACAACTTCCTTATCCTAATTTTAATCCAGAAACCAATAATTATGGATTTACTAAGGAAAGGGGAGTAGATTCTATTGATATAACTAATGAATTATTAACTTCAAGAACTCCTTTTGAAGCTACTGTTAAGATATTAAATAGAATATATGATTCTGGAATAGATAATGTTAAATTATATTATGATGAAGGAACTGGGAAGGAAGATTGGATAGATCGTATTTCGTCAAATATATCATCCCATAATACTCAACCTAATTCAGATTCTGAACTATTACAAGGGTCTAAGAACTTTATCTTTAATACTATATATCAGATTACTAATAATCTGAAAAATCATATTGCAGCTTATTCTCCTATTGCTATGACTGATCCTCAAAGAGCAGCAGAAAAGTCTAAGGAGGGAGAGAAAATTAAAAGAGTGACAACATTTACTCCTACTACTAAATATAATCTATTCTATGCTAATATGGCAGGAAAAGAAGGTATTGGTATTAGTGCAGTAGGACAAAAAGTATTCTTAGCTGCAACTCAATATTTTAATCAAGAAGCTCAAAGATTATCTAAATTGCCTAATCTTACTGTTGAAGATTTAAAAGCAAGTAGTATATATTTCAATAATATATTTAATATATACAGGAGCATGAAAGATAATCAAGGCAAAGATGTTAATAAATTAGTTAGAGTATTTGCAAATACATTAGCTAATATAAACCTTGATAATGCTCCTAATGTAAGAAGAGTATTAGATGAAGCTATAGAAGAAAATAGAGCTGAGCTAATGCAGGGAAGGGATTTAACTGCTGATGATATAGATGCAGTATCTAGTAAGTATATACAAACTGATAAATCTCTAGTTATATCAGCCGTCATTTCTGCCGCAACAGATAATGCTAAAGAGTTAATTCTTGATAAAATTAATGCCAACCCAGATTTAATGGGAACATATATATATCTAATCATTAATGGTTTGGAATTCTCTGATATTGCAAATCTTATGACAAGTGATGCTGTATCTGACATAAAAAATGCTGTTAATGTAAATAGAATGTATGATGAATCTGAGAGTATTGATTCAATATTAAAAAAACTTGATAATGGATTATCTTATAATAATTTCTTAGATGATAAATGGAAAGTAACATTAAGAAATTATATAAGCAAACTGCAAACAGATGGAAAAGTTTCAGAAATCAGAAGAAATGATGGTAAAGTAGAAAAAAATCCTAGTAAGATTTTAAATTCTATCCCTGTAGAGGAGCTATTAAATATTAAAAAAGACTTAGAGGAAAGTAACAGAACATTTGTTGAAGAATATTCTAATCAAGATGAATATGAAATAGCTCAAGAATTTAGAGAAATGGTAAGTGAAAGTTACCTATATAAAGAATCTGATAACTTTACTAAGGGATTGTTGAGGTATGTGGGTAAACTTATAGATCTAAAAACTCTTAGAGATAAGTTAAATAAAGACAATGCTAGTTATTCATCATTTGTTACTGCATTTAAGAGTGCTAAGGAAATAGCTTCATTAGGAAGAATATTAGGTATAAACGGAGGTGCTAAAACTAAATTATTTGATAGATATTCTTTCTCTAAAGTATTTAATGATTTATTATCTGATCCATTATCTGATGCTACAACATTATATGCTGGATTTGATACAAAGAGTGAAAATCATCATCCTGATGCTATAAAGAGATATAATGTTACTAAGAATCTTATAGAATATGCAAATAATGGAGATCCTAATTTAGTCAACTTTAATTTTGACTTAAATAAATTTTTCAATCTCCCAGAATATAAAAATGCAGTAATTGAATTTTATAATAATTATAAGAGGGCAATTAATGTATTTGATCTAATAGATAAACTTCCTCACTACAATGCTTTCTTAAAAGCTTATTTAGTAAATGAAGATAATCTTAAATTGGCATTTATAAAATATAATTTACTAATGGATATAACAGGACAACTGGAAACGGAAGTAATGAAAAAGTCCAATGGTACTATAGGTAAATTAACTGATAATCAGTTTAGTACTATTAGAGATTATATAGATGAGTTAATTATTAAGAAATTCTTAAATCATGAGAATATAGGAATTAAAGTTAAAGCTGGTGATTCTCATTTTATAAATGGAGTTTTAACTGAAGCTGTTACTGATACCATATATAACTTATCTGATGATGATGGATTGGCTTCTTTTAAATATTATATGGAAAATAAAGTAATTCCTATGTTAAAAAATGGATATACTATTTCTCCTAATGGATTAAGAGTGAATACTCCAGTATTATCTAGAAATGAATTTTTGAATAAACTTATTCTAACTGATAAAAAATCCAAACTGGATGGATCTCCTTATACTCATTATAGATCTGCTGTAAATATGTTAAATACTGTAGATAATATAGAATTTGATAAACAAATTACAGCATTTGGAGCTATTGAGAATATTACATTTGATGGGATTAAATTATCTAATTTGTTCCTTATTTATGACTTAATAGTTAATAAAGGAAGAAAAGGACAAGGTAGTTTATTAAAAATCCTACAAGGATCAGTATATAATAGAAATAGTTTAGCAAGTAGATTCTTCCAATATATAGGAGAAGTAGATTATAATACATCAATTCCAAATATCAAATATGATCTTCAAGGAGATAAGATTACTCTCAATGATGTAAATATGGATGATGTAAAAATGAGACTAGCTCCAGTGAAAGGTTCTTTTGAGGAAATGGCTATGGGAAATAAATATGTGAAAAAATATGATAAAAACACATCTACATATAAGATCCAAGAAGTCACGGTTGAAATGAACGAAGGTGGGTATCCAGTAAAGAAGTACACTGATATTGTCTTAGACAAGAATCCTAATTATTATTTGTTTAATTCTAATTTAAATACTAACTTTGCTGAATCGGTAAACAGAAATAAAACTGTTACAGATCTAGTAAATAATGTAATGAATTTATTAAGAACAAATAAGATTAAATTAATATATCGCTGTGAGTAATTGTAAAATATTTATTAAGTATAAAGTAGGTGGACAGGAATATGAGATTCCTGTCCAAACCAACTTTACAGAAGACACTAATTTAAATCCTAGTATGATACTAGAAGCTTTTTCTGGATTATCTACGGAGGATTTATTAGATATTAAATCTAGATTATCTCAATTAAATCCTATGAGTATTAGTATTGAATACTCTAATGGAGAACCTTTATTGGGAAATTTTGATTTACAAACTATTTCTGAACAAGTAGATTATATTCAAAATGATGAATTAAAAGAAGATTTTAATAATCTAAGAAACAAATTAGAAAATCTAGGAGTACCTAATAATCAAGTTCAAATATTATTACTTGAGGGAGAAAATATAAATTTAAATATTGACGGCACTACAGGAATTAGAGGAACTTTATTAAAAAATAACTTCATAATTTTAAATACTAAAGAAGGATTTAATGAAGACACTCTAAGAGATTTATATCATGAAATGTTGCATTTATATTTTAATAATATCCCTAAAAGTAATGAAAATTTCTCAAGAATAAGTGAAATAGCTTATAATGTTTTTGAGACTGCTAGAAAAAATAAAGAATCAAATCCTGTTATCAAGGACTTTGTTAATAAAGTAACAGGGGATAAAGGATATTTGAATCTTACAGAATTTGTTTCTTATATTTTGGCAGATCCTAAGTATAGAGAAGCTCTCAATTTTGATTTAAATGAAGGAGCAGGAAGAGAGTTTACTACTAGATTATTTAACATTGATTCTAATATTGGAATAATTGCTGATAGAATTAATTTAGACAATGTTAGCGCAGAAAAAGTATGGGATGGCAAAGAGCCTGTATACGTTTATGGAGGTGATAAAACAACTGAATTTGATCCTAAAGAAGTTTATTGGAGTAGTGTAGATAATAGATTTGAAGTTCCTCCTTTTGTAGGAAAATATGATTCAGAATATATAGACCAAATTATTCCTAAAGAAATTTCATCAGATTATAAAAAGGTATCTGATTTTATTTGGAAGAACTATATTGAAACATCTTCTGAACTTAATGAAAAGGTCTCTAAATATAAATATGATCTTAATTATTCAGAGCCTGTAAAACTTGAGTCTCCTTTACAATTGTATAGTTTATCTCCAGGAGATTTAATATTAATTCCTAATATATCTAAATCTAAAGGAGAAGTTTTATTTGGAAAATTTGATGATAAATATTTTTCAAGTAAACAATATCTTCCTATTAGATCTATATGGAAAAACGATAAAGGAGAAACTCTTATAACAGTATTAAAACAATTTGGAAGTAATGGAGTTAGTCCAGTTACTATATCTTATACAGACCTAGTAAATTTATTATCAGAGAAAAATTTAGACCCAGTATTTAGAAAATTCTATGGTAAATTAGACAGAGAAGCTATAGATATAGAAATAATAAAATCTGTAAAAGATCAGTTTGATGAAGGTTTAAATTCTGGAGATTATGATAATCAACCTTTACTAAGAGAATTAGGAATTGCAACTAGAACTGGAAAAGAGTTTACATATTATAACACTGGTAAGGGAGGATTTAGATTAAAAACTAAAGAGGGAAGTAATAATTTAATTAACCAAGAACTTAGAAGAGGAGATATTGTAAAAGTATCTACTCCAATTAAGAAAGGTGATAAATGGGAAAGATTCGAATATTTTGCTCCGGTTTTAAGAACCTTTGGAACTGTTGTAGAAGTAGCATTAAAAAGTGCAGAAGGTAAATATTTTAGTAAATTGTACAAATTTAATGATGTACAAGAAGCTATATTTAATAAACAAAATCACCCTGAATTAGTTAGAATTCATAATGAGTTTACTAGTGATTATAACAAATATTTAGAATCTACTAAAAATAGGTCTTTATATCAAAGTGTATGGTTCTCATTGCCTGGACTAAAAGAGGATTCTGAATCTCCTAGACAATTAAATGGAGATTTTGTGGGGGCTGCTGATACTAGATCAGTTGTTGATTTTAGAAGATCTAAAGTCAAACAATTAAAAATAGGAGATTCAGTAGCAGTTCAATGGTTTGGAACAACTAATTCTGGAAGACCTATAATTAGTAAGCATATGGTAATTGGTATAGATGGAGATCATATATACTTCTTAAATAAAAATAGAGCTGAAGAAGGAGTTGCCACTTCTAGAGTTTCTATGGTCGATTTAAAAACTATAGAGCCTAATGTTTTATTTGATCAGGGAATTAATAGACCTATTCCTAGTTTAGTTGCTTTATATTATAACAATACAGAAGATGTTGAATTAGTAGAACACTTAAATACTCAAAAATCTCAAATTAATAATGCTTTTGAGCTAATAGATGGAAAGTGGGTATTTAATGGAGATTCTAATACTGCCACATCATTCAATGACTTGTATGATATAATAAATACTGATGAATCTAATATTGCAGAAGAGGCAGCAAAGTTACAAAGAGGGGATATTATTAAATATGAAGAGAATGGAAGGCAGTATGTAGGAATTGTTTCTAGAGCAGACATATTAAATAATATCATTGAGGTTCCGGGATACTATAGGCCAGATGGATCTACAGATATGTTTAGAAAAAATATTTCTTTAGATCAGATTATATATGTGGGATTTGCAGCTAACCCTATATATGAATTAGGAATAAGTGGACATTCTGATATTAGAGAATATAATAGTAAAAGAGTAAGCAGATTATATGATATGAATCACTCTACTTATGCCTTATCTTACGATGATGCTCTATCTAAATCTAATATGTTTAATAAATCAACCAATTGGACTCAGGTTACTGAAGTTAAATATATAGCTCCTAAGGATAGTTCTTTAGAATTTAGAGAAAAATTTAGGGATTCTAAAGAGAAAGGAGTGGAAAAAGGAAGAGCTGTAATTATATCAGACTCTATAAGTAAACTTATTAAATCTGGAGATTATATTGATCTTACTGAAGAGTATATAAAACAAAATAAAATAAATTCTAAGGACGGTAAGTTATATGGATTAAGAAAAACTATATATTCTAATGGAACTCAATATAATATACAACTTCCAAATGCTACTGGTTTTAATTATGTAAATAAGGTTACTCAAATAGATCCTATTAAGATTCCAGAAATTTTGGATGTACAAGATGTTGTTAAAATTCAATATGATTCTAATAATAGAAAAAAGACAACTAAGTATTTAAGAATACTATCTAAAACTGATAAAGGAATTAAATTGGAATCGGAAATACTAGGATTAGATGGGAAGACCTATTCTAACAAATGGAATATAAACTTTAATGATCTTAAATCTGGGAAATATAAAATAGTAGAACTTTATTATCCTGTTAATAAGTCAAAAACTGATAGAATAAATAATATTCTATCTGATAAACAATTTACTCCTAAGGAAAGTTCTTATTTTATCCAAACTATTGATAGATTTAACCAAAAGAAAATTCTTAACAGGATCATAAGTAACATAAATAATACTTATAATAATATAATAAATGTAATAGATGATGCTACTATAAAAGATTGGATTGCAAATAAAAATCCAGATATAACACCTTATATAGCAACTAAACTTAAACAATCTAGCGCATTTATCCTAGGAAATAAAGTATATGTGAATACCGATAAAGCTTCACTATCTTCTCCTCTGCATGAGCTTATGCATATTATAATGGGAGTAATGAAACAAACTACTCCAGAAAGATATAATCTATTAATAGATAAAGCTTCTGAATTATCTGGATTTACTGAAAGGTATAGAAAAGTAATGCAAAATAGAGTACTTTCTGATGCTAAAGAAGAAGCATTTGTTGATGCTGTAGCTAAATCCTTACAAGGAATATTTAGTTCTGATAACTTCAATATTAATAATTTGTTACAATCTAATAATTTCTTTAACGATTATTTAAATATCTTATCCAATGGATTAGATTTAAATATTGCAGAAGTTGGAAACAAGAGTGCAGAAGTTTTAAGTAAGGAATTATCCAATATGCCTTTAGAAAAAATAGTGATGGAATTTAATAGTTTATTAGCACAATCAGCTAATCCTAAATATTCTTTATTTAATGCCGATAATTTAAATAAAGCCTTTTTACATAGAACTATTAATAATATAAAATCATCATTATTAAATTCTGGAAATTTAATTGAAAAATGTTAATATATGGCTTGTAAATATATATTAAGTATTAATGGGAAGAAAGTAACAGAAGTTAATACTGAAAAGGAATTAGAGAAATATATAAAGGAACATTATAATGTATTAGCTAGTTATAATCAATTCAATGATATTGTTTTTGATGAAACTAACTCCTTACAATCTAACATGAAATCCAAGATATTATCATTAAATACTGTGGTAACACCTTCCACAGTATTTAATGAATTAACTCAAGAATATGAAATTAAGACTCCTAAAAAATTAGCTATTACTAAAGCTATATCTAATTGGAGAACTCCAGATGGGAGTAGGGTAGTTCCAGAATTTATAGAATCTGAATATATAAAGAATGAGACTAAAAATCTCATGGAAAAAGAAGGATTAAGTGAGTCTGAAGCTAATGAACAGGTTCAAAATAATATAAAGAACTTTGAACACATTGCTAAAATTGGAGATAAAGTTCATAAGGTTGCAGAAATGTTTTTCTCAGAAAATGTTAATAGTGATGATATATACTCTGTTGTAAATCTTCCAAGGGAGACTATTGATAATCTTATTAGGTCTTTTGAGTCTTTGAAAGATACTATATCAGGAAGCAAACACGTAGAATTCCTACCAGAGGTTACTATTGAAACTACTGATGATAATTCAGATCCTCTTATAGGTAGAATTGACTTATTAACAGTTGATGATAGAGGACATGTAGACTTATATGATTTTAAAGTATCTACTAAACCCATTGAAGGTTGGAGTTCTGCTAAAAAGATTAATGTTGATTATCAATTAGCTGCATATAGAGCTTTATTAGCTAATAAAGGCATTCCGGTATCTAACATGGGATTAAATATAGTTCCAATAGTTATACCTTCTCCAAATTATGAAAATGAAACTTTTGATTCCTTTCAAATTGGCAATGTAGAAAATAGATTAGTAGTAAATTTTGATAATCTTAAATTTCCTAGAGGACATTATTCTAATATAGTAAGTCAGCATATATCATCTAGTGTTCCTAGAGTAAATATAGATTCTGATTTTACATATAATGTAGGTAATTTATCTGAAATAGCTTTTGGAAAAATCTCAGCTCTTACAGAAGAGCAATTCAAAAGAAAATATGTAAAGAAAGAAGGAAACAAGTGGTCATTTAAGGATTATATACATGGTAGAGAAAATAAAGAATTCCCAGAAATAGTTGCATATTCTGAATCTGAATTAAATGATAAAATTAAGGCTTATCTAGCTGAAAAAGAGGACTATGATCAAGAAGGATACTTTGTTAATATATGGAAACAATTCTCCCAATTAAAAAGATCAGGAAAGAATTTATCCAGTAGAGATCCTTTTAATTTCAAGGACTCTAATGTACATGCTTATTTATCTACCGTATTCTCTTCATTCATAGATAATAGTGCTTATGAAATGATGGAAGATCTTCCAGAATTAACTCAATTAGGTATATATGCCTTTGTTGATACTGGAACTAACATAGTCAATTTTGTTACTATGTCTGATGTAGATAACAAACATGAATTGGATCTACAATATAAATACAATAGTATCCTAGCTAATGTTGCTTCATCAGCTTCTACCAAAAATTTAAAAGGAGTAATGACTGCCACAGCTGGAAATGCTAAATTACTACAAACTCTTTTAGCTATTAATGCATTATCTGATCAATTTGCCAATTATCAAATAGGAAATATTCAAGTAGTTAATCATAAATTAGGCCAATCTGATTATGCCGATTTAACTCAATTAAGAAATAACTTTAAGTACTTAACTGACAGATTGGATATAGAAAATAATTTTGAGAAAGGAAATCTACAATTTGCTGATCCTTTAGAAGCAATAAAAACTTCTATATTAGGGATATTAAATAAAGACAGAACTGAGATTAGTAAAAAAGCTAGTGATCAAATATATGACTTATATTCAGGAGTAGATTTAAATAATATGACTGGTGAGCATAAAATTAAAATGCTTAGACAATTACAAGAAATAATAAAATCTAATAATCCTAATGTAAACTTCAATGAGGAGGCAAACTATGGTAATGAGGCCTGGATAGTTCATAGAAAGTTGTCTCAATTAATATTACATTATAATAATATTTACTTCAATTTAGATCACGATATTCATGATATTGGGGTAAATTTAAATAACATGAAGGAGACATTATTAATTAATGGATATTTATTAGATAACCCAGAACTAGTTAAAAATCCAGTAATGAAAGCTATAGTAGATACTACTGAGTTGGGTTTACAGAAAATTAGGGTAGAATATGATAAATATAAAGAAGAATCTTTGCAAAGAGTATTAAATCTATATAAAACCAAAGGATATACTCAAGCTGGTAGATGGACATTTCAAAATGCTACTAATGCATTTGATAATATGTTCATAAGAGATTCAAATGGAAAAATATCTTCAGAATTTAAGGTTAAAAATCCTTATGATCCTGATTCTACATTAACTGATGCTGAAAGAAAGTGGTTAAAGGACTTCTTATGGACAATAAATAAAACTAGAACTGGAATAACTGATCCTAATATATCTGAATCAGAGGCAGTAAAAACTCCAGAAGTTCAAAGATTAATGGAAAGTGGTCATTATTTTGATGTTCCATTACTAAGAGGAACTGCTTTTAGTCAATTAAAGAATAAGAGTTACACTAAGTGGCTGAAAGATAAATGGAATGAAGCTGCTGATATGAGAAGAATTTTAGGATCTCAAGAGCAAGATATAAAAAATCAGGTTGGGGACTATACTCATATGTATAATTTCTTAAATATTAATGAAGCCAGAAGAGCAGAATTATTATCTGAACAAGATACTGGATATTGGGAAACTAATCTAGAATTATTAGAAGATGTATTTGCTCATGCTTCTATTAGAAAGAAAATCTTTGATGATTTACTTCCATTTATCCATGATATGAAGAATGCAGTAAACTTATATGCATATGATGGTAAAATTCCGATAGATGACTTAAGAAAACAAATTGATTTATATATCAGAACTGTTATATTTAATGAGCCTGGACCACAAGGAGCAGAAAGACTTAAAACTCTCAAAATGGTTAATACCTTTGCTGCAGTGACTAGATCAATGATGTTAGGATTAAACCCTAATTCATTATTTAGAGAACCAATTCAAGGATTCTATATGTTAGCTTCTAGAGCTGCTAATAGAGTTATGGGAGACAACTCATTTACTGTAAATGATTTAAGAAAAGCTTATAGTAGATTTATGAGAGATGGAGGAGGTCCATTTGGAGATAATTGGTCCATGTTGGAGCATTTAAATCATACTTATGGTATGACTCAAATGGACGTTAATGGATTACCTTATATGTTATATTCTGATAGAAAAGGAGTTAGAGGTTTAGCCAGAAGATTACCTTATTGGGCAACTACAGCTCCAGACTTCTTAAATCGTATGGTATTCTTAACAGCTCAAATGTATCATGATGGAGCAATGGATGCTCATTCTATAGTAAATGGTAAGTTAATATACGATTGGAAAAAAGATAAGAGGTATTCTGAATTTGCAAAGGGAAATAAATCTCACCCAGAATATAATAATCAGAAAGCTGCTTACTATGCTCATCTTCAACAGTTTAATAAAGAAGGATATAATCTTAAATATAATGAATCCAATCCAGAAGCATTGCCTATGGCTTACACTGTGGCAGAAAAGAGAAATATTAAATCATCTTCCGATTCTTTATTTGGTTATATGGATCATGAAAATGCTATGGCTGTAAGACATACTTTAATGGGTAAATTATTTTCTCAATTCCAAATGTATTTCTCCTCTACTAGGGAAAGATGGCTACTAGGAGGTACTAATCAAACTCCTAAAGGTGAATGGAGGCAGAAAACTAATGAAAATGGAGAACTATTATATTTAAAAGAAGTAATAGATCCAGAGACTGGGGATGTTACATTAGAAGAAACTACAGAAGTTACTCCTATTAAAGCAGAAGAGTGGACTGGAAGATTTGTTGAGGGAATGGTTAACAGTATGTGGTGGTTGTTTAAATATGCTGCTAAAAATGGATTTAGAAAAAATGAAGATTATGAGGGATTTGAAAATTTAACATATAGACTTAGAAATGCTAGACAGTTTATGACTGATATAGCTTGGCAGGCTTTAATGTTGATGTTGCTAAGACTCATAATTGGAAGTATTATAGAGAAAGAAGGGGATATTGATAAAGGTACTAAAACAGTATTAACTCAAATGTTCTCTAGATCTACTGATGAGTTAAATCCTGGTGCTGCTATTGCTCCTATAATATTCATGAAATCAGCAACTGTAGAAGGAATTCAACAAACTTATGATTCTTTATCTAAGTTAGTAGAAGGAGAATCATCCTTTGGAAAAGAAATGACTAGAAACATTGCTGCATTAAGAACTCTAGATAATCTATTACCTAGTAACGAATAGAAAAAAATAGCCTTACAATACCATAAGGTACTGTAAGGCCAAAAAATAAATGCCTGTATAATACTATAAAGTACTATACAGGCATTTGTATTTTATGAACTAAAATATGTTAAGTAATCAGAAATAGAAGTCTGATTAGCGTCTTTTTTATCGATTCCTTTAAGAAGTAATTCTGTTAATCCAGTTGCCCCTCCTAAGTGGGCAGCTCCTAATATTCCATATTCAGAAATTGGGGTTCCATTCCAATTCCTATTTAAATTAGAACTAATTAATGTAGATAATCTACTTCTATTTTTGTCAGTATATTTAATAACTGCATCTACTTGATTTTTCCAATTTGACATATAGTCATTAGTAGTCATTCCAACATCCTTTAATGCGGAATCTCCTAATTGGAATAATCCTTTATATCCTTGTTTATTCACAACAGAGGGATTAAAATTACTCTCTCTTTGTGCTAATCTTATTAGATAGTTCTTATAAGGCTTATCTATATCTAAACTATTTATATATTCAGTAATCTGAGTTCTTAGATTAGGCTTTTTATCTTTATCTTTATTTATCTTCTTATCAAGAGTCTGAGTGCTCTCAGACTTTGGTTTACTGAATATAATAGGATTATCTACTTGAGATAAGATTGGATTAGATTCCTTAGTTTCCTTATTAGGTTTAGATACTGGAACTTCTAAAGGAGATATAGTCTCTAACGGATCTAAACTTAAAAAACTCTCATCTTGATTCTCAAGTTTTTTATAAAATTCGGAATAATCAACATAAGGTGTTTCCATCTGTAGATAACAAGTCTATTGTTAATATTAAATCATTTATATTATCTATATTTAGTTGAGTCCAGCAACATCCGTTAAGTCCAAGTTCAAATGTTCCATCAAGATAAGTAATTACTTTTTTAGGACTATTATCTATATAATAAATCATAGCTTCTTGAGAATCATTTATAAACTCAAATCCTTGAGATAGTAATTCATTAGGTTTAACCATTAGTCAACAAGTTTATTAGTATCCCAATATAACTTTTCTAGCCATAAATTGGCTTCATCTAACTTAGTCAGAGCTAAAGAAATTTCTCTAGATGAATCTAAACCTTCCTTAATTCTTTCTTTTATGTCATCTATATCTTCCATACAGGAAGCTAAGATGTTAGTTTGTTCTTCTGTCATAATATTGAAATTATTTAATTCTTTTCAAAATTTCATCCTTGATCACTGGGTGGACTTTTGCCAATCTATCTGTCCAATAAGGCCCCAAACAGGCACTTTTAAGAACTTTTGTCTTAAAATCAATATTCTTATACACTGGAATATTGACCTCCTCACAATGATTAATTATGGTTTCAATTTGGTATAATGGTATACTATCTAAAACTATTGTCTTACACTTACCTTTTAGCCAATATACCACTATACCGTTTGGTCTAAATTCTCCATTAATTACTAATCCCACAGTTTGGGATTTAATTTTCTTAATAGAGAACAGATTTAAAAATCCTTTAATTATAGAAAATATAGTATCTTGAATTAAATTGTGTTCACTATCTTTATTAATTAAGATTATTGAGTAAACATAATCTTCTGCTAATAGATGAGTTTTAGAGTCTAGTTTTAGTGACATAATTTACCACCAATAAATTCCACCCCAAATTAGGTCAAATCCTAGTAACAGTATTATCAATATAAAAAGACCTATACCTGTTATATGATCTTTAGTCTCTTTATAATCAACATGACCAGCAATAATGAAACTTATAAATATAATATTTATTAATATTGCTATTAAATTATACCATTTTAGAATTTCAATCATTTAGTATCAACAAATTTAAATATTTCCTCCAAAGATTTATTTGAACATTTTATAATAGTCTCAGGAGCATAACCTGCCGTCATTAACATTTTATAAAAAATAGGCATTATCTCGTCCAAAGTAGTACACTCATCTAATATGCACTTTAAATCAGAACACTCATCTTTATAAATTATTTCCATATTATTTCCATTTTAAATTAAATAATTCTTTACTAGATGTATAATACTCTTTAACAAAACTTTCTTCTAAATAAAGTTTTAATTTAGAGATAAGTTTTAAATATTCTTCATCTAAACAGAATAAAGAATTTTCTATATTATCAAGTTCCCAATATTCATCAGATTTACAAATATTAACTACAAATAGACACTTTTCGTTATGATCATAGTAAATCATAATTCCAAGGTAACTAGTTAATACATAGCTTCTGTCTTCAAATTTTAAAATTTCATTATGATGAGTATTACAAGGAAATTCATTTAAATAATCTAAATCATCATTTAAATCTTTATCAATCTTCGATGTTAGCTCTTCTTCATTTATCATAATGCCCAGTCTACTGTATAATATTTCTTATTTTTACTTCCTCCATTACTATCTCTGTTATTATATCTAAGTTCATCATTATTTGTTTGTGAACATCCCACTTTTCAGAAATCTTTTGATTAGGCCAATCTGTAAGAATTATTTCATATTCACACCTAGACCAAAATCTATAAAAGCTTTCACCTTTAATAACCTCTTTATATTCTTCAAAAGTCTTTGGTTTAGGATCTTTCTCTTCACAACAATCTACTAGATATGGAATCACATCAAATGATTCCATTTTTCTAGAATTAAAGTTGAAATTAATTACATTGAACTTCTTCATAATAATCTAATGTACTAGTTAAATAATTTATTGCTGCTAGTTGGCCATGAGTCAGAGATATGACCTTATCATCTATGGTAATATCCCAGCCTTCTCCATTATGCCATTCTGTAACTTCTATAAAGCTATCTTCTTTTGATAAATAATCAAATGTTTTTAGCTTTTCATAAACAGATTTTTTATTATATTTTTCCATTATGCCCAACTTATTTTAAAACAAATTCCATCTCTAAAATCACTAAGATTGTCTACACTAAATCCTAAATCTTCAAGTTTTTTCAAATTACTTGGAGTAATTTGTTCATAAATGAAGGTGTAGTAAGCATCTCCATTTTCTGAGGAATTATAGATTTCATCAAATAATCTTAGCATTTGTGCATCTTCAAGCTCCTTAGATCTTGCATCTTGACGAGCTTTTATAGTTTTTGCGGTAACAAATTCTCTCATATTTCTTCAAGTATGTTTCTATTAATTACTTCTAATCTTTCTGGAAGTTTTCCACAATGAATTAGTGCTTCATCATAAGAATCAAATATAGCACCTAGATACCTATCTAATTCTACATCAAATACTAGATCTGTCCTCCACTTACAGGGTATAAATCCAAGAAATCTATTAGTTTCTACTCTATATTGAGCATCTCCATTTCTTAGAGTTTCTTTAACAATTCTCTTCATTGAAGTATCCTCTTTTAACAAATTCAGAATATAAAGGTTCCGCTAATTCCCTAGCTTGTGGATGAGCAGATGATGCACACCTTAGTTCAAAGAAATGTTTCCAATCATCCACAAATCCTGTCATTACTAATTCAGTTTTAAGACTATTAGGTAACACAACTCTAGCCTGTTGAGGCGTCCATCCCTTGCTTAAAAGGTTAAAATATGCATATTCAGAATTTTCTAGACTTGTAATATACGCTTTAAAATGTTCTCTATCTTCTTTAAAAACGTCATGCTCTACATTTTTGCCACTCAAGGTAATAATTGTTCCACTATAATTTCCCCAATAATCTTCTGTTTCAGAAATCCCCCAATTTCCAGGAATATAAGGCAACCAACTAGGCATTATAAAGATACATTCTCCACCAAACTTATCTTTGCTATAATTACAATAACGAGTAGATTCTTGAGCAAAACTAAATACTCTGTGTCTTACAAACTCATTTGCAATAGCTCTGTCTAATATAAATCTAACTGTGATTCTTTTTTGATGATTCTCAGTAGGTTCACATAAATATTTAAGATCATCAAGCCAATTATTTTCTACTAATACTCTATAATTAGTAGTAATACAAGCACATGTATGACCATTAAATCTCTCTTTATATTCTGGAGTTTCATAACCATGCAGAGGTTCATGACCAATAACTGCTTTAGAATACTTGTTGAAATAGTACTTATTAGCCATGTTCATGGATCTATGTTCTATTATATCATATTTCAAATAAACAGTTCCATGTTCCAACACACTTAAATGTTGTTTACTTTTAAGCATTTCAATGAAGTTCTTGTAAGAATCTTCTGTTATCTTATTCTCAGATTTCCAACACACTCTTCCAGCTAATTCAATTTGTTTATATATCCCCTCTTCTCCTGGAAGTTGTTCAATTATTTCAAAAGATGGCTTAATTAGTTTCATTTGAAAGATTATATATTATATCATCATATTCATCCCACTCATCTTCATCAGCTTCTTCTATAGCATAATCATAATACTGAGCTTCATCTATACAATTCCAAGCCTCTTCATAAGCCTCTGGATCGTCTTCATAATAATATCCAAGATCTGCCATAATTTCTTCCATATGATCGCCTTCTCTAAAATTATCATAAGCTAATTGTTCAGCCAAATCATATATTTGATCTTCACTATCTGCTATAACTCTGTAAGTTTCTTGTTCACCACACCAATTGGTGTCACAATGTATAAAATATTTGCCCATTTTAAAAATTATTATCTATTGCTATTGAAACATCCTCAATTATAGTATCTCTTAATTCTTCATAATCTATTAGAGGAACTACTATTCCATATTCAAACAATTTAACCTCTTTATTTGCCTCTCTGCGGTTTTTAAACACTTTAATATTATCGGAATCATCTTTCATAATTTTAAAGTCTTTAAAATCATCATTTACAATAATGTATCTCATATTTTTCTATACTTAGTCACAACCATAGTTTCTTCATAAGGCTCTACTTCATACGGCTGATTATCATAAAAATGCATTTGATATTCAGTATTAGCTTTCCACCAATCTATTTGAAAATACCTTCCTAATGCTTTAACAACAGTTGAAACTGGAGTGTTCCATCTATGAGGTTCTCCTCTTTCAACAGAGATTTCTTCAGTTTCCCAAAGCAGCCATTCTATTTCCTCTTCGGACAGCTTAACTTTAGAATCTATTTTATTAATTATTAATTCTAACTCAGTCATAATTTTTCAATATATTTTTAAGTTCCTCTACTCTACATATTGCAGCTGATATAATACTATTAGTAAGATTTTCTGAAGTGTAGTAACTGAAGTATGTGCTATTATGCCAAACTCCTATCTTGAGTTGTTCTGGGAAATAACTGTTTTTGTGATAGTTTAAAAACTCTTCAAGATCCTTCAATTCCTCACACAATTTAGTAATTTTTTGAGCTTCTTCAATAGTTAATTTGGCTAATTGTGTATTCTCCTCTCTTCTTTTCTTCCTTCTCCAAAACATAATCAAGGTATAAATAATATAGTTGGATTATTCTTATGTACATCCACATCGGGATATTTTTCTTTAAATTTCTGTAGATTAAAAGATTTCATAATAATATGACTCCCATTTTTAGTTGGAACTATAGTCACAAATTTATTACCAATAGGTTCACACTCTGTTTCTATAAATCTAATCATATCATTATGCTTTCTTCCTAATTCTTCATCTATATCAATGATAAATGTAGGATTATTTTCATATTTATATTGCCCACATACAGTAGTATAAGCTCTATGAATATGTTCATAATCCTCATTCATTATATGATCAGTTATATTTTTTAAAGTAGCTAATCCTATTCTTCTTAAGGATCTTCTATTTAAATTTATATAAGCTCTAGAATTAGTAACAGTACAGAGATCTTTGATCTCTTTTTCATGCTTTCTAAGCTGTTCTTTACTCTTAATAAAGTAACTTCTAATTACTCTATTATTAGATCCCAGCTCATTATTCTCCTTCTTTCTTTTGATCAGCTGAAGAAAGTAAAAATCATCAGCTGATTCAAATTTAAGAAGATTTTCTATTAAATCAAAATTATCAACCATTTAATTTAAATCCCTTAATTAAGTTTGATAAAACAAAATATTCACAACTTTGTAAATAAGAAGGGCCTTCTGGATTCATTTCAGGATCAATTTTACCATATAGATCATAAAGCTTTCCATATTTCCACCCATGTTTGGTTAAAATTTCTATGTATTTATTATGATATTCAGTAACACCCCAACAATAAGAAGCTTGTATAAATTCTTTTAGAATTTCTTTAGATTCACTGGATAAATATTCATAATCTAGATTATAAAATCCTGGATTTGAAGATCTTCTAATTTCTCCTTTAATGTTATAATAGATTTTTGCCAGTTTATCAACATCTATTCCAAAACGTTCGAAGGTTCTAATAGGATTAGATTCTTTCTTAACTTCTTCCTTTTTAGGCTCTTTCTTGGCTTCTTTCTTAGGAAGTTTTTCTATTTGTTTAGGTAAAAATGAAGTATATATTACTTGATCACTATCAAGTTTTTTATAGGAATCAACTATAGTATCATACTCACTCTTATCATTTACTTCATAAAAATAAAGAAAGTTATCTAACAATTTATTATTTTTATTAGTAGTCCAATCAGTTATATATTTTCTCCCATCTATCATATTATAACCATATACATAAAAATACTTATTACCATTACTAGATCTTCCTACTTGCTCAGAATTAGTTAATTTTATATGATACTCTTCTCCATTAGAGTCATAAGAACTTTCTCCTTTAAGAAATGCCTTGAAATATTTAGAATTAATTTTAATTGCTTCCATATCTTGTTAAACTAAATATTTCTTAACTATAGTAGAGAGTAAACCACCATCAGCTAAAGGAAGTTTCTCTTTAATTTCCTTAATGCATCTTCCCATTTCTTTTTTAGGAATTTGCTCATACTCTTCTATTAAGGGAATCCCATTAACTTGATATTCAGAACTTTCTTTCTCCATGATATAATTATTTTTCTTAATCCAATTCTTAACTTCTAGATTCAGTTCAGATTCACTTGGTGATTTAGGTAGTAGTTTGCTTATGATTTCAGCTTCTACTATTTCAGTTGCAGCCAAATCTGATCTCCCTCCTTTAGAATATTCTTTAGCACTATCCAATCTCTCTCTTCTCATTTTATCAAGCAATTGAATCTCAGCTGCTTCTGTATAGTTTTTAGCATTTTTTGCACTTTTGAACTCAGTTATTTTAGTCTTAATTGATCTATATACATTGAGTTCAATTTGGCTTTTGTTTTTCAAAGCACTTTTGATTAATTCATTTACATCTATCATAATTCTACTTTTTTAAAGTTCTTTCTACATTATAATTTATTATATAAGATTCTAACACATTAAGAGATAAAAATTTACAATCTTCATCTTCTTTGAACCTTTTATCCTTCGCTCTTCTTAATGCTTCTTTTGCATTAGAAACATTAGAAAAGAAGATTGCTATAGCATTTTTGCCTTCATAACTTGCTGTACAACTACAGTCAAATCCATAATCTCCTCTAAAACCTTCTGTTTCTAAATAATACTTTGCTTTTTCTTGACAGTTTCCTTCAGAATTTCTCCATGAAGTATAATCTTTGCCCACAGAATATTCTCCTACAGTATCAGTTAGCCAAGCACATACATTCCTGGAATCATAAAATTTGTCTGTTACTAGAATCAGTATATAACAAGAATGTTCCGGATGCACATATAGATATAATTTATCAGTATTCATTTTCTTAGTAAATATTCCATATCTTTATCATAATTAACTACTCTGAGATCTTTTCTGAATTTTTTTTTTCTCAGCCCCTTAAATCTTCTCTTAATTAAAGCACTATGATATTCAAAAGAATAATCAGAGTAGTCCCAATCGTTTACAATAGTCTTAGGATTGGGAAGTTCTAAATTATCTAAATCATTACACAACTGAGATCTTAATACATTGTTTATAGATGATCTAACCCATTTCCAATACTTTTTCTTATACCTACCTCTGTCTTTATAAATAGGCAATTTAAAACTTCTACTCATGATTATTTCTTTTTAATTACCACTCCTTATATATTTTCTCTTTCTTAAGTCTTTCTGTATTAATATCCTTACTAGTCTCAATGGCAAAGAAATCTAACCACCCTTCTACTCTTTCCATATAGATTTCTCCTGCATAATCAAGTAATTCATCATCATCCCTTGGAGTATCCTCAGGAAACTCTCCGCTTTCTAATGCTTCATTAATACAATCATCCAAACAATCTAATCCATGAGAACCTGCATACATTTCGTAGTATTGAACAGCTTGTTCATAGGCACAATTTTCTGCCTCTTCTTTTAAGTCAAATTTAGAAGTAAACTCATATTTAGCTCCTCCAAATCCTCCACCTAATCCAGCATAAATATTAAACAATTCCATATTAATCAGGATAAATTTCTTTATTTTTTAACTTAGATTTAAGAACTTCTACACTTATGAACCCATCTTTATAATAGGTTCTGGGTGTTTTATATTTATCATCTTGACACCTAATAATTTCTTCTAATTGTCTTTTAGTAGGTATATAATCTAAATCTGGCAATAACCATCTTCCACTGGATAATTTTATATAACCTAACTTTTCTATACTTCTGCTAGAAGTCTCTCCATTATTTGTATCACCGTTGCTAAGATGTCTCCATAATCTATCATCTAGATCATTGTGATTTAAATCTGGGCAACCATAGAAAGTTCCATCTGGAGCTAACCATCCACTATTCCATACAGAATCCACTATATCATCAGAAACAATTTTGTTGGTTTGATAAGCATCCCTTTGAGCTATTCTATGTTCGTCAAGATAATGAAATCCATTTTCTCCAGTTATTTGAATAAAATTTAGAGCTGTATGATTTTTATTTAATCCTAACATATTTACAGCATAGAGAGGATCAAAATTTAATTCTTTCTTTTCAGGAGCTTGAGATAGCTCTTCTTTTACTTCTTCTACTTCTTTAATTAATAAATCTAGTAAAAGTTGCTTCTCGTCAAGAATAAAATTCTTTTTAACTAATTTGTTAAATTCTTTAAGTTCTTTAGGAATATTTTTAAAATCTCTACAAGCTGCTGCAACATAGTTAATATAAAGATCTAAATCATCTAAATTGTTCTCATCACTATATGTAGAAACTCCTTTAGAATATCCTATAATACTATCCATAGACTTTTTATATTTTTCTTTAAATTTTTTAGCTCTGCACTCTATGGATAATTCTTCATCAAGATTTTTTAAATCTGTATTATGCACTAATGTTAAACCTCCTTCATCATCTTCGAATTTAGCAATTCCTAAACAACATTCTAATAATTGTTCATCAGTTAATCCATCAAATTCTTTTTGAATCTCCCTTAACTTGGTTATCTTAAGCTCAATCCAATATTCATAGATTAGACTGTTTATAATATCTGCGTACATTATATCTTATAAATTTTACAATAATAAGGATTATTTATATCAATGTCTAATTTGCCATCCTCTATAAATCTAACATATTTAATGCAATATAATTCATTAGATTCACAATCTACAACTGTTAATCTCCATAAACTATCGTAGGTATTACTAGAAATCTTCTCTTCTGAAACAAATTTACAATTGAGATTTTTATTGAATTTATTCTTAGAATCCATTGCTAAGATACTCATCCAGAGTTCTTTAGTAATTGGAATTTCTTTTATTTTCTTTGCTCTTTTTGCCATATTACCAATCTAAAACTGTTCCTATTGTTTTTGTTTCTTTAACATAATTCCAAATATCTAAAAGGATTTCCCTCCTTTGTTGGGTAGAGTACTCTGCATCCCACTTAACAAATCTTTCATAGATATTTAAAAATGATAAAGATTCTCTTTTCTCCCAACGATCTCCTCCATCATATTCTATTAATTTATTAAGAGAAAGAGGCATTTCATCTATCCAATCTCCATAATTCAAAAGATTGTTTCCTTCAATAAATTCTAGCTTCTTTTCAATTTCAGTATCATCCTTAAATAAATCCTCTAGAATAATATTTTTAAGAGATTCTATTTCTGATAGTGTATTACTGTAATCCTTCATTTAAATATTTATTTTATCTTCAAGAATTTCTGACTCTTCTGGGTCTTCTTCATCAAATTCTTGAATAATTTTCTTCAATTCAGTTTCTGGGATAGACTCTATTTCATCTAATAAGTCCTCATCAAACTCATCATTATCGTCTTCTAAATAATCATAACTATCTTCAAAAAGTTCCATAATATCTAAAATTTAAATTGATAACCATAGTGTTTATACGGATCAGCATTTTGTCTTAACCATTGTTCAGTATCACTTAATACTTTTTGCAGGTCTGGAAGCCACCCACTACTAAATCCAGCATTATCATCATTGAGATGCCAATCATTTCCATCATTCAATATAAGATGAATACAAATATGAGGATCTTCTAGATTGCCATCTCTACAAACTAACATTGTCCCAAATAACTCTCCTCTGATATATACTCTTTTAAATCTATCATAACCTATTTCTATTATAGGATCTTCAGAGTTATTCAGTTCCCAATAATCATCTTCTAGAAATTGCTCAACTAAGTTCATGCACATAAGTTTTAATTAAATTACCTTCTCTAGAGTATAATTTACTTACTTGAATTTTATATCTATTGGGGTTATTACTAATCATGTTGGCAACATAATCAATACTAAATTCTCCAGACATAAATCCTTGATAAATTAGATTTAACTCTTGAGCAGTTGGTTCTCTTCCTTTTTCTTTATCAATATACTCTATGATTAAAGTATTGAAATCTTCTCTGGATAATCTCTTATCCCTAAATAATTTTTCTAATAAGTTTTTTATACTCATAAGTTAAGATTTAAATAGTAGCACAATTAAGTGCTACTATATTAAGAGTTTTATATCATCTATAAAGACAACTTCAATGTTAAAATCTTCTTCCTCTTCTAATTTATCGATTATACTATGTACATCGAGCTCTTCATAGGTGAGCTCTATAATATTCATTGCCTCAAAATTAGATTCTTCATTTTTGCCTTTAAATCTTATAAGATATTTATGTTTTTCTTCTTTAAGAATTTCTTCTAAATTACTCATCTTCAGGTCTTAAATGTTTAAATACAGGTTGTAATGGAACTCCTTCATCACTTAAATAAAAGAAAGAAACAGTTCCCATTTTACCTATCATATTTTCCATATTTTTAACATATTCTTCCTTAGTAACTCTGTCCCCCATAGGTTTAGCTCTGAACCTTACACCATGTCTAGTCTCCATCACAAAACACATATCCTCAACAGGTCTTAGTCCTGGCTCCCATCCTACTATTACGAATTCTGCATCTTGGTATTCTTTTACCTTAATCATCGCAGCAGTTCTTTTTCCATACCCATAAGGTGCGTCAAGTCTTCTGATAACAATTCCCTCAAACCCTTCATTTACATATTCATCATGTCTCTTTTTAACATTAAGCCAACCAGAAACTGAAATATGTTCTACAAATTTTAAATTATCAGATTTCTCAATAATAGGCTCTAATTCCCAGAGAATTTCTAATCTGTCCATAAAGACTTTCTTATCATCAGCAATATCATATATCCAATATTGTAAATTTCTTGTTCTTTTTAGACTTTCTTCATCTGTTTTCTCTAACCTCACAGTACCAGAAATTCTCTGTAATGACCAACCATGAACATATATTTCCCCATCTAATATTATATTGGGATATTTTTCAAATATCTCTAATATAACTGGATCAGTTAATATATGCTGTACAGAAGCATCATAATCTTGTCCACCTCTAGAAGCAGATCTTACTCTCCAACCTTCTTCATTTTCTTCCCTATAAAGTAAACATCTTACTCCATCTATCTTCTTAGACCCATAATATTCCTTATCAAAAGCCTTGGTAGCCACATCCTTAAATGGTTTAGCTAACATAGGCTTAGGAACACCATTAGCATCAGTTTTTATATTAGGAAGAATTTCATTAATTTCATCAATAGTTAAATCTTTTAATTTTTTATGAAATAATTCCTTAACATCTTTATATCCTTTATCTAAATACTTTTTTAACTGAGATTTATATTCTTGAATTCCCTGTTCAAAAGGAGTTCTTTTTGCTTTCCCTTCAGTTATTATCTTCTCTGGTTGATCAGTTAATTTACCTCCTAATAAACCAGTACGTTTATTAATAGTAAATTTCTTACTTACCTGATCCCATAAACCAGTAGCATAAACTACTCTAACCTTTCCATTAGAATCTCTACTAATTAATTCAGTATTAAATTCAGATTGTGTAGACATTAATTTAAAAGATAAATATTATTCCTAGCTCTAGAAAGAGCTACATACTCTAATTGCCTAAATTCTTCCATATTATAACATCTTCTTAAATCACCAAAATCTATATAAACATTATTTATAGAACTTCCCTGACTTTTATGGGTACTAATAGCATATCCCAACTTAATAGTTGCAGATTTAACTAATCTATCCTCATAGAATAAATCGAATGGAGATGCAAAATATTCTTGTAATTCGTAATATCTCTTCCATAATTTTCCATATAACTGAGATTTCTTTGGAGCTTTAACTGCTCTCATTCTAGTTCCTTCAAATAGATTAATGAAGGATTGTAGAATAGAGGGGTTAATGTCTTTTGATATTATAAATAGTTCTATAAATGTTCTAGGATTATTTGGGTCACTATAAATCATATCTCTAAGAGTTAGAACATACCCATCTAATGGAAATGGAAATATTTCACTAGCTTCTTTAGTATATCTTTTTACATCCATAACTATATAATCTAGTGAATTATATATTTTCTTATTTCTATTTTCAGAATAATTATCATATCCCATTACAAACTCCCCAACACAATAATCAGTAGTAGGTTTCTTAAAGATTACATTATGAAGAATTTGATTATATGTCTCTATTCTCTTATTAGTATATGTTAGTATTTTAATCTTATAAGGATCTTGTTCTGCTATAGCTTGTTGATATTCTTTTGCAGCTTTGATTATAAAATCTTTAGCATCATCACAATTATACAATGACCCATAATCAGATTCAAAGCTTTTGAATGAATAATAAGGAACTTTTCTTAGGTCTTTTAATACATATAGAAGAGGAGCTTCATCCTGTTGTCTATATATTTTAGTCAACTCAACTTTATTATCAATTTCAAATACTTTAGATATAGCAATGTCATTAACTCCTTTGAGCTGAGCTGAATCTCCTACATAAAGAAGCTTTACACCTCTTTCCTCTATTAACTCTTCCTTGATAAACTGATACAAATCACTTGTGATCATACTACATTCATCAATGATAATTAATCTAGGAATATGCATTTTGCTTTTCCCATTAGTTAATCCACATTCAAATTCTAATTCTCTTAGATTTAACAGCGGTATTTCTATATTAGGTCTAAGTTGTAATAACTGATGTAAAGTTAAAGTTTCTGTTTTAGTTAATTTTTCTAAACTTAGCCTTGCTTTATGAGTAGGAGCACAAGCTAGATAATCCCAAGAATGATTTTCTAGATAGGCTATAACTTGTGAAAGACAGGCTGATTTCCCTGTTCCTGCCCCTCCTATTAGTAACATTTCCTTTTCTTCTCCACGATTATCAGTGATGAATTTAATAATCTTAGTTACAGCTTGCATTTGTTCATAACTCAATTCAAAGTCTAAAGTATGAAATCCTTTAACCTCTTCTTCTATTTCATCTGGCTCTGGAATATCAATGTCTTCATCATATTCATCTAAGTATGATTCATCCTCATCAGAAAGTGTAGATTCAAAAGCTTTAAAGTCAATCATTTACTTTATACCAGTATGTCCAAATCCACCTTTTCTTTCAGTTTCATCTAAGGAGTCTGTCTCTTCCCACATTATCTGATCTACTTTAGATAAAATAAATTGGGCAATTCTTTCATTATCTTCAATAACTACTGGATCTGTGCCATGATTAATTACAATAATACCAATTTCATTACGATAATCACAATCAATACAGCCAGGAGTATTAACTAAACTGATACCCTTCTTTAGTGCTAGTCCAGATCTAGGTTGAACTCTAATCTCATATCCTTCTGGAATAGCTACTCTTAATCCTGTAGGAACTAAAGCTCTAGATCCTGGGTCTAATATTAAATAAGAAATAGGATGATTATCTCCTTTGAATATAAACTGACAATCTCCAAAAGCTTGAATAGGATTTTCTGGAGTAAGTCTAGCAAAATCTGCTCTTACATCTAATCCAGCAGCACCTACAGTTTCATATTTAGGTAATTGTTTATCCTTATTCATTCTTATTACTTGAACTTTTACTTTCGCCATATTACTTTCTTTTAGATTTTATACCATTTAGTGATTTAGAACCTTTGCCCTTACCACTATATTTACCATCACCCTCTTTTATCTTAGATTTAATTTTAAATATTTCATCAAAGTCATCTTTTGTTTTCCAGAGAAGGTTTTTCATTCCTGAGTATTTATATCCTATAGAATTTGGAGTAATATTCACTATTTCTATCTGAATGTCTTCCTCTCTTCCTTCGACTAGAATAATATCATTGATTATTAAATCTTCAGATGTCATAGTAATTCTTCTTCTGTTACCCTACAGAATTGAAATTCTGCATAAAATTTATTAGCTAATTCATTTAAAAATTCTGCAGTATATCCAGATTTTTCTTTAAATAGTTTTTCAACTTCTGCCTCTCTTTTATCAAATTCAGATTGGGAAGCAAACCAATCAAACGGGCCAAGTTCACATTCGCAGTCATCATAAATATCTATAAGTTTGTAATATAATGCTTCTTCTTCATCTGTAGCTTGATACTGTTTCTCAATTTCTTTGACTAAATTATCAGCATCTTCTTTGTTTTTAAATACTCCTTCTATTCTTTGATATTTATCCTCATACTGAGAAAAGAAAGACTCCACTATATATACATTCATTTTGAATAATTTTTAATTAATTCCTTAATATCTTTATTAGTAATAACTTTATTTACCTCTCCATAAGATACATATAGCATATTATCTTCTTCACTTCCATCAGTGATTTCCATAAAAGGCATATCTTTTGCTGCATATCTATTTAATATCACCCATCCCTTCTTAGCCTCTTTTGGGTAAGACATATCATATACATGAACATCTTCTGATATATCCTTAAATAGCTCTTTTAGATCTATATCTTTTGTAAGACTATTGTAAATAAAGTTTATTTTCATATAAATAACATTAAAATTAGAAACATTAAATATGAGAAACCATTAAATCTAACTTGATTTTCTATAAATATCTTTAATCCTTCATCAGATTCTTCTCTAATCTTTTCAACTAAAGTATCTACATTTTTGTAGATACTATAGTGAAGGTATATATAAATTCCAATAGCTATTGCTAATACAATTTTAATTAACATGCTTATAATATTTTCTAGTTATATCATGTATTATTAGATCATAATGATTAGCGTGATCTAGTGTATTATCAATTATATGAGATATTTCATATACAGCTTGATTGGTGTTAGGATTAGAGAGATCTCCAAACTCTTCTTTATAAGACCCAATTTTAATAAATTTAAATAGTCCTAAATCTAAATGTTCTGGAATAGAGTCTAAATAATCAGACCAATAAACAGCAATAAAATGTTGTTTAGATCTTGTTCTTAGTTCTTTTACAATCCTATTTATCCTATGAGAATCATTAATTAGGTCATTAAATATAATCATAGAATGATTAGATTTTAGATTATCTAAAATATCTTCAACCTTAGTATTGAAGGTAATGTCTTGAATTAAATATTTATCTGCAGAATCACAGATATAAGGTACTATATAATCCATTACTTTTCTTCAATTGATAATATATCTGGATCTGAATCTAACATTTCTAAAAAATCATTATCTACCATAGTGGAATTTTCTAAAACTTCTGAGTAATTTTCAAGAAGAATTTTTTCCGCCTCTTCTTCAGAATCAGCTTCAATAGTAACCTCATTAATTGAGTACCATTTTTCTATTGTTCCAAATTTAACCTTATACTTCATATTATAATTTAGTTATATCACATTGTCCACCACTACAAGATGCACCTGCCATTTCATCAGCATTAAGTAGTACATTTTTCCATTTAACTTTAGTCCAATCAATAGGGGTATAATTCTTAGTTATATCACACCAATCATGATAAAGCTGAACAGATTTAAGAGCATTAATCATTAACTTATAATCTGATATAAAATACTTATCAGCATATTTCTTCATTCTTCTCATGATCTCTCTTTTGGCATTAAGATTAGATACATGATTAAATGCAGTTTTGTCAAGATATTTCTTGACCTCTGCAACTGGAATCTCTACACTATTATCTAAAAGCTCTTCAATAAATTCTTCTGAATAATTTAATTCAGATAATAGTTTAGTCCAATTTCTATATTGCTGATAAGTTGCTTCTACCCATTTAGAGTGTGGTTGAGAATCCAGTTCAGAATCCTCTGATACATTAATTTCCTTAATATATTCTTTAGCATCAGCAGAAGTAGCATATAGCTTTTCACCCCTTCCATTAAATGTATCACAAGCTTTCCACAGATTTCCAAATACTTTTTCTGCATCAACTATTAATCCAGAAGCAAAGATGATTCCTTCTCCATATTTACTGATTAATTCAGAAGGTAATAATACTTCTGTATATGGAGGTTGATTAAAGTCTAGGTCACCTGATTGAGGAATGAATGAAACTCCAGCTAGTGTATGTCTGTGATTATATATATATTTAGCAACAGTATCCCATTCATAATCTGGAACTATAACAGTGTTAGATACATTATTTTGAATAGGATTGTTTTTTATCCTATTTCCTGCTGTAATCCAATTATTATATAATATATGAACTACATCTAATTGTTTTGTGCCTAAAAGTTCTGACTTTAATACTACATCATCATCTTCCTCAATGGCGAACATAATGCAATCATCTGTGTGATTATTAGACCACACTGATTCTACTACTGACTTAGGATTAAACTTCTTATAAACCTTACCAGCTTCCTCTTCTTTATTAACTTGTACTCTTCTAATATATCTTCTTGCATGAGCTCCATGACAACCTGGAGTATTACCAGTCATAGAAGAAAAATTACCATCCATATGTATTCCATTTAAATCGCAAATTTAAATGCGTTCTCTTATGAACTGCTACATGTCACCATGTAGATTAGACTATATCATCATCTTTCTCAACTGAGTTAAGATGCTTCCCGCTTCCATCACCATTAGCTTGTGATGTACTCTCTTTCGAGATAGTCGTTGAACCTTCTCCTAATATAGGAGCTTGGCTGCTGATTGACTTTATAGAAAAATTTACTAATAATTCTTTATCATCATTTTTAAACTTTTCTTTAAGTGTTTCCAGCAATTCGAGAAGTTTTTGTCTTATCTTTTCAGATAAGATGCCCAATAAACTAATTTTGCCTAAATGTAGTTTTTGATGACATGAATCACATAAACAAATTAGATTATCAGAAAAATGTGCATCTTTAGGTTTATCAAACAAATAATAGCTAATTATGTGATGCGCATTTAAATTATATTTTTCTGCACATCCACAAATAGCACACTTATTGTGGTCTTGAAGAAATTTATTAGAAATAGTTTTCCAACCTCCTTTATAACAAATTCCAGATTTAGACCCTGTAGTATAGAAGTGATTCCTCTTTCCACTAGATACTAAGGATCTATAATCTTCGTTAGACATTATATCAAAGTTATCAATATTTAAATTTAAAAAATTTCCATCTTTAGGAATCATTACATATCCATCTGGAAAAGGTTGCCTGTTATATAATTCCCATAATATTATATGAGCTTTTACTTGTCTTCCAGAAGAAGCTCTTGGATGATTTTGTATTGATATAACATATCTGGCAATTTTCCTATTTTTATCAGCGTAATTAATCACTAAATTATTCCTTAATTTAAATTCAATGGCATCCTTCAATTTTGGAATGTCCCACCAATGATTAATATCAGATTTATATTTTTCTATAATTCTTGAATTATAATCAGATATCTTAGGATATGGAAGTGTTATATTATTTTTTCTTAGATAACTATTTATATTTCTAATAATATTATCTTCTCTAGGTAAACCTATTAAATCACACACTTCTCTTGCAGAAAACATATCGTTTTCTACTAGACTTTTTAAATTTTCTATTTTCTCTAATTTTAGTATTAATTCTGTTTTCATATTTCTTATCTTTTAATAATTACAAAGATAAGAAATTACAACATTTAAACCTAATTATTTAACAAAATTTAACTTTTTCTAGGCTTAATGGTAGTACATCTACTAGACTCATTTATTCCTAATATCTTAGCTATTTTAGAATTCTGCTCTTTAACAATTCTTGCCCCCTCTTGAAGAGTTTCTTCATGTAATAAAACTTCAAGATTGCACATAATACCACTAATTGAAACTCCAATTAATGGATCATTTTTAACTAATTCCTCAGTAACAGATCCTAAGAATGGGAAGCTTTGATATGCAGCTTGAATAGTAGCAATTGTTGCAGCATCTTTACATGCTTTGTAAAAATCCTCTTCATTATCCATTTCTTTACCAGAGATGGTAACTAAATTACAAAATTGCCACCCGCTCTTACCATTAATAGTTGGCTTAAATCCAATTTCCCCACAAGGATTACAGCCTAACCCTTTATCACTTCTCCAATAAAATCCTGGTTCACCAAACTGTTTAGTAGCTTTAAATATTTTAATAAATGTTTCCCAAGATGTGGAATCTCTCTCTAATACAGCAGAAGCATTATATCTGCCTCTTTGTGGATTAGAATAGAACCAATCTCCTGTCTTAGAATTAAACATATCCTCATCATCTGGATCAAATAATATAATCACAGCTGATCTTCTAACACCCCCAGATAATACAGAATCAGCACAATATGCAATAATATCTGTAACGTTTAGTGGAGTTAATTTTTTAGACCCTTTGTAAACTCTATCTAATAGATTTTGAATATTTATAATAGCGTTTCTTAATCCATCAGGTCCAGGAGCTACAAACCCTCCTGATATTAAACTGCCACTAGGCCTAATTAAAGAATAATCAAACTTAGGATATGGAGTTCCTTCTATAAAATAATAATTGATTATCTGTTGAATAGCTAATGCCCATCCTTCTATAGAATCTTCTACTTGAAAAGTTTTAGTTTCTTCAGATAGTTTATCTAACATCTTAGGAAGCTTAATTACATGTTGTTTCTCAACACTTACTCCAGCTCCACATCCACACAATAAAACCCACTCTATCTCCTTAAATACTTCTAATCTATCTGCATATGTAAAAGCACAATTATACTGTCTACAGTGCTTATTTAGTATAGGACTACCTCCGAATTGCAATGCTCTTTGAGATCCAAATACTTTTTTAGATTTGTAAGATTCAAAAGCTTCCATAAAGTCATTAGAAAACTCAGCATTTTTAAATGCCTCTGGATACTTTTGAGTTAAATATGTAATATGCATATTCATAATTCTATCTACTGATTCCTCAAAGGTTTCTTTTCTTCCTAAGATAGAATTATATTTAGCATATTTACTTTGAAAGATAAAGTCGTTTAATGCTTCCTTCATTTAACAATTAATTAACATTTGATTTAACAATAAAGTTTTCTCTGCTGTGTTAATAATATCTTTACTATCATGAGATATAATATCTGTAAATGCATTGTATATTAGGAATAAACTAGCCTCTTCATCTTCTGGAATATAATAATCAGAATCTTCTTTAATAAATAAGTCCTTATAAGCATCAACAGCAGTGGCAACAGATAACTTAGCCTTACTTAATCCTGAATTATATTCATTTCTGAGAACAAAATCACACCAATGACCTAATTGTTGTTCAATAGATGCTTGACTCCTATCTATATAGGTATTCTTTAATTTCTTTAGAGTAGCCTCAAGATCAGAAGTCAATTCCATGATATTTTTAATAGGAGAATAGTCTAAATATTCAGCGGGCTTAATTTCCTGAACATTTAAAAAAGAAGGATTAAATACACATAAATTAGTGCAAGCCATATTTAATCCACCTCTATAGATTTTATATACAGGCTTTCTTACATCCAACCCATAAACTAAACCTATTACTTCTTTATGATTCTCAAAAGACCAATAAGATTCAGGTAATATTGCTTGTATATAAACTCTATTATAAGTTATATCCTTAGTATCTTCTGTAAGAGTTATTTGATCAGGGAGCTTTACTTGGCAGATGAAGTTATCTGTAAATTTAGACATTTTATCTATAAATGGTTCTACATAATCTCTAGTAGCTAAGTAATCTTTGTTTTTGATTTTAGTAGCCTTACCTTCTAGTAATTTATTTAATGTAATCTCCATATTTATTTAATATAAAAATAATTCCCATTTACATCAAAATATTCATCTACAAAAGTCTCACAATCTATATATGGGAGAATTTTGCCAATAATTTCGTGTGAAATGTTTAATTGATAATAAAGATATGACTCTACTGCATCTTCAAAATTGGAATATCCTTCAAAATAATCAAGATATTTTCCAAGAATTGAGTCAAAATCAACATCTAGGAAATCTGACCAACTACTATACTCTGGTTGTACTTGAAAATGTAGACCATGATAAATAACCATTTTATTCCAATACTCATATCCATCGAGTTTTAAACATAGCTCAAAAAATCCCTCCATCTCTTGTTTATCTTCAGGAAGATCAATACACAAACACTCATCATCCATAAATTCATCATCTAAATAATAACTTTCAGCCCTATCACCAAGTGTTTTGGGAATGGCCTCCCAAAATTCCTCAAACTTTGTATACTCATTAGTATCAAAAGTCCTATCATCAAAATATAGCTCCATATTAATTCAATTTAATTCTTCCTTCTAAGATTTCTCCCTTAGTATTAACAATATCATAATCTAAATAAGCATCATTATCTCCAAAATTAGCTCCAGTCCACTCACTACTTCCTAACATACATCCTACAGATCTATATCTAAATTTAAATCCAAAGGTGGTAGCAGATTGATGTAGATCACCTTTGATAAAATTAGCCTTAGATATTCCAAATTTATCTAACATAATATTTAAAATATTTAACTGAGCTTTAGGATCATTATTCACAGTTAATGGAAGATTCTTAAACATATTTAAATCATCTTTACCATGAGTAATGATAAAGTTCTCATTATATACTTTAAATAAACTATATACCTCATCAGATATACAGGTTTGAACATTTGGATACCTATTATTTAATAAATTCTCAAAAGACTTTTGACAAATCCATTCTCCAGTTCCTCCATGATTACTTTCTCCTACTGCATAATATCTAATCTTCTCAAATTTAAGATTAGTATGAATAAGATCAAACAGATAAGTCATGGCTTCCATAAACCATTTATAAATCTCCTTATCTCCTTCTTGAATTTGAGGTAAAATATGTCCGCCTCTAGAAGTTTGGCCCCCAAATCCATCAATAGTATCACCTAAATTGGCCACAATGATTTCTTCAAAGTGCATGTTTAAGAATGGAGAAATCATTTTATCAATTCTTCTCTTAATTTCAGGAAGGTCATAAGGATGATAGAATGTAGAAGTAGGTTTCAAATAACACCCAATGTGCCAATCTGAGGGATATAGTATCAAAGTCTTTCCAGAGTTCGGAATAGGAGACATTCTTTTTATTTCAAATCCTTTAAAATCTATATCCTTAGTCCACTCTTCAATATTAGATCTCTCTTGTTTTAACTTCTCAATCTCCTTTGCCTGATCAGTAATAATACTGTTCTTATATTTAATTTCGTCCTTTACAGCACTTTTGGCAACTCTGTCCACAGAATATTGGAGTAAAAGTTCTTTTAGCTCTTCTTCTGTATGAGACTCTACAAAATGAGGAGCAAATGGTTTACAGTCTTTGGTGATTTTGAATGCTCTAAGAACTTTCTTCAACTCATTAATATTAAATTGTGGGAAAGATTCTAACACCTTTCTAGCACTCAATTTAGCACCCTCATTAGAATACTGGAAATATAGAGTTTGCATTTGATTCAAGGTTAAACTTCCCTCAATGGGATCTTTACCATGAACTAATATCTTATATCTATATTCTTTAATCTTACCATCTAATCCTCTAACGCTCTCTCCAACAACTCTCCCTTCAAATTCATCTTCTTCATCCTCTACACTAATAATTACTTCACCCTCTTCTTCAATGTTCTTTTTCTTCTTTTTACTCTCATTATATACATATGGAGAAACTCCTGAATTTTTAGCTAATTCTTTATACCAACATCTTAGTCTATCCAATTCAGATTGCGGAATAACATCCTTACAACTAATATATAATCTATTATAAATATATTTTTGTGTTAATCCATAATTAGATTCTAAATCTTCAAATGTTTTTATGCTAGAATCATTACAAATATTAGCTAAAGCCTCTTGAGATATTAATTTTTTCGCCATTTTCAAAATACACTTTTAAGGCAGTTACGCCGTTAATACTTTATGTTTGTAAAATTATAAATAAAAAGAGGCACATGATGATAACTAGATCACCATGTGCCTCTGAAAGAAAGTCTAATATGATTGATTATTCTTTTTCAAGTCCAAATACATAGAATTCTCCTTGTTCTGCTGATTTAGAAGGTGTATAGATACATCTGAATAAGATTTCTCCATTCTTAGAATTTTCATCCTCTACAACTTCTTTGGTTTTTCTACAAATATAATCTCTCTTGTTAGCTGTAGTCAAATCTTTTGCAATTGCCTCAGCTTCTGCCTTAGTAGTAGCTTCGTTATTTACAACTTTACCGATTTCTCCAGTTTCGTCGTTATACTCACATACATTATATTTGGTCTCCCATTTAGTTTTTCCTTCTTTCTTATAAGAAATTACGCTATAAGGGCGAAGTCTTGTATCCTTTTGAGCTGGATTTTTAACAATGTAAGCACCACCACCAGAGGTCATTTTCTTAGAATCAATAAATTTTTGACAGAACTCAATAAACTTAGCACTTCCAAATGTAGGTTGTCCCTCATTTTTCCATTTTGTAGTTGCATTGTGTTTGATCTCTAAGTTAAGGTCTTTCATTGCTTCCTCTTTATCATACCCATAAACAATTTCAGTAACTAATTTTGCCATAATCATTAAAATTTTAAATTAAACTATTATAATTAATAAATATATTTTCCCTTAATTTTATGATACAAAGATAAGGGAAATCTTCATACTTTCCAAATTTTGCTAAAGAAAAAATTTCTTAAATTCATAGAAAAAATTTCTTAAATTTCTTGGATTTATCTAACTTATTAATATTTATCTACTAAAATGGGAGGAGTAAATTTAATATCTTACAGATTTCATTTTTAAAATCTCCTGCTGTCTTTAGTCCAAATGTATTAACCTTATCACATCCTTCTGCTAAAGATTCTGCAAACGGTAGAAAATTCACAAACCATTCCTTATCTAAATCACATAGTTTATCTTTAAGAAGCTTTGGGATAAATGCATCCATTGTCTCCTCTGGATGATTCTTCTTATAAGCCCTAAATATTGCATTTAATAAAGATACTAACACTAATCTATTATCTAAATCGGGAACTGTTAATAATCTAAATCCAAATGTTCTATTTATAAAAGCCTTCTTCTCATCATAGGTAAGTAAATTAAAACTATTACAGGCATCATTAATCCTGTATTCATTCAATTCTTCTTTTTCCATGATGTTATTCTTTTAATAATTTCTCTCTATTATATTCAGCATAAGCTGCATATTTCAAGAGTTTTGCAAATTCCTCAAAACCTTTCTCTGCCCATTCATTAGTTACTCTAAAGACGGAAGTAGAATAATTGGGAATTGTTGATACTACAATCATATTTAGGTTTGTAGTAAATTCCTTTAAATCTATATTAAACTCTCTTTTTACATACTGCCTTAAAACCCATATATACATACCCATCTGGCGATAGTAATGATAGTGTTGGAATGATCCTTCTAAGAATTCTCCAGTTTCATTTCTAATACTTCCGGGGAACATATAAACAGCCTTTCCAGTAGTCTTTAAATCATTAAGTGTTAAATATTTGTTATCTAAATCTATGCTCCAGTTGTCTATTTTGATCTTTAATGCTAAATCTTGAGAAACTATCTCTGCATTTGGATCAGTTAAACTATTAGGAAACTTAACTGTTACATTAATAAATATTGCATCTTCATTTCTATTGATTATATCATATCCCATAAAGTTGAAGGCATCAGGACGTAATAGATTCATTGCATCTTCATTCCTTCTTAACTGTTCTATACAAGATAATACAATTGGTCTAGTGGTCTTATCTAATACAATTTGTTCTTTAGAAGGCTTAAAAGACTGTAATCTTTTTAAATATTTATAATAATCCCAACCACTTTCTAATAGAGTTCTTAATCTCTTTTTAGTTAATTGATTAGTATAATATCCAACATCCTCCGATGCAAATATAATAGATTCACCTATTTTGTAACAATATTCTCCTTTTTCATTTTTCTTATTTCGGTAATAAAAGATTCTATCAATCATCATTCCAGCTTTTGCAGTTGGTTTTAACTGATCAGAGATTTCAAAACTCTCTTCTTGAAGAATAACTTCATGAACTGCAGTTCCAACTGAAAGTGATGTAGATGAAGCAGATTGTAGACCTTTCAAGTATGTTTCAAAAGATCCTCCTTCATCTGGATTGATTAACTTTAACTTAGAATTAGATATATAATTTCTATATTCTGAGCTAAAGTAAGTTTCATCATCTATTTCCTTACATTCAACTGAATCATAGTCTGGTATTATTTCAAATTTATTTAATACTTCTTCAGAGATCATTTATTGCTGAATATCATAAATGATTCTTACTTCATATTCAGAAATGAGTTCGGATAAAATACTATCTTGATTTAATATAGATCTTACTTTTTCTAGTAGAAAGTCTTTTACACAAATTGCAATTTTGTACTCTCTTTCTAAATAAGTAGGGCAATATACCGTAACATATAAATCGTAATAATTGAACTCATTATCAAAATCTTCACTTTCTAGTATTTTGTCAATAATATATTCTTTTAATATAGCATTTGCAATAGTGCTACAATCAAAGAACTCATTACTTTGACAAAGTTGTTCACTTGCATCCATAATACCATCATCAGAAACAGGAAGATCAATTATATCCTTTATAAATTGATCATCTACTTCAAATATCAGCTCTAAGGTTCTTTCTAAATTGCTCATATTTTTCTTTTATTTCATTATAATTTAATGAATAAATCCTAAGATCTGTATTGAAATGTCTATTGTGAGGAGCATCTATTAGTAATGTGAATACACCTGACTCATTACAACTCTTAAAATTAGATACTGAATCATCAATAAATACATCACATTTACCCTTAATAAGTCTTGCTTTATTACCATGTTGATATAACATTTGATAAATAGGCTTATTCGGAAATCCATTTTTGCTTAACCACTCCTTAGTATAAGATTTTGGATTTACTCTTTTAGTGCAATATGCAACTATTGGAGATTCAACATCTCTTAATTTAGGCACATTTAACCAAAAATCTTTATTATGTCTCAATTTAAAAACATTTCTAGTAATCACATGATCTATCAATCTATAAGGATGATGATCTGTATCAAACCATTCTTTATAATACTCCATCCAGGAATTTATTGTATCATCAATATCTATAATAATTCTTAAATCTTTCACTGGTTTAAATAATATTGTTTAGCTTCTTCAACTAAATTTAATATCCTCTCTGTTCCTAACTTCTTATATAAATCAGTTAGATCTTTTGCTTTATATTTCCTAGGGATTAGTAAAACTTGAATCTTAGGAAATTTCTTTTTAATTCTCTTACTATTAGCTACTCCTGCTAAGTCAGTATCATATAATAAGAAAATTTTCCTGAACTTTATAACTATATTATCCCATTGAGCTTCAGTTATAAATAAATTCTCAGAATTTGGTGCGATTGCAGGAATTCCTAATTCATAGCATAACATTACATCCTTCATTGATTTTGTTATTACTAAAAATTCTCCAGACTTGGGCATCATATGGAATCCTTGAATCATTGTCTTATTCCAGTTAGATATGAAACGATACTTTTTATTTTGAGGATAATAGATCCTCCAGAACTGTTTTTTACTATCTCTCGATGGATAAAAATACCCAAAATTGAAACTAGTAGGAGTGGAATAAGAATAAATCTGATCATTTAGAAATACTATTTCACAAGAGAAGACAAAAAACTTCTTTAGTGTAGTAAGTCCTATACCAAAACTTCCCCACCAATCTAATTCTTCTTTAGTAAAGTCTTTTACTTTAACTTTAATGATAGATTCTTCAGATGGTTTGAGAACATTATTAGTATATTTTTTAATACAAGATTTATGTTTTTCTAGTTCAGGATTAAGTAAAATACCAAAGTCATTGGCTATAATAGCCAATGCCTTATGGTATGATACATTGTACTTAAATTTAACAACTTCTACAAAATTCCCATAAAAATCCCCACGAAAATCTTTAAAAATAAGTCTTCCAGCTTTATCTCTATAAAAAGAACAAGTTGGAGTATTATCTTTCCTAAGTGGAGACTTAAATAGTCCTTTTTTTACTGGAATCCCTAAATAATGTTCCATATAAGTCTCCTCAGAATTGTGCTTTAATAATTCTTCTTGAGTTAACTTCTCTGGAAATATTCGTAACTCCATTTGTTGTTATTATTAAAGACTGCTTAGATCAATATCATCAAAGTTTACTTGATCTACACTTTCAGAGCCTCCAGCAATAGGAGCTGTATTAGATGCTGCAGGAGCAGACATTCCCATTAATTGAGTAGTAGAAGTAGCTTCTTTAGCTGCTTTCTTTCTCTTTTCAATTTGACTCATTTCATAGTCAGAGAATGCAATTTCTCTTTTCTCTTTAGTCAATAGATCAATATTTCCAAGGAAGTTATTATTAACATAATACTGTCCTTCTCTATTTAATGCAACAAAGTTTGGAATAGTAGCGAATCCTTGTTTATTTTTAACTAGTTTAAGTTTACAAGAAGGATTTTTATCAGATTTAATTACTTTAGAGAACAAAGTAATCATCACTTTCTTAAATGCATCCCAGCTATTAATTCCAGATAAGCTATTTTTACCAGTAAGTAAGCTATTATAATACTCTGGGCAAAGTTGGCTCATATATTGCTTAAATTTAGCCATAGTAGTTTCATAAATAGATGGTAATTCTATCTCAGTTTCTTTACCATCTACTACTCTCTTAAAGGTATTTCTCTTTGCAGATTGTTCTGTAATAGGGAAAGTTTTATCAGCATAAACTTTACTATTTTCATCAATAGTTCCAGTTTCAGGATTTATCTCAGCAAACTCCATAACTAATACATGATATTCCTGACCAGGAGCGCCATCTTTTTCTTTACCTTTAATAACTTCCTCTCTTACATCTTTTAATTTTACATCATAAATAGCATCGCCTTTAAGAAAATTAGATTCACCTGCTGTTGCTTTTACATCTTTATTAGCTAAATCACTTCCAAAATTCATATTCATAATATATAGTATTTAAATTTAATATTTATAAATCCTCAACCCCTTCAATCTCTCTCAAAAGATTGTCTATGTTACTATCTGACTTTTTATTAAAATCAAAATCTAAAATATTAACAGAAGAATCTACTCTAGATTTACTATTAGGTAAAACTGGAGTATAAGAGAATTTAGTATCTGGATTTAATCCAACTACATTTTCTTTCTTCTGAGATTTATTAGATTTCTTCTTTTCTTTATCTTCATCATCATAGGAATCAAGGTCTTTATTACCTTTAAATACCTTATCATCTGCTGTTATTGTGTTTTGTCCTATTAATTTACATATTCCAGATCCTTCAAAAGTTTCTTCAAATGTAAATTCCTCTCCATATATAACTAATTCTTCCCTTTGTTTGCCTCTATAAGAAACTGTTAAACTCTTAGTAAGTTTATTTCCAGCTTCTGGATCAGCAAATACTTCCGACTTAGCTATAATAGGGAAATACTCTCCGTTAAAATCTTTAAATCTAATACATAACCTATCTCCAGGCTCTGCTTCTAATAAATCAATTAATTTTTGAGTTAGAACAAGTTTGTTATCTTCAAGTTTGATTATATCTTCATTCTTTTCTTTTTTCTTTCTTCCAGTAGTTTTAGTTGTAGATTTAGTAGGTGAAGGAATAACTTCCTTCATCTGTTCCACAATCTTATCAAGGCCAGATGTGCCTTTTTCTGTAACTAATATATTAGATACTGAATAACTAACTGGATCGAAATCAAATGAAATATTTATCATTCTTCGTTATTATATTTATCAATTGCCTCAACTACCATTTGTAGATTATTAGGCATAGTAAGTGACTCAAAACATCCAGCTGGAGTTTTAGCTGTATTAGTTCCGTCATAATTAGTGATAAACTCATATACCGGTTTATCATTATCATCAAGACTCTTTCTTGTAAAGATTACATAAGTGAATAATCCTTCAACAGTAATAGCACTGTCAAGCATTTTTCCAATTGTCTTCATCTTGTATTGAGGATTTATTGCATCTCCAATATTTTCAGAGTGAGTCATTATAATAATGTTTAAATCAGGTCTTAAGTTTATAGCTTCTTTTAAGACAGAATAAAAGTGAGCAGCTATTTGAGTGAATTTGTCATAAGATTTTTCCTCAGCTCTATTCATTAACTCGAAGGACATGAGATATTGCGCATCGTCAATAATTAAATTCTTAATATCAGGTCTTCGATCACTAATAAACTGCATAAATTTCCTAATTTGCTCTACATTTGAGCTATTAAATAAATTTCCTTTTGGGTTGGTTTTGCCATCAAACAGAGTATATTTCTTTTGAAATCCTTTAATTGGTAATGGCTTGTTAGCCACACTTATTACAACTGTCTCAGTAGGATTTAGAAATCCAATACTAGTTGACTTTCCACTTCCAGATTCTCCTACAATTCCTATTAAATTTGCCATTAATCAAAAACAAAATTAAAGTTTAACCCACTACTTCCATCAGAACTATCTATATCATTAAATAAATCTTCCGTAGAAGTAAAATCTTTTTCTTCATCTAATGGTGGTAATTTATCTAGGATGTTATTATCTGATAATGGTTTGTCCATGTACAGATAATTATAATCTAATATCTCATCATAATTTAAGGCTCCATCATTAGGATTGGGCAATTCTTTATAATACCCTATTTCTCCTCTAAATAATATACCCTTCATTACATCTGAGACTCCATACCTATGCTTTAGGATTTGAATAATCCTAGCATGGTCTCTTAATTTCTTTATATCATAACCTTCACAAGTGGTTCTCTTCTCTCTATGAGGATAATATATACCAATAACAACCTCAGAACCTTGAGCAGGCCCAGAAGCATCAGCCATATCATCCAACTGAAGATATTGATAACCGCCATTTCTTCTATCCATAGATTTAATTTGTCTATTGGCCTGTTGAACTAAAGCTACTGTAAGATTACACAAATCTCTTAAGTTGATTAAATAATCAGCACAAGTATTGATTTCCGTTTTCTTATCTGATCCAACTAATAGCCTCATATGGTCAATAACGACAATTTTATACATATCTGGATTCTTAGGAACATAGATTTCCATACTTTCCTCTTCCATAAAAGTTCCAAAGTTGCCTGCCCATTCTCTAACTACATTATAAACTCTAACTGCATTAACAGCTTTGTCATAAATAGTTAAATGTTGAACAACTCTTTCCAACCAAGCCTTAGCCTTACATATTAATTCAAATTTATCATCATCCAAAATACCCCCTAAAGATAAAATTTCTTTATAAGATATTTGAACATGGAATTGATCTGAAATAAATAAACTTAATAACTTAGCTAGTAATACTTCTGGACTCATTTCCAAGGAAAAGTATAAAATTTTTACAGGAATATTATTGTGCTCCAAAGCATACTGTAAAGGTTTATATACATGAGTAAATAATGTGTAGGTTGTCTTTCCTGATCCGCTGTCCCCAAATATTGTGCTCATAAACCCCTTTTGTATCCCGTATGTATATTTATCTAAATCTGGAAGACCAGTAGGAATACCTATATTCTTACCTTCTCTTCCTGCCTCTATTCTTTTATATAATGAATCTATTACTCCCATTAGATAAGAATACTAGATTGATAAGTTCCTAACCCCTCTTGTATAGCCTTTTGAATCTCTCTCCACTTCTCATTAATAACAAAAGTAGCTATACTATAATTAATTAAATTGTTCTCCTTAGCATACTCTAATAACTTAATTATCTGAGTATGAGTTTCAGGATTCCATTTAATTGTTTTTCCATAAAAGAAAAAGAAGTCGTCCATAGAACCAAAGTGATTTCCTGTAGTGATATTTCTAGCACCAACAGGCTGTCCATTTATATAAATGAATGTTGGATATGTTAAGAATAATTCTTTCCCCAATTCACCAGAGTGCTTTAAGAAGCTCTTGATAAAATTGGCTGTGAAAGGTATGTCTGGATAAGATTTCCCATCTTCTCCTTTTACGAAATTAAATTGGAGATCATCTATATCTAAATGATCATTCTTTTTAACCTTAAATTTCTTTAAGATTCCTTTGTTTTGTAGAGATTCTATTATATCTAACTTTAATCCACCAACTATTTTAGAATATTGTTCTAAAGGTTGTACTCTACTTTCTGGATAGTTAGCGAGGAATAACAACTTTATGATCCACCATTCCTCAGCAGTGAGACCATATTGTGTCAATAGATTTAATTCCTTATCTATTGCAATAGAGATTTTTTCCATGAATGTTTAAATTTATATTGTTAGACAATACAACTTAAACAACTGCAGTTAATTCTAGGGTATTAGATGATATGCAGATGGAAAATTAGTTGCTAATTAATCATTTTTTGTTCTACACTTTTTACATTGAGTTGTGATCCAACCTCTCCCTTCTGTAGTTACATCAATTGGAGAACCACATAGTTCACAGACTTTATAAGATAACTCCTCAGCCTCATCTGTCATATCATAAAACTCTTTAGGAGCATTAGATATATAGAATCTTAAGCCTCCGAATTTTTCTTTAATCTGATCAATGCGAATTTGTTCGTTTTCTGGTTTGTTTTTATTATATTTGGTAATTTTCATATAGATAGGAAGTATAAGTCCATACCACCCATATCCACACTCAATGCCAAATAATTCAAAAGGATATTTTATTCTTCTATCCTCTTTTTCAACTTCATCTCTTAATTCTTTTAAGAACTCAACTAAAGATTCTTTAGTTTCCTTTTCTAGAGATCCTACATCTAAAATCTTGTCTAGTTTTTCTAATAGTAACATCTTTTTTTATTTTTGAAATTTACCTCTTCTATTCCATTCTATCTCATCACCAAGTACATTAGCTACTAGGTTTTGTATAAACTCATCAGGACTCTTCTCATGATTAACTAAATAGTTAAGAGCTCTTAGTCCTATAACCTGCATAGTTTTAATTTCCTCTTGGTTCTTGATAATTAGGTCTAGTTTATTTGAAAGTTCTTCCATACTTAATATAAATCTTCGGAAAATAATGGCAAATAGATGTCTTTAAATTTAATTTCTGAATCTGAATAGCCATCATTATCTAGTAAAACATTTATACAGTGAATCTCAATATCTGGAGCATCTTTTTTAAATACTCTTTTAGTATATTGACCAGCTTCATAGGCTATTTTCATCCCTTCATATCTATCTACAAATCTTCCTTTAGATGTATAAAATCCTTGGTCTTTAGGTTTCATAGATATTTCCTCTTTAAATCTTTGATAAATATCATGGTGCCTATATCCAATTTCTATATCACAGATGTCATTAGTACCTTCCCAATAAGGACTTCCATTAGTAGAGAATCTTTTGGATTTTCTTCTTACAGCTGCACATAGAATATATTCCTTAGTATTATCCATAATCAATAATTATTTAACATTATAGGTCCTTCAATTCTTTCTTCAAGAATTTCCTCACCGTCTAACAATCTATCTAACATCTTTTCTGTAATAGTTATATAATCATTCTCTTTTGTACTTCTTCTAAACCATTCTTCTTCAACAGTATTCTTCAATACAAAAGTAAAAGCTTCTGGAATAATTCCATCCTTTCTCTTAGATAACAATCTTCCAATCTTCTGCTCTTTTACATCAAAAGATGAATTATTACATAACATCAATGCTAGATTACATCCATTCAACTCCATTCCTAAGGTAATCCCATTCACAGCTGATAAAACTCCAGAAACACAATTTTGAAAATCTGACAATTCTCTAATTTTTTCCTTATTACTCATATTAGAGTTATAATAAAAACCCTGAAATTTACGTGAAATTTCAATTGTGGGAGAGAATATTATAGTTTTCGATGTCTTCCTTTTCTCCAAAATTTTCTTAGCTAATTGGGTCTTTTTTGGATGGGACTGTATGAACTCTATTCTTGCTTTCAATTCTCTGTTAAATCCAAATGTACAAGCATCTGTTATCTTTGGATTACATTTTTTGAAATCAGTAATAGTTCTTCTTACATCCTTACTTTTAACACATGACATAGCCAAATTGAAATCTTGATTAAAGAAATTAAAGTACTTTTGAAATTTCTCATCATGCTCCTTATATTTATCTATATCCTCAACATCAATGATTAATTTATATTCTTTATACTCATTAATCCATCCATTCTTAATTGCCTCTTCTTTAGATACTTTATCTATAACAGGACAAATAACAGATAATTTTAGATGCCTATTATCTGATCTCTCTAAGGTTGCAGTTAATCCTAGTAATAATTTAAATTGTATTGAATATAATTTAATATTTACTTCAGATACAGATTTATGAATCTCATCTACTATCAATAAATCACATGATTTTATATTTTTAATTACATAATCATATGTATAAGCTTTACATTTACCATAAAACCCCTTATCTAATAATAGATTGAACCATTGATATTGTAAAGCTTGAGTAGGAACCGCTATTATAACATTCTTACTTGGATTAGCATTTAAGAATCTTCTAATAACTTCTAAAGCTAATAGACTTTTTCCCATACGTGTAGGCCACTCTACTAAACCTCTTCCTTTATTAGCTTTCCATTTATCAATTACTTCTAGTATTTTCTCAGACTTTTCCATATTAAGAACCTTCTTTTTTATCAAACTCTCTTAGTCTATGGTAAACTAAGTCTGAACATCCTTTTAATACATTTAAAGAACTTTCTTTAATTGACTCATTCTTGGATCTTTCATATATTTTACATAAACCATCAATCCAATTTTGAGCCTCTTCAAGCTGTTTCCTGTTTTCACAGGATAATATTACTTTATAGACTTTATCTTTTGCTTCTATTTGTTTATCTAAATCCTTCATAAGTTATTTATTCATGTATCCAATGATCGGAAACTACTACATCCGCATCTAGCTTCACAGTAGTACAAAATACATCTCCGGCTTTCTTCATACAGGTAACTAATAATTTAGCTATCTTATCTGCAATTTCTGCTGGAGCCTCTAGATTTGCCTCATCATGAACTGGAATACAATATTTAACAGTAAATAGGAGATTTGCTTTCTTTAGAGAATTAAATAGTTTAATAGAGAATAATTTAAAACACATAGCACCAGTACCTTGTATTCTATAATTAATAGACTGCTTCTCAGAAGCTGCCTTTCTTTTAAAATACTTCTTAACACTATATACTGTGCTATTATCAGTATCCCCCATTGCTTTCAATTCCCTATATTGTTGCCAAAATTCTTGTGTGAATGTAGAAGCAGTTTTTATTAATTCAGCATAGTCATAAATATATGCTTTATGCCTAGTAACTGGATTCAATAATATATAACCTTTCTCCATTACATCCTTTCTACAAAAATCTTGATATAATTTTAAGCCTGGAAAACCCTTCATGTAATCCTCATAAATTCTTTCTCCCTCTTTCTTAGTAAGACCTAAATTTTGGGCTATAGTATTTCCATCTCCTCCGTAATTTACACCAAATTCAACACGTTTACCTTTGGCTCTAAAATCATGAGCTTTAGCCTTTATATCTTTCACTTCAATTCCTTCTAGTTCTTTAGGAAAAGCCATTTTAGCAGCCAAAGAATGAATATCTCCATCACCATTTAAAAATATATCAATCATTGCCGGATCTTGAGAAACATTAGCAATAATTACAGACTCTTGAGACTTATAATCTGCAGAAATCCACAAATTTCCAGGTTCTGCAATAAAACATGCTCTGGTTTCTTCATCACTAGGAAGATTCTGTAGATTTAAATACTTTTCTCCAGTTTGTCTGTTCTTACCACCACATGATAATCTGGCAGTATCCATTAATTGATTAAATTGAGTATGGATTCTTCCAGTTATTGGGTTGATTTGTTTCAAAAAGTTTTCTCCATAAGTACTAACCACTTTTTGATTAGCTCTATAGTTTAGATACACTTGAGCTATAGGAGAAATTGACTTTTGAGGTTCTATGATTTTGGCATCAATAGATTTCTTAGACTTACCTGTTTCTTTATCAAAGGTTTTTAGATTAAATCCTAGTAGTTCGAATAGAGGAATTACTTGTTTAGCTGAATTCCAGTTAATGTTGCATTTAGGAGTAGTATCAAATCCTGAGAAGAGGTCTCCTTGAAGATTGATAGAAACAAATTTATAAGGAACTTCATATATATAATAAACTTCCCCGTTATTCACAATTCTATCTACATTTGAAGCTTCATTAGGAATTGTGGAAACTTCTTCGTATTCCTTCATCCTATCTTGAATCTTTAAATACTTCTTAACCCAATACTCTTTAGATCCCTTATTCTTTACATAATACTCTGCAACCCAATCATTAAGCTCTTTTTCAGCTTTAAGTAATCTCTCTTTGTCTTTAGCCATTTTAGCTTTCCACTTATCCACGTCTAATTTAACCCCACAATATTCAATGTAAGCTAAAACTTTAACAAATTCATTTTCAAATCTAATTGCTTCTAATAGATCAGCTTTCTCTAGTTTAATTAATTGTAACTTTCTAATATCAGGGAGATATTTAACATCATTACAACCATAAACTACTACTTCATCAGTAAGACCTACATTTATAATCTTACCTCTGACAGTCTTATCCATTACAACATTTAAATAATTCATGGCGGCATCTTTAAGACCCATGCCATGCATACCAGGAGGATAACCTAACCAAAGTAACTTTTCAGCTAAATAACCATCAAATACATTATTAATCAATATTCTTTGATGATAGAAAAACTTTAAGTCAAATTTTGCATTCCATAAAATAAAAATTCTATCAGATTCAAGATAATCTTTATACAGCCTAATATCAACTGTAGTACAATCAATCATAACTTGATTTTCATAATCACCTATCTGAACTGATAAAAGTTTTTTTGTATAAACATCGAATCCTTCAGTCTCAGTATCTAGACCAACTATTCTCATTGGTTCTAGAATCTTTAAGGATTCTTCTACTGAAATAACTTTGTAATTATCTGAATTAAATAAAGAATTCTGATTACTTACAAAATATCTCATTTATATTACTGAATAGTAAACTTTTTTACTTTAGCAACTTTCTTAATCTGAGATTCTAAAGTTTCCCATCTTTCAATGTGATCTCTGACATTTCTTTCAAGATCAAGCAATAATTTATATCTCAAGATTTCTAATTGCTCAGTAGTTAAATCTTTGATTTTAGATGGCCGTAGGATTAACATTAATCTTAACTCTTCTACTGTTAATCCTCTAGAATTTTGTTTAAGAACTTGATAATCCTTCAATTTTAAATATTGTCTTGCAACTTCCAATCTAGGAGTTTTAGAGTTAATTCCATTCTTTAAAGCAAATGTTTTTAACTTTTGAACATCATCTCTATCAAACCAAACTCCTCTTTTTAACAAGAAAGATTTAGTTAAATGAGAATTATCAAAAACTCCTAATCTGTCATTACAAGCGTCTAAAATCAATTGAAGATTAATCTTATTATATTTAGTAGAAATATCATATTCATAATATTGTCCAAATGTAGACACCTCTGGATTAATTTCTACCCCATTCTCTTTATTCTTATCAATAAATTCAATTATGGCTTCATTAAGAGCATATCTAGTAAAATTCTTATTAGCCTGTTGCATTTCTCTTAACAATAGTTCTGCCCCAATTTTATCCTTTTGGGATTTAATCAATGCTAAGACATTATATCGTCCAGGACTTAACTTATCATTATTCCTTAACATACTCTCACAATGATCATAAAATTCCTGTAATTGTTCTTGAGAACAATCCATTAATTTGACCTCATCCTGAGCATTTCCATTATCTCTATCCTTAGGATACCTCCATACAAATGTATTCACATCATTTTCTTTTTCTCTCAACGCTTCTTTTAGTTTATCTCCTATAACTGCTGCCATAATTAAATAATTTAAACAATAACTTTAATCTTAAAATCATTATCTGTCTCCCTTTTAATGATTTCACTACTATCCTTTATAAATTTAACAAAAGCAATATGGGTATAATTATATGGAACAAATCTTTCTTCATCGTTTTCTCCTACTTTACAATACCACTTAGTTATTCCAGCTAAAATAAGATAATAGGTTAGATACCCAGTATCCCCTATATTAATTTCTGACTGTATCCAATTTGGGTATTTAGTTACCATAAGATATTCCCCAGTATCAAGATCAACAAAAACATAAGTAGTATAATATCCATCCTCTTTTTCTAATAATTGTACTCTACTTGTACAAGGGAGAGGAGTAGACTTAAGTACTTCATCATCAATCATTAAAATGATAATGTGTTTTCAATGATTGTTGTTGCTTTGTTAAATAAACTAATATCTCATCAATCTCCATAGGACGATACCAAACAGGCCAACTGATTTCAATTTGGGCAACATCATGATCTTTTAAATTACCATGAGTATGGCCAAATATCTGAAATCCACCTTTTTGTTTCTTCCACCAATCTAACATAGGATAATGACAAAGTTGAAAGGTAAACTTTCCTTCATCAGTATTATCTAAACTATATTCAATGACTTGCAGAGGAGAACAAACTTTTTTAAATACCTTATTCTCCACATAAAAGTTCACTGCTTTATCTGTATCATGATTACCTTGTATAAAATAAATATCACCTTTTAATTCTTTTAATAAACTCAATACTGTGTTACTTTTTTCATACAAGGTAATATCCCCTAACAGGAATATAATATCATTCTCGGAAACTATATTATTCCAAGTTTCTACTATATCCCTGTTCATCTCCTCAATAGTATCATAAGGTCTATTATCATAGGATAATATATTCTTATGACAAAAGTGCAAATCTGAAGTAAAATAAATCTTCCGATTTTCCTCTTTCTTAAATTTTAATATCACTCTTCTGAAATGTTTATTATAAGAGTTTTATCATCAGTTATTAAATCCCTTGATAGTTCTACTCCATTTATAAGAAAATATTTTTTAGATCTATTATCTATTAGAATTATTTCACTTTCTCCTTCTTCATCAGTAAGATTCATTAGAATATCTAATAAATTCCTAGCTTTTAAATATTCCCTAGTCCCCATTTTCTTGATTAAAAGTTAAGAAAATACAGTTAGGTTCTCCATTTTTGAGGCCCTCTTCTGATTGAGTAGTAACACACTGAATATCAAAATCTTCTTTAAAATTTGTAATCTTTATTTTATCTTTATCTGTAAAACCCTCTTTTTCTTTAAGGTAATTGATTTCTAATAAAAGTTCTCCAATTAACAATTTAATGCTTAGTTTTTAAATGTGAATAGATTAATTTAACTTTTCCCTCTAAATCTTCTAGAGATCCATCATTCTCGATGATATAATCAAAATTGTTATAATTATCAAGATCTGTTTCAGAAGGATGATTAGAAATATCCTTAGGAGATTCATTATGAGGTCTATTAACTCTTATTAAAATTCCTCCTCTGGATTTAATAGCTTCTGCTTCATTTAAATACCTCACATCAGTAATTAGTATTATTTCTTCTTTTGATGTAGAAGGTAAGGAATTGAGTAATAAGTTTACCCAAAAATCCTCTCCATACTCATTTCTGAATTTGGTTCCAAAGAATTGTAAGGCTTCTCTATAGGTAACTACACTATACTCTTTAAAAATATCATTATAAAAGATTTTGTTACTAGGAACTACATGAGTAATTATCCCATTTTGAGAGATCTTAGTAAAATCAGGAATTGTTTTAGATTTAAATTCTTGAGAATCTAAATCTTCTTTATGACACCCAACTATTGCCGCAACTATTGCTTTTAATTTATCAGCAAAAGAACGTCTATAAAGAGCATGAAATTTTCCTCCACAACCATTTTCCCAAAAATCATTTACAATTATATCGCCTATAGTATCTTTGCCAGATTTGATCTTACCGCTAATACCTATTAACATAATATTGTACTTTCATCATTAACTATTAAAACTATATTAGAATCAGTTACATCTAAAGTTATATCTACTCTTTTGCTTCCACAATCACAAAATGTAATTGAAGAATTTTCAGGAGATCTATCAGGATAAGATCCAGTAGTAACTTTCATTGAAGGAGTATGCCCAACAAATTGTCTATAACCTAAAAGATACCTGTTGAAAGTTTCTCTTTGATCTGCCCACAATGGGCCACCTTCTGGTGAACAACCCCCTCTTAATCTACTAATAGACATAACTTTATCTAACATAGTATAAGAATCGAATGAATCATTAATTACTTCTTCTAAATTATCTAACTGAAAGTCTTTAAACTTCTTCCAATCCTCTTCACTAATTGTCTTCCAATGTTCTTCATTTATCCAATAGTAATTATCCTTTATCCAATTCTTAGAAAATCCAGCATGAGAAAATAACAATTTCTGTTGAGGGAAAGGATACAAAGGTAATGAAATATTTATTAACTTACAAATTTGGAATAAGTTTTTATTTTCAAAGAGAAGAATGCCTAGAGAATTTCTCATAGTAGGTCTGAAACCACTACAATATCCAGTATATGGATAAATGTAATTAAATTCATGATTACCATATAGAAGAGTAACCTTGTCCATATGTTTTTTCTTGAAACTTATTATTTCTTCTAAGTTTTTGAATATTACTTCATTCTCGGCATCCCAATCATCAACATAATCACCTAAGAAAATGCAATGATCCAATTCATCAATATCCTTAATTTCTTCTTTCCACCAATCGGATCCATGAAGATCTGGAATAATTCTAATTCTCATTCTTTTCTAACTTTGAAATAATGTATTCAGATTTAAGTCCATAGTTTAATCTAACCATAGATAGGTGCTTATCTGCCTCTTTTTTAGATATATACCAAGGCAACCAATGCTTTCTAATTAGTTTGTTACAATACTCATACCAAACTCTTTCCTGAGAAGGAGTTTTAAAGGTATAATATTCAAACCATTTGAGACCATTAATAATTCCATTTTCTTCTGTATTGATGTCCTCCAATACCTTCCCATACGGTCTAAGCTCAGAATCTATAATACATTTAAGAAGTTTTTCTGGACTATATACTTTGTTAGGTTTAAACTTTCTCTTTTTTAATTTAAATTTCTTCATAAATTAAATTTTATTAATCATCATCTTCATCATCAACCTTCTCAGTATTTATAATATCTCTTTGAGTATCAGTGGCATACTCTCTATTATTATAATAACTAAGAATAGTGTCTTGTTTGGTTAACCAATCAGTATCATCTTCAGTAATGGCTTGTATATGTCTAGAGATATTCTCCTCTTCATGTTGTTCTCCCAACATTACTTCTTTCAACCACTGCTCAGTAGTGTAATCTCCTTCTTTAATACATTGCTTAACAATACCATTAATCCATCCAGTAGTCTCAATCTCTAAACTTACTGTATTAGGAAAAGATTCTTCTAATTTAGTAATAACATGTTCAGATTTAATTGCATCCACTTTTGGATATTCAAATTCTACACCACATTGGGTTAATCTATCAAACAACCAACTATGATGATTATATTCCTCAAAAGCTCTTAATTGATAATAATCAAATAATTTACACAATCCTCTTTGATAATAAAAATTAGCATAAGTTCTATAAACATTATGATTATATAACTCTCTACTAATTTGATCTATCATTAACTGTGCTACTTCATTGCTTATAGTCTGCTCTCTTCTATTCATATTTAAAATTTAAATAAAATTTTGCTAAATCCTTAATAATCTCTTTATGATTAAATGCCCAATCATAGTTATCAATACTTTTAACCCTGATCCATTTAATATCATCTACTTCCTGATCTTCTGAATATCTAGATGTTAGTCCCTGATTAATCAGTTTACCTGTATCATCAAATTTAGTAAATCTAATTGTAACATTTTGTCTATTTTCCAAAGAGTCATTAATCTCTTCAAAGTTTAATTCATCTTCTCTTATAGACACTCCTGTTTCTTCAAAGATTTCTCTTGAGCAAGCCTCTGATAAAGTCTCGTCATAGTCTAAATATCCACAAGGACAATTCCAGCATCCTACATAATCAGGAGCACCCTCTCCTCTTTTATTAGCTAGTATATACCAATTATTTTCAAGTTTGGAGAATATAAATCCAGCTACTGCAATAGATCTAGAAATCCAATAGGTCTTTCCTTCTACTTCTACACTAAAGTTTTTCATATAAATAATTCCATTGAATATAATAATACTGATCAGCTGAGATGAAAGGAACTGGGTTAATCTTTCTAAATAGCATATTCCTAATCTTAGTTGAAGATACTTCAAGATTAAATTCAGATTTAATAAAGGTATAAGATTTACATTCTATAGGTTTATAGAAATTCTGTGCGAATCCCTCTCTATGGACTATAAGAAAATCATTTTCTTTTAATATCTTTTTACCTTCCTTCCAATTTTCTATTTCAGAAAATGTCTCATCTGATGTTATTATACAAAACTCATCTTCTGGATTAGAAGACTTGATATGTTCTAGTACTTCAAAAGTATATGGAGGTCTATGTAAAATATTTGCAAGCACTCCCTCAATAGAAGTTACTGTTACGTGTTTAAATAATCCCTTGCAGCCTTCTAAAGTAAGATCAAATCTATCAGTAAATCTTGCCAAACATTTTTCCTTCCATGGATTTTGATATGCAACTACAACCCTTACGGCTTCAACTTGTTTAGAGTTTAATGCCGAGGTAATCATTGATAAGTGCCCAATATGAAATGGATCAAATGATCCAAATAATAATCCTATTTTCATTTTATATTTCTAAAGCTTTCTTTATAATCAAATCCTTTTCCCTCAATTTTCTGCTTGTTAGTCCTCGTATCTACTACTTTGGGCTCTTTCATGTATAATAGATAATTATAAATATTATTATATACTTCTTCCGCAGGAATAATTTTAGGAATAAAAGTATCTTTTAAAATTGGAAGTTTAGTACTTCTAAGAAGTTCACCTTCCCCTCTTTCAAAGGCTTTTTTAATTGATTTAATATCATCAAGATTATAATCTTTCAACCCTCTATAAAATGCTCCACTAATACAATAAGTGATCTCTGGTGGCATTAGAAGTACAGGACAAGATCCAATATTTACTTCTGATTCAAACTTCTTCACTAAAGTTGGAATGTTAGTTCCATCTAAATTATGTTGAACTTTTATTAAATATTGAACAAATCCTGTTTGAAGTAATACTTCATAAGAATATTCCTTTAAACTCCTGAACCTGTGTGAAACATATGGGTCAGGGTTAAAGGGTTTATAAGTAGCAGGTACATCCCACACAAAATTCCTTCTGTCAAGTATTACATCTTCATCTATTCCATATTTTCCCTGGATATAGTCATAATAATCTTTATATTTACCTATTATCTTCATACTATTTCATTAAATATCTTCTTAAAATGTTCTTAGCTGTATAAGAATCTTCTTTGCCAGGTCTAATGAAAGCAATATCTATATCTGAATCTTTAGTCATGTTCTGATCAGCTTCTTCATATGAATCAAATCCTTTAGAGTTACAAGTAAATAAATACTTTGTTTCCTTAGCATTATAATAAACAGTCACTCTATCAGGATTAAAAGCTAATTCATCTAAATATTCTAAAGCCATGGAATCTACACCTTCACACTCTCCTAGTACAAATCTGGCATGTTTATCATGCTCTACAGCGTTTTTAATAATTGGAACATACCAATATTCAAATTCAGCTCTAGTTATGTCTCTATGTCCACTTATAAAATAAATCATATTTAATCACTTCCCATTTCTAATTGTTCTAATTCTTTTTTGAGTCTAAGTAGTTTTTCTTCTTCATATTTAATGATTATTTTTAAATTACTTATCCTAGATTCTCTAGGTGGAGGAGCCTCATAAGGAACATATATGATATTTAGCTTAGAGCACTCATTATTAAAAGCTTTTCCTACAGTTTTACAGAAATCCTCATTAAAGAGTCCCTCACACCCTAGGCAGCGGTCAACAGCACTTTCCGGCTTAACAATGTAAGTTTTTCCAAACAAAGAAATTGTATCTCCTATTTTGTGCATAGTTAAAACAAAATAAATTTCTTAAGATCTTCTCCTTCTGGAATAGGGCAATTCTCTCTCCAAGTAAATTCTTTAACCTTCCAAAGATAAAAATCTTCTTCTATTTGCTTTTGAGTAATTCCAAGATTACCTGAATGCTTTAGAACTAAAGAAGAGTGTTCAAACATATTTGGAATATCTTCTTCACACATCCACTTATTTACTATAAGAAATTTGTCTAAATCCTTTTTCGTATGAAGAGTTAAAGTTATTCCTGTAATTCCATAAGAGACACATGTTCTAAAACTTGAATAATCAGGAACAGAGGTATATAAATATACTTTTTTACCTATCCCTCGTAACATCATAACAAGTCCAGTAGTTACACCAAAATTCAATAGAGGCTCTCCACCAGTAATGCTGACTTCATCATATTGATCAAAACTATTAACATTTTCCAGAGAATCTAAATCAAAATTTTTATTACAACATAAAGAACAGTTATTAGGGCACTTTGTTGTTATTAACAATCTAAGTTTCTTATTCATATTTATCCCTAGTTATACAAATTGGAAGATTTTTTCTTTTGAATTCTGATTTAACATGCCTATCAATTACCTTAATGATAACTTTTGGCTCTATATAAAGCATTTCTTGATTATCCAAGAATTCCTTAGCCTTCTCCCTCAAAGTCATTCCTGCAAGCTGTTTTGGATATAAGTATTGAAAAGCTTCGAATTCCTGTAAAATATCATCAACTTCCGAATAAGATTTAGCTCCTATTTGTTCTAAATCTGAATTACTAATTCCAAGACCATCAGTTGGAGTAAGTCTAATAGATTGATGAATGGCATTTTCTCTTTCACAGCACCCCACAAAATATTCTTCTTCTGCTCCTTCTGCTTCTGTACCATACCAAGTCTCTAATTGTTTAGCTAATTCATATACCTCAGTCTTCCATAATCCAAATAAAGGATTAAAATCTCCAACATCACCATGTAAAGTCCAGAATCCTAACTGATATTCTGTTTGATTGTCAGTAGATATTACTATTCCATTATGAGTTGATGCTAAGTTATAAAGATAAATCATCCTAAGTCTAGCTTGAATATTTCCATTAGCTATTTTAGATATAGATCCCTCTCCCTCAAAGTATTCTATAGTTTGCAGTACTTTAGTATATAATAAGCTTTCATCAAGATTGCATACTTTAAAATCAGTACAAAATGCCTCTCCAACTAACTTAGATACATTAAATTCATCATCCTTGTTCTTAATTGGAAGACTTCTTCCAATCAATGGAATACCAGTGCATTTACTAACTTCAGAACAAATCGCAGCAGTAACAGTAGAATCAATACCGCCACTAATGCCCAGAACCATAGCTTGTAAATTATGGTCTTCAAGATATTTCTTAGTTTCATTTACTAAAGTATCAAATACTTTTGAGTAATTTAAATTAGTTGTCATATACTTCATTATTAAAAAGTGAAACGGCCTCAAAAAGTAAGGAAACAAAGTCTAATTTACTTTTGTAATATCTACAATATGTATCTGCACTATTTAAGAAGTGCCACCCATCATCCTCTCCCAAAGTGAGAATTTGATATTTATTTCCGTAACGCCTATCTAGGTAAGTCATTATACAAATTCCTCCTCCGCTATCTAAAGCGTAACATCTTATAGACTCTTTATCTCTGTAAATCCGACTTATAGGAAAATTTTCATAAACTCCACATTGTCCTCCACATTCTTTCCAAATTTCACTCATGTCTCGTTCAATGGTTTTTTCTAACTCCTCATCATAAATACTAAAATTACTCATATTTATTCTTTATGAAATAATCTAAATCCGGAGTAATAACTGACTCTACACCATCATACTCATCAATTCTGAAATAATTTCCAGAAACTTCTTCTACTTCTAATTCTGAGTATTTTCCGTTAGCTTTTTCTCCTAAAACTTCTACACATTTTACTAATAGGGGATGAGTTCTATTAAAATGATCATTTAAATCACAATAAACTCCTCCAGATAGAAGATCATTTTTATCTTTGTTAAGACTTCTCTGAATTTGACTCTTAAAAGGCTTTTCTATCCCATTAGCTAATAACCACTCTCCTGCCTTTTCAGATAACCCAAATCCTCCATAACAAGTATTTATTACTATTTTCATATCAAAATCCAATTTTCTTTTTATCTTTTACTCCATTATCAGCTGGATTATAAATTTCAGCTAAACTATATTTACAATTAGAATCTAAATCTACTCCTATAGACTCAGCTAAGGCTAAAGCCTTTTCTCTACATAAAGGTTTAAATTCATACTGAATCTTCAATCTACCTTTTCTCTTAATAGCTCCATCTAATTTAGATAATGGACAATTAAAAGTGCAGATAAATTTAATCTTTAGGGAATCTCCCAATAATCCATCCGAAATATTTAGCAATGTAGATATTCTAGTATTACCTGTAGTTACTCTATCCATTAATAAAGCTTCGCAATCTTCTAAGATAAATATACTGTCTTTGTTATCTATTAAGAAATCTATAAGTGAAGCATCACATATATGAGTAAATAAAGATTGATCCAAATATACAAAAGATTGATCTGCGGTATAAATAAGATGTCTTATATATGAAGTTTTCCCACATCCTGGAGCGCCATATAAAATAGCCAATCCAGAACTATCTGAATTAATGAAGTTCATTATCTCATCATTAGGAAGATCATCATTATAATTTTTAGACAAATCTATATTCATATTTTCAGCCTCAAGCCACTTATGTCCAAAATTTAATCCCTTCATTAAAGCATATTTAAAATGTCTTACTTCTTTTTCAGGAGTAAACGATATACACTTAAACATTTCTAAGTAATCCCCTCCGTGGAGGATTTCTAAATTCTGAGAACCCACTTTTCCATCTTTATTTTTATATATTTCAAATATAAAGACAGCTGGGTATTCAATAGTATAGAAGCTAATAAGCTCTCTACTAACATATACCTGCCCATCTTCCTTTGAATAAATATAATTATTTAAGATGTAGAAGTCTTTAATAAGTTCTTTTAAATTTTTAAGAGTTTCATAACAGTCTACATTATAAAAATGTCTATGTGCTGAAACAAAGACTTTTTCATAAATGTACATGAGAATAGTATGTTCATAGTTGAAATAAATATCACCATGAATAGTTACATATTTTAAGGCTTCTCTATATTTAGCTTCTGTCTTACTCATCATAATGTTGACTTATTATCATTTGTGCTAACGCTACTTCTTCTGGATCACCTATATGTTTTCCTTCTACATCAGATAGTTTAATACATTTCTTCACAGGTTGTTTACTATTCATCTGACAAGAAACTAATTTCATCACAATATTAGAAGGCTTAACTCCTTCTAAATCACAAGTTAAATTAGTTCCAATTCCAAATGAACATTTAATCCTTCCCTTACAGCAATTAAATATATCAACTGCTTTCTTGAAATCTAATGAATCCGAGAATACGATAGTTTTAGTAAGAGGATCTACATTTAATTCTCTATACCTATCAATACATTTATTAATAAACTGAAATGGATCTCCAGAATCTTGTCTTACTCCATCAAATAATCTTGCATGTTTCTTAGAGAAATTTCTAAAGAACACATCAGATGTGTAAGTATCAGATAAAGCAATTCCTAATTCTCCATCATATACATTAACCCAATTCTCTAAAGCTAAATAGTTAGCCTGATCATATCCATACATAGCACCATGAAACATCACCCACTCATGAGGAAAAGTTCCAATCATTTTAATATCTCTTAGATAAGCTATATAACAATTAGATGTTCCAACAAAATTTTGAGGACAATCATGTAATAACTTATCAATCACTTCTGACTGAACTTCAAAATTAAATCTTCTTCTAGTTCCGAAATCGGCAACTTTGAATTCATATGGAAGGTTGTGTACTTTATTACTAGTTCTAGTATATAAATCATCTATATTCCATTTGTCTTCTCTATGCTGGGTTCTACTAACTATTGCAAGAATTGGAATCTCCCAAAGAGTTACTTTATATAAATAATCTGTAACCTTTATATGAAGATGGCTTTCTTCATCTAAGGAAATAGATAAATTCTTACAATCGAATTTAAATGATTGCAACCATTCAAAATAATAATCTGGAATAAAGTAACATCTATCTTGCATAAATCTTTTCTCATTATCACTTAATTTAAGTGTAGAAAGATTTGCAAGTTCATAACTTATATAATCCAGATCATCTTCTGTATAGTGAGATTTATTCCTATCTACAAATTCAAATGTTCCAATTGCATCTGGGAATAATCTCATGTAAGCATATGATACAGAGAATTTATATAGATCTGTATCTAAAATTGATTTAATCTCCATTTTGTTTATCTAATAATTTATTAAATACATTATATACTGCATCTTCAATATCCTGTGCAAATAATGAATCTTTTAAAGTAATAGTAGCTCCTTCATACCACTTGACCCTAACTTTATATAGTTCTGAGATTAAAGAATCCCTTAAATTGATTAGCTCTCTATAACTATATTTATTAGAATAAAATGGACAATCTTCATCAACAGGTTTATTAATAGAAACTAATCTATTTAATTTAGTGCAAAAGTGTCCAGTTGTATTACAGTTAGGACTATCTATACATACATTAACACTTTTGCAATATTCACATTCAGCTACACAATTCATTTATCACTTGTATTCCTTTTTCTCTAATAAATTCCTTAAGGGTAGTTCCATCATCAATAGACACTACTAAATCTTCAAGAACATAAACATCCTCATTACTAATAATTCCTTTGAAATTATTTAATAAATTAGATATAGTTTCCTTTACACAATAATCTCCTGCAACTCCACAAACCTCTATTGAGTGTTCCTCTTTATTAGATAATAAAAGAAGTTTAAAAAGACTAATTGTATGTGTACTTCCAAAAGCCCCAAATTCCTCTTGATGAGCCCATCCTCCTTTGGAAATTATCGTATATTTATCTCTATAATGATCTATAATACTTAATATATTATTATCATAAGAAGCTCCTAAACTTCCTTCTACACAATGAGTAGGAAATTGTCCTCCAAATTGGGTAAAGCTACAATGATTAATTGGATGATTGTCCATAGTGATAAATACTCTATCAAAATCTTTGTGATATATTGCATAATCACTAATAGACTCTGTCAAATGATCATTCTTTACATATAAAGACCCATTTTTATCAAGAAAATCATATTGTGGATCTACTATAATTAATATTTTCATTTTTGCATTCTATAATAATCGTAAATAATATCCTTGTTCTTCCTTATAAATAAATTTGCAATATATTCATTTGGAAACGCAAGGAGAAAATTATGAGAACTTTTATATTTATCTACATATAAACTTCCTCTAGATGGATGAATACAATATTTTATTTGTGAATCATTTAGCCAATCGGGTCTATATTCAACTACCCTATTAAAATAAAGCATTAAGTGTTCTAACTTGTATGTGGCTACAATAGATTTGCTATATTTGCCATCAATATCTGAACAGGGGATTACTTTAAGATACTCATCCCAAGATAAAGCAGTCAAATCCCCAACTTCAACACCAGTTTCCAAAGCCTCCTGAAGAGCTATATCTCCCTTAAATAAACTCTTTCTTAAAAAATCCAAAATTATACTATTCATAAGTTCTTAATAAATTTCTTTTTAATTCCATAATTATCATCTACCTCCTCATAACCCATTCCTCTAATCCAGCTCATGGGAGCTGAAATTAGAGTTAGGGATTTTACAAGATCTCCTTGAATAACATTCTGTTCTTTAATAAACTCTTTACTTTGGAGAAAGATAGTGTCTTCTAAACAGATTGTAAATCTATCTATAGTTCTATAACAAGTAGCTTCATATATAAAAAGATCTTTAGAATTACATTTTATAACGCTACGATCTTTTTTATATAACATTATATTATCTAGTTAAAAGTTTGGGACCTTCATCTTCACCTATAAAACCTCCAAACTTAGATGCTTTAGCCTCTTTCAGAGCAAGCTCAGCCTTCTTAATATTCTCTTCCTTTTGTGCTTGGAAATCTCTCTTAGCTAACCACAAGTTGGGATTTTTATCATATTCTGCTTTACGTTTAGCATAAGATGGGATAAACATTGCAGGATTCTCAATGAAGAATTTTGCAAATGAATCTAACATTGCACTAATAGTATCATAATTAAGAGTAAACTTATTATATGCACATACTGTTTCAAATGGTTTATTCATCGCATAAGATTTGGCTATAGACTTTCCTACTTCTTCAGAAAATACATCTCCATGATTTCTCACTGCAATTCCAAAATTTACGCTCTTAAAAGCAAACTCATCTTTTTCCTTAACTGGTTCATGAAAACCCAGAGCATCTACAATCACTCTTCTAGTTTCATAATAAACCTCTTTACTAATACCACAGATAACAAATTCTCTTTTCTCTCCTGTAAAATCAGTAAACTCACCAATTACATACTGATCTCTAATTTTTGATTCCTTATTTTTCATAGTTAATTATTTATTTTTGTTAAAATTAAGTTCCATAATTCTTCACTAGCTTTCACTGTAAAATCAGAGTCAGCAAATCCTAATATAATATCTTTTAAATCTGAGGAATAATAAGCTCTCTTAACTTCATCTAATTTAAATACAAAAGGAACATACTTGTACTCTTCTTTTAATTTAGGAGTACTAGCCATACCCATAGTATCCTCTTCTTTATCTCTTTGCCTTTGGTTTCCTCAAGCTCTTTAAAATTTGCTAAAACTTTTACTTCAGCTAACATTAGTTAATATCAATTAAATTAAGATAAAATTCTTTACTAGTTAAATGTTTAATATCCTTTATTAAACTTGGCATTTTAGGTGTTTCAATAACCTCAAATAACTCACTATCCATCTCATCACAAATCATTGATAAATACCAACCATTAGCAACAATTACAAGATCTTGAGGTAATTCAGACTTCTTTTCATAATCAGTATACTTAGCAACTTCTTCAAATTGCTTCCACACAGTTCTGAAATCTTCACTTCCACACCATAAAATGTCTTTTGTAGATAATTCATAAGCATCTAGGACACTATAAATTTCTTCTAATAAATTATAACTTTTCATATTTTTATCAAATCAGTAAGATATTTGGACACCTTAAAATATTCTTTAAAATACTCTTTTATAGTAACTGCCTCTGGAAATTTCTTATCAGTTAAGATGTGAGTAAGCTTCTTCAAAAGAACATCCATATGAAAATCATATCCTACTATATCCCAATCTTCTCTTTCAGAGGATTTACCTTTACTAATTATCTTTTTAACATATAAACTATATCTACCAGGTGCTCCTCCCTGATCAATTCTAAAATTTTCTTCTAAAATGATAGTTTTAGAGGAGACCTTTTCTTCTTCTTCTGTGTTATTTAATTTTTTAGAAGTCGCCATCAAGCATTAAATACTTTTTGTACAAATCAAAGAACATAAATCCAAACAATCTGGCAGTTCCATCATTTTCAAATAAAAGCCGGCCGCCGACAAGGGCATAGGCATAAGACACGCAGTAGTACGAAAAACAGCAGCCGAAACCGGAGTGGGCACCGTTATTGCTTAGTATATCTACCAAATAAAAATATGGAGCATATTTATATTGATTAAAATCCTTAAAATTAATCTCAAATCCCATAAATTTATTCCATGCTCTAGCAATTGTTCTTAATTTAATGAAAGCATCAACACACTCATCTCCAGTTTCTGGAGCAGCTTCTTCATTTAAATACTTAAGAGCTGCAGAATAGGACTTAATATCATAAACATTCTCAAACTTGTCAGGAATGTCTGAAAGATATTCATTCAATAGATTTCTATACTCTGTTACTTCTATTTTTCTCATCAAAGTAAGTTCTTTAGATCCATAAGAACCAGATGCTGAGAACTTTCCAATGTAATATCTAGTTCCTTTTGGGATAACACATTCATATAAAACTGTACTTCTTTCACTATATAAAAGTGCTCCAAGAATAGTTGAAAATGAATGAATTACTCCTCCATTAATCTCCCACTCCTCATTACATTTTACAATATCAAATCTCCCTCTGGCTACTAACTTTTTTGTTGGATCCACTTCAAATTCTTGATATTTAGTAACAAGTTTTCCACTTTTTATTTTAAATAACTTATAACAAATAATGTCACTTTCAGCTATATGATGATTTTTATCTAATACTGTTAAACACATAGTATTTCTTCTTTATAAATTAATTCTCTTGATGCAAAACTTTTATTAAAAATAGGCTCTCCATTAACTATAGATTTTGCTGTACCTTCATAATATGTAGTACTAATGGGAATAATACATTTAAATATTCTATATTCAGATTTGTCATTTATTTTAGATAAAATATGTTCAACATCTTTTAAGTTTGTAAAAGTATGTAAAAATCCATTATGAATATTATATCCTAATTCTTGTCTTATATTAGGATAAATTCTATATTCAGAATCCTCCTTTTGTACAAATCCTATAACTTTTCTAGAAGAAGCTATAGGAAAGTGCCGCAGGGGAGATACATAAACATCTGCATCTTCCCAATATTTAACTAATTTATAACAGACTATATCTTCCTCTGCTATCTTAGGTTCTCTTGATTGTACTATTAAACACATGTTTTTAATTTTAATTATCTAAATCTACTTCTCCAGCGTGTTGTGCTAACATATCAGCTAGATTATTTAATTTAGAATCTTCATGGCCTTTAACCCATTCCAATTCTATATTATAATCAGGTAATAATTCAGCAACTTTCCTCCACAAATCTGGATTTTTCTTATCCTTGAAATCTTCTTTTATCCATTTATCCAACCATCCTTTAGTTAGAGGATTTAAGACATATTCTGAGTCAGATATTATCTTTACTTTAGATCCCTTTGGAATGTTTTCCAATGCAGAAATAAATCCAGATAATTCCATTCTGTTGTTAGTGGTATTTTTAACTCCTTTAAAGATAGTTTTTATTACTTCCTCATTGTTGTTGCATATTACTACACTATATCCTCCCTGTTTTCTAGATGATTTATAAGATCCATCTGTATAAATTACATAGTCATACATCTACTCTCTTAATAAATTTAATACAAATACTTCCATAACTAGGAACTCCAAAGGCCAACCCTGTATAATAAAAAGTTTCCTTAGGTATAATGCATTCATAGACTTCATATTTGTGCCCATAATGTAAAGCAGATAATGATTCAACAGCCACATCCTCTAAGTAAGCAAAAGTATGAATAACTCCTTGACCTATAAACTCCCTTGATAGATCTGAGCCAAACTCTTTTTTAATTTCTCCTTTACTTGTTAAAATTTTACTTTCTATATCAACTGGAAATCTTCTGTAAGGAGTAAAAAGTCTGTCCTCTATTCTTTCAAGAATTTTATAACATATTATATCCTCTGGTGCTTGTTGCATTTCAGAGTCAACTTCTATTACAAGACACATTTTTTATTAATTTTATTTGTTTACTACCATAACTTCTATAATCATCAAACAATCCTTCACAATACAATGTTCCTTTAGGAATTATACATTCATAGATAACACTATTTGCAAAATTACAATCATGTAATAAAGTTGCTAAATGTGCAGTTGGTAAATTAGCAAAAGAATGAATTACTCCTTCTTCTAGATAATAACCTTTTCTTGAACGTTTAATGTTAGGAAGACCTTTAGCTTTTAAGTATTCTCCTTCTACTGGAAATCCTCTATAGGCTGTGTAAAGACTATTAGGAGGAATTCTTAATAATAACTTATAACAAGTTATATCTTCCTTGGCTAACTCAAATAGAGTAGAATTCTTTTTATACTTAGGTAATATTAAACACATTTTTCTATAAATTTAATTTTCTTTGAAGCGTAAGAAGAAGACGATCTCAAATCTGGAAAGACTCCTTTATAGAATTTTATTCCTTCGGGAATAACACATTTCCAAATTTCTAGCTTTAAATATTTCACCTCATTCATATCCATTATAGCTCTAAAGATTTTTAAAGCCCTCATGGTATCCATCAAATCCTCAAATGTGTGAACGAATCCTATTGAAATTTCTCCTAATGATTGCTCTAAATAATCTTCACTTCCTTCTGCTTCAAAATCCTTAGTAACATCTACTAAAACTTCTCGAAGAGGTGTAAATCTTACTATTTCTCCAGAATCAGATGAGATTGTTGCTAGTATTTTATAACAGATTATGTCTTCCTCTGCTGTTTTTCTTAAATCTCCTTTTTTAATTTCCAAACACATTTTATAATCTTAACTTTTTTGGTTCCAAAACAAACAGTGTCTCCAGGGTACATATAAGTTCCTTTATAATAATAACTTCCTTTAGGAATAATGCATTCAAATAATTTCAAATGATAAGGTTTCAATTCAGAATACATAAGAGCTCCTATTAGATGACTCTCAGCATCAGAATATTTAGGAAAACATTCTAATATTCCTTTAATATTAAATACTCCCTTTAGGAATCTTACTGGAATGAGCTCTACATCATCTTTAATATTAACTATCCCATCTCCTTGTATGATCTCTTCTGGATAAATAGTTTTCTTATCATAGAAGATATTATAACACACAATATCATGATTGGCTTTAATACTATGTCTAGAAGTTAAATACATCTATAAAATTTTTAATGATTCATTATACTTCTTAGTCTCTTCCCAAGTCGGAAGTGTCATGTCTAGTTTCTCATTAAGATATTTAATGTTTTCATCATTTAAATATGGCAATCCTACTAAAATTCCTAATATCAACCTATTGTCATCTTTAGATAAATCCTCAACCTTAAGATCTCCATATTTAAACATTGATGATAAAGCTCTCCTTATTCTATACCTATATTGAATAAACTCAGCTTGGTTGAGAGGAATTTTGGTCAATATCACTGCTTTTCTTCTCTTGTCCATCTATGAATTCATTTAATAAATCTCTTAATTCAATTGCTTTATCTTTATGAAGAATAACTTCATCAAATTGTGATCCAAATCTATTCTCCATTTTAAATAAATATTTAAATGCTATACTTAGTCTGCGAAAGAATCCATAAGTTCTTTTAAGATAAGGAGCTAGAAATAATTCATCATCTCCTTTATAGAACATTACACTGAACATATGATCTAATGATCCACATTCACATACAAACATCTTTTGAATTACCTTATTATTTTCGGACATTTTATTTCCCTTTTGAATATGATACAATCGGAAGCATACTCTTGATCATCAATACTTACAAAATATTCAGTACCCTTTGGAATTATGCATTCAAACACTCTCTGTCGAACAAAATCTGGCCCAGTTACCCCAATTGTATTCAGATCTGTGTAAGTATGAATAAAGCCTCCTCCTACACAATAAAGTTTTGTTGGATGAATAGATGCATAATAATCTCTGATAATTTCTTTCATCCCCTCTGCTTTAAATAATCCTTTGGGTTTAACCTTTTTATTATACCAAGGAGTTATATAGGCCTTCCCAAAAAGTGATTTCAAGATAGAAGCTTTTATTAATACTTTATAGCACACTATATCTTCTTGTGCTATTTTAGGAATATTAGTATTAGATGTCAAACACATTATTCCATTGAATTAAATTTTTTACTAAACTCTTTTACAATTCCAACCATCTCTTCAGTTAAATAACCTAAAAGATAAGTAAGATTTTGAACGCTAAACCCAGTTTCAGCTAAAGCTCCAGTCATAGCTCCAATAGTATCAGTATCTCCACCTAATCTAATAGCACTTTTGATACAGTTAAGAACTACATCACCTCCCATGCTTCCACCATGTATATAAGATGAATATGCTTGTTTAACAGATTTAATACTACAATCAAATCCAGTAGGATTATTTAGATAAAATTCATAATTATTTGTCATTCCTTGTACTGGAATATGGTGAAGTAATCTATATAAATATCCTACATACTCAATTGCGGCTAGAAAACTTTCTGGGCAATTATGAGTATATTGACAAGATAAAATAGCTAATCTTTTACAATCCTCCTCAGTTCCAGGAAAATATGCTATAGGACTAATTCTCATTAAACATCCATTTCCCCATGAATGATTAATTGCCTTACAATCTCCCTCATGTAGCCATTTGAAGAAATTTTTACCCCATATAGATTCGCCTATAAATTTTCTTCCCCATTTCATGTAATATTTTTCAAATTCCTCAGAATCATCAAGCATACATTCCATAGTTGCGATAGTTAATATAGAATCATCTGTAAAATCTTGTTCATCAGTAAGATCTACATCTGGATTATATATTGCATTTCTCTCATAAGGAGATCCCAGAATATCACCTGCAATTGCTCCAATAACTAATTCACCTTTCATTCTTTATCCATTATTTGAAATTTATTATTCTTAAATATATAATTCTTACCTCCTAATACAGCAATTATAAAACTCATAACATGACCTATTATAAAACCAAGGGAGATGCTATATATTATTAAGGATATTGTAAGAGTTATATTTGCATCTCTAAAATTAATTGGAGACTTATACCCTACAACATCCACCATTACACATACTACAATTAATGTTAGTATAATACAAATTACAGTTTTAAATATTTTCATTATTCAATATTTTATTTATAGCCAGCCCTAGTATTTCACATGCTTGTCCCAATCCAGCTTTATCATCAAGGAATATATCATAAAATACTTTACCATCTAATCCTTTATAATCTTCATAAGCATGTTCGTTAACATAATCTGGCTCAATTCCTAAATTCTTACATGTCTCAATTGCTCTTCTAAGATTCCTCCCATCTCCTCTATTACTAGATCTACAAGTATATAAAATTAATTTACAATTAATATACTCTTTACATAATGATAATAATCTTAAAGGAAGTTGGCATTCATAATCAGGCTCAGAAGATATTAAAGTATCATCAAAGTCAAAGGCTATGATTAAATATCCTCTTTCCTTATAAGTTTTTAATAACTTCTCTACACAAACATCTGTATAACAATATTTATCAAAATTTATTCTCCCCATCCTTCAAACTTTTTAGTTACCTGATGATTATTTACTAATAAAAATCTTCTGAGAGATTCATAAAATTCTTCTTCATCCACACAATACTGGTTTATATCCTTATCCCCAATATCATACTTTATTATAGAAGTTTCAAAGAAATTCTCATGCATGGAAAAATCTTTAGAATAGTCATTATATCCTAATTCTAACACCTTAAAAGAGCTTCCAATTTTAGCAAAGACCCTATTTCCATTCTTGTATCTTAATATTAAATATTTAGATACAAATTCTGGATATTTAAGTTCATCTAACTTTGAATTAACCTCTTTAAGTTCTTCAGAAATTTCTTTTATTTCCTTTTGTAATTTATTTAACTTCTCTGTAAGATCTCTTTTAAAATTTTCTAAATACTCTCTCCTCTCAGGATTATCAGTTTTTTGAGAAATCCCAGAAATTGATTCTTCTTTCATCTATTCTAAATTTATTTAATTCACATTCCCTTACTTCTTTATCCAATTCTAAGACAACCTTATCACAGAATGTTTGATACTCCTCATCATCAGGAAGGATATAAGAATCATCTACAGTAGGTAATTCCTCTATAAATAATCCATTTACATTCCTCCTAGACTTATTTAACATTTTGCTGATATTATTTATATCAACTTTAAGAGGATCTAATACATCTCTCTTGTACTCTCTATAATCCTTGCAACTTAAATACTTATCCATATAAAAAGAATAAAACCCTAGCTAATGGTAATCCATCAACAAGGGTTAGTTATCTAATACTTTCTTAAATTCATTTAACATAGAGTGATCTTTATCAATTACCCCATCGTAATAAATATATCCATTATATCCTAACCCTATCTTATTCATTACGTCCTTCTTCTCTACGTTATAATAATACTCATGCTCTTGATTTTTTCTAATTATATATATAGTATATTTATTATTTAACAATTTATATACATAAACTATATCATGTAAAATAGATTGCAGTTTCCTCAATGTAACATGTTTAGAACTTTCTAAATACATCCAACCTTGAATATCTTTCTCAGAAGGTTGATATAGCACTCTATAACGATAACTAGGATTAAATAAATCTTGAGCATATTGATCTCCTTTTCTTAATCTCCCATAAATAGTGATTAATTTAGAATGTACTTTATCCTTAACTAATTTCTTTGTATATGGGAGTTTCATGTTAATCTTCAAAAATTGCTGCAGCAATTAATGTCACAACTATACCAATTATAACTACCATAACATACCAGTTAATAAAAGTACTCCAATTATAAGAGTGAAGATACTTGTAATCACTTTCTCTGTTGTATTACTTTTGTTCATAATTATCTAATTTAAATTTGTACTAAATGAGGATTCGAACCTCTTTTAACCAATTATTTAGTAAGAAATTTTTCTGTTAAAGGGTATTCTCCATTTAAAGAAACTTCTTTAGTATCTACAAATGTTGGATCTTCATCCATATAACTTTCTGGATAATAATCTAAAGAAAGACCTACATTTACATGCTTTTCATTATTATCTAGCTCTATAAATTGTAATTCTTTAAATCTTAATCCATATATTTCTTTAAGAATTCTCATTGCTGCTTTAACTGGAGTTTCATCTGGAAGTAATTCTCCCTTAGGAACACAAGTTGAATATTGTCTAAACAATAAAGAATTCTTAGCCTTTACAAAAACTAATACTTGTTTCATTTACATTTAAATAAAAAGAGGAGTTAGTTTCCTAACTCCTCTAAAGATTTACTTTACCTCTTCGAAAGCAGAAGATTTAACATCTCCCTCCCCATTCTCACTCTCATTCTTCTTATCTAAAGCACTCTCTAATGCTTTCACAGCTTTTCCAATTACTGGCATTTCAGATAACACACTAGTTGCAGGCGCAACTGTATTAACAATATCCTTCATGAACTTTCCAGCACCTTTACCATCACCAGTATCAAAGATATTGATATTTCCAAGATTCATCTTCTCGAATGCTTTAACCTGCTCACCAGCAATTTCCTTATATTGAGTAACCATCTTGTAATGAATTGCTAAGGTTTCATTTCCTTTAGCTGCTTCCATAGTTGCTTTAAATCCCTCAGCCTCAGCCAATGCAGACTTTCTCTTACCCTCAGCCTCAGCTTCAAGTTTAGCCTGAATACCTGCTGCTTCTGCTTCTTGTTTTAATCTAATTGCAGCTGCTTCTGCCTCTGCTTTGAGTTTAATAGCCTCAGCTTCAGCTTTAGCTTTACCAGTTACTTCATTCTGATAAGCTTCCGCATTAAGACGAGCTTTCTCCTTCTCAATTTCTGCAGGAACAATCTTTTCAGCTTTTAACTGAGTTTCAACTTTTTGCGCTCTAGCTTCCTCTACAGCTTTTTGTTGGAGTTCTTGTCTTTCTTTAACCTTAGCATCTGCAATTACTTGAGCCTCTCTGGCTTTTCTCTCTGCTTCTGCTTCAGTTACTTTCAATTCTCCTTCAGAGGTTGCAACAGCTTTCATTGCTTCATTCTTCCCAACCATTGCATTCTTCTCAGCTTCTGCTTTTCTAATTTCCATTTCAGAGTTAGATTGTGCAATCTTAATTTCCTTAGAGTTATCGAACTCTACTTGTTTAGATTCCCTTTCTGCATCTGATTTAGCAATTTCTACAGCTGCATTATTCTTAGATTGTACAATACTTGCACTTTCTTGAGCTTTGGTTTCAGCTACAGTGGTCTCCCTGATCCTATCAGCCTCTGCTACCTGAGTAGCTTTCTCCTTCTCAATCTCTGCTAGAGCACTTACTCTATTCTTCTCAGTTTCTGCAACCTTAATAGCTTCTTCTTTCTTGGTTTCTGCTAAAATACTAATTCTATTCTTTTCAGTTTCTGCTACTTGGGTTGCTTTATCCTTTTCAATCTCAGCGCTCTTAGTTGCTCCTTGTTTATCTTCCTCTGCAGTTTCTACTTTAGCTTGATTAACTGCTTTAGCTGCTTCCTTCTTACCAATATTTGCAATATATCCAGCTTCATCTTGAATATCCACAATGTTAATATTGATAAGTTTCAATCCTAGTTTATTTAACTCACTAGCAATACTTTGCTCACAGTTAGTTCTAAAAGCATCTCTGTCAGCATTTAACTGTTCAATAGAAGATTTAGAAATAATTTCCCTAAATTGGCCATAGATAATTTCTCTAGTCATTTCTATAATAGTGTCCTCAGTCAATCCAGCTAATCTACTTACTGCATTTTGAACAAATGGTTCCTCAGAATTTACAGCAACTGTAGCTGTAATAGGCACAGTTACTCTAATATACTGACTTGATAATGCATCAGCAATAGTACATTTAAATTGAATTGGAATTAAGGACATTGTAGTATAACCTTGGAAGTAAGGCCAAACAAATGTAGATCCTCCATGAATAACCTTAGAAGGTTTCTTGTTACCTTCTTTATCCTTAGAAGATTTACCATAAATTATTAAGATTTTATCAGGAGGACACTTCCTATATCTTGATAAAACCGCAATGATAGTAATAATAATTACTACAACTAAAATTCCTGCTACAATTAATAGCGAACTTAAATCTAATCCTTCCATTTTTAACTAATTAAAATTATATAACTATTCAATAAATAAAAACTCATCATTACAATCTGTGATAAATACTATATCTCCTACCTCATAAGGTATATTAGATTGAGAAAATACAGTCTTTTCTGTTACTAAACCATTAACAACTATACTCACCATATACCCATTCTCATTAGGTAGTTTACAGTATATAGTGCAGGATCTTCCTACTAGATCTGATAAAGTTTCTCTAGTTGGTTCAGATTTTAATTTATTAATACCTTTATATACATGATATAGTACTATTACAAATAATATTCCAACTCCTATAGCAACAGCTACAGTTAGAGCCTTAATCTCTTTCAATAATACTAAAGTCCAACAGAATCCTAATAAGAAATGCAATACTCCTTTAAAGGATATTAAGTCTCCTACTGTAGAACCTGTACTATCTATATCAGTGTCAAAGCTAGAATCTAAGTCAACATCCATGTCTACTCCCATACCTAATATAGATACTAAGAATTGGATTACAAATATCGCAGAAACTACTATAGCTAATGTCAATATAATATCTATCATTTTATAAATTCTAATAAATAATTAATAACTCCAAAGTCTGGATTTAAAAATCCTGTTATAGTATTTTTAATAGTGACCATAGTAAATACTACTAGTACTGCCAACATCACTCCTCCTAATACATGTGCAAATACCCATGTTTCTGAGTCTTTATTATAATACCAATCAATGGCTTTTCCCTTCTCATCCTTCTTTGTTACTACTTTTATAGTAGATTTAAGATAACGAAATATAAGTAAAGTTAGAAGAACACCACATACAATCACACAAAGATTGATAATACTATTAACAGCCTGTTGAGCTTTAACAATTTCATAAACATTCTCAGCTCCTACTTTAAGGGCTTGAGAGACACCTACTATAGCCTGTTTTACATCATTATATATTTTCTCTGATAATATATTTGTAGAATCCTTAGATACTACTTCCTGAGAAAAACCTGATAGTGATATAAATATGATACTAATAATTAAAATAAATCTTTTCATAAATCATTCGGAAAATAAATTATCAAACTCTACTTTACTATAGTTAAGCATATTAGCAACCTTCTCAGCATGTTCAAGTGTATCTATATACAAAGCTAAGATTCCCTTATTCTTTTCACTGCTTACTACCCATTTGTTTTCATTGTAAGAGTATACTACTCTTATATTTGATACATAATCTTTCTTAGTCACCAACCAATTCCTAAAACTAAGATATGCTCTTAATCTTAAATACAAAAGAAGTTCTTCTTCAAAACGTTCACAATCTTCTCTTCTGTCAAACCTGTTTCCAGACCAAATTCTCTCTTCTTTATCCTCTTTGTAACCAAGGACATCAGAACTAAACCTACTAAATACTCTCAAAAATTCCCTGAACTTTTCTTTAAATTCAGCACAATTATGGAATGTAGATATTCTGCCATCCTCGCAATAGGGATTTTTACATGCGTAATCATTCATAACTATATTCTATCTATTATTTATAAAATTCAACATCAAATAAATTTAAAAATATTTAACTAAATTACTCATAATTTCATTATATATACACCTTATGAAATTTTTATTATTTTCAATATACAGTTCCAGAATGAGATTCTAAAAATTACATCATTTTGGGTATAAAATAGGCTCATATTTTGAAGTTAAGTATAAAAATAAAAATGGGGTATTTAAAGATGAAATCAATCTTCAAATACCCCAAACTGCACCAAAAAATCGAAAACCTGTTCTTTCTTGATTTTCGTACACCTAGTGAGATTCGAACTCACACTGGATAGAGCCTAAATCTATTGCCTCTGCCAATTGGGCTACAGGTGCTTAAAATCTTAATAATATAGGTTGAGTGCTTCTTAATTAAATTATTTCTAATTAGATAAAAAAGCATCACCTATACTATTAAGCTGCCATTATTGTTTAACTAAATTTTGTATCGGGTAGGGGATTTGAACCCCTGTGAACAGATCGAAAATCTGTAATCCTGACCCCTAGATGAACCCGACTTATATAAATACTACACTAACATTTCTTTAAACCTCTCAAAATCTTTAATAATATTTCCTACTATTTCTATATTAGGAAACATACCTCTTCTGAGCTGTTCTATACATTTTCCATAAGGTTTATCAGTTAAAATATCTCCCTCATACCAAATTCCACTAAATAAATAATATCCAGTATGATCAGCGATATTTCTTCTAAATTTCTCTCTATTATCCATATTACATTTAGAATGATGTATTGCAACCCAATATCTTGAATTATTTTCATTCTTAAATTGGATAATATCTCCGTCATTTATCTCAATATTACTTTCCATATTTATTATAGAGAAATTATTTCTGATTCACCAAATAATTCTGTTAAATAGGATAAGTATAACCCTAATTTATACTTCTCTTCTGTTTCTATTGTAACTAAATGAATCTGATTCATTTTAGTTATTACTTTAAATCTCTTTTCCATTGCATTATTTATTATTTGAGGAAGGTGAGAGGTTCGAACTCTCACAGCATTTTACTGCTCTAACACGTTAGCAATGTGTCCTCTTAACCAATTTGAGTAACCTTCCATAAAATTAAACATTAGGTGTTATATGGGACTTGAACCCATGATCTCTGGAACCACAACCCAGCGCTTTAACCAACTAAGCTAATAACACAGTAGAGGATATAGGATTCGAACCTATGACTTTCACTGTGTAAAAGTGACACTCTCAACCGCTGAGTTAATCCTCTATAAAATTAGTTACCCTGATGGGACTTGAACCCACAACTCCTACATTAAAAGTGTAGTACTCTGCCATTGAGTTACAGGGTAATATTTAGGGAGATAGTACATGTACCTCTCCCCTAAAATTGTGCACAATAAATATCATACTTTTAACCTTCTAGTATGAAAGGTCTAGAACACGGTCTTTTTCAAATTCCTTATGGCTGTCTGAAAAACTCTCTAGAAGGAGCTAAAACTTTCGCCTGCTTTATTTTACCAACCAAAGCACTAAGAGGGAGGAGTTTTCAATGATACAACTGCTCAAAACATATATTCAACATAATAAAACTATACTACATAATAGTCTCTCTTATAGAATATTAAACGTGGAACTAACTGGGATCGAACCAGTGCAAACCTAGATCTTCAATCTAGTGCTCTACCTACTGAGCTATAGTTCCATTAGAGGATTATTAACCCTCTATATATGTCTGAATATTCTCTGGATCAGATCTATCTATATAATAAATACATCTTTGTCCAGGATATAATTCATTGTCTTCTTCAAGGTTAAAGTATCTTGCTAACTTTTGAATAAGATTCTCTGTCTCCTCATCCTCGCAGAGGTTGATTAGATCATCTTCTCCATATTTGCCAAATGCTTCATCAACCCAAATTGCAGAACTAGTACCTGTTTCATAAGGGGTATCATATGCTTTATAAGACATTCCTAACACTAATACTTTCTTTTCTGGATGAAGTTCAAATAATGCTTTTACAGTAATGTCGAATGCATAGAGATCTCTTCTATCTAGTTCTTCTTGAATTTTCTCTTTCCATTGAAGTAATTCTTCAAAAGGAATAACTTGTAGATTAATCATAATTTATCTAATTTAAGTAATAAATAGTTGCGGGAGTGAGAATCGAACTCACGTAATTCAGCTTATGAGACTGAGCTGGAACCTCTCCAGTCTATCCCGCAATATAATTATTTACATTTAAAAATACCATCATTTAATATTTTAAACACTTCAAGAGGAATAAATGTAATTTGTTCAAATGTGTTATATCCTTTCTGTCTAGAAATTACTATATTTAATATATTTAACTCCATTTTAAAGTCTTCCCAACACAGATCATTTGTGTAAAGTTCTATTTTTATAATCCTTCCTTCTGCATATTCTACTTTAAATGAATTTGCATTCATAATAGATTCTATTTCCTTTTTAGAAGGAATTCTTATGCAGGATATACATATATGTTTTAATAATGCAATCCATTGATCTAATGTATACTTTCTAATTAAATCTTCATTATTTTTAATTTTTTCTTCTAAATTGATCATAATTATCTTATCTTATTTAATATGTTAATAGAGCAGGTAATGGGAATCGAACCCACGTAGTGAGCTTGGAAGGCTCCTGCACTACCACTGTGCTATACCTGCAAATTGGTGGTGCTGCTCTTAATTCCACCATTGAGTATCACGCTGCAGCCAGCGTCTTTGTATTCACCTAACACTACAAAGACATTCTTGTACAACTATATTAGCATCCTAAGATGTAGGTTAAGAATGAGCGTACCCTGTAAGATTCGAACTTACGGTGAGGATTTCTCCTGCATGATTAACAGTCATGTGCCATCGTCCACTCGGCCAAAGGTACTTAAATAATTGTGGAATCACTGGGAATCGAACCCAGATCACTAGAATGCAAATCTAGTATAATAGCCTTTATACTATGACCCCAAAGTGAGAGATTTGACTTAAAAAGTCCTGTACATACTCTCATCAGTACAGATGATCACATTTTTAGCACGGTTTGAGTGGTTAGCTCCTCTGTACAACCTTGTGCTACCTTGTACGCACATAGTCACCAACTATGTGAATATTTTTACATATTTTGTTTCAAAAGTGAGAGGTCAACTGTCTCCCTCTCATGGTACGATAAGTTTTTTCTAATTAGTTTTACAACATTTCCCGGTTGCAGAGGCGCACTTTCAACTTAACTCTGAACAGCACCAAGTATTACTACTTAATGGGTAGGATTACATGGATTCGAACCATGATTGCTTGAGTATCAGTCAAGTTTCCTAACCTTTGGAAGATAATCCTATTCAAATAATAAATTACTTACACAAGTTTCTAATGTATTCTCACCTGTATCAAGCTTTATTCTATAATAAAAATCCTCATAAGAAGCTGTAAATCCCAGAAATATCCCTGTTTCTCCAGAACAATCTATAGTACATCTTTTACCTATTTTATCAGCCATTTGTCTCATCCAGTAAGGAAGTTTAGAACTTTCTCCCCATTCTATTAAATAGAAGTTAGGATCTTCTAATTCTTCTTTAGATATATCATAATCATGGCCAAATGTAAGATAATATCCATCTTTAGATGTTATATCTGGATTGTATCCCTCTTCATTAGCTTTCTTATTAGCATCCATCCACTCTTGAAAGAGCTTCAATCTTTCTTCTTTAGATAAATTTGTTACATTCATGTTGTTTGAATTAGCATACTCACAAGGACTTGAACCTAGAACCTTCAGTTTTGGAGACTGGTGCTCTACCGATTGAGCTATGAGTATATAAATTAGTACTCCAACCTAGAATCGAACTAGAATTTATTCTTTAGAAGAGAATTGTTTTATCCGTTAAACTATTGGAGCATTATATTGATGAGGAAGATGCAGGAGTCGAACCTGCTCAACGAATGATTACGTTACATCAGTTTTCAAGACTGTTCTATTACCGTTCTAGCAATCTTCCAATTTGTGAGCCTCCATTTTAAATACTACTCACATGGGTTTATTATACAACAAAGTATAAAGTGATGTTAAAGTCCTTACCACCAACTTGGATTTAAAGTATCAATGATTACAATCTTGGTATAGGTGACTAGACTTGAACTAGCGGCCTCTGCATCCCAAATGCAGCGTTCTACCAACTGAACTACACCTATATAGTATATGTGGGCTCTGCTGGGATCGAACCAGCGTATCTCCTGATTATGAGTCAGGTGCCTTTACCTACTTGGCTAAGAACCCATTTAGGATGATTTAAAGTAAAATATGATAATATTTTATGAAACTCTCATCCTTTATTTACTTGGAACTATTATATTCCTTTCAACAGTTTATCTTATCGAAGATGAATACAAAGATAAGGTAATAATTTTCAAATTCCAAATAATTTTATAAGAAATTTTCATAAAAATTATTCCTATCTAAATCTTAATCTTCTTTATCTTTAAGTTCTTCTTTTGCTGCTTTGAGTTTAGCATTTTCTTTTTCAAGAGCCTTGAGCTTCTTTTTCAACTCTGATTCTTCAGTAGCTTCAGTTCCTAACACTGAATCAAAAACAGATCCAAAATCCATATCGAAATTTAGATCAAATCCTTTACCATTTCCAAAAAGACTACTTAACATTTGTAGTTGGAACATCTGAGATACCATATCTCCTCCACAATTACCTCCAAACATTCCCTGCATTCCTTGACCTCCAAACATAGAACTCATCATGCTAATTTTCATGAATTCATTCATAGTTCCTTTAGCAAAGGGATTCATTGCACAAACAACTTTAATGAATACATTAAAATTCAAAATGTTAGTTTGTTTTTGTTTATTAGTCTGTACTCCTGTAAGAGGGTTAATCAATTTCATGGTCTTAGTAGCAAAACCATCAAAGATTCTGTACTCATCTTGAATGAGAAGAATATCTCCTTCTTTAAGACTTTCTCTCTTCACAGGAACTTTCATAAAGATACCTTGCATAGCAAAAGTTCCCATATCTACTAACTCTTTATTATTGGCATCCCATGCTTTGTATCCTTGAGTTTCTGGATCAAAAAATGCGATTCCTTTAGGTGAGATAGCAATTGATTGATCTTGAATAAATCCAAATTCAATGTTAGCTCCTTGCATATTCATACCTTTGAACATATTTCCAAAGATATTGTTTAACGGATTTGCAAAAGTTGCTTCTTTTCCTTCTTTTGAGAATAATACATCTTCTTTCATAATTAAATTTTCTTTTATAACAGGTTTTTCTTCTTCTTTCTTAACTTGAGTAATTGTAAATTCCTGAGGAGATATAGTAGATGCTGTAATTGTTCCATTACCTATTATATTAATAGGTTGTTCTTGAATGGAATTTTTATAAGTAACATACCGGTATAAATACTCCTTTGCCTGACTATAAGATAAGGTATCTTTGTAAATAGTTGAAGAGAATTCTTCATAGTTTTCATTAGCTTTGCTTATTAATTTTTGTATAGATTCTGAAGTAGAACAAAGATTAAGGTACTTATCTATTAATAATAATCTAAAAGCCCTAATGAAAACATTTAACTCTCCCAGATTAGCAAATTCTGGTGATATACTTCCCTCAGGACAATTACATTTGAATGACTTTTGATCTTGACAATCTTTAACAAGATTTTTTAAAGTTCTCTCACTTGCCTGTACCGCCCAACTTTCATACATGGAAAGAATTTTATTCCAAGTGGAATAATGACTACCATACTCTTCACCATATTTTTCAGTAAATCCTTTTAAATAATAAAATGATACTGTAGGCAGTGACTCAAGCTCAACTTTAAAAGTGGCAATAAATTCTTCTTTACCATCTCTAAGGAAAAATGTAACTACATCTCCTATCTTATATTCTTTCTTAAATAACATATAACTAATTTTAAATAAAAAGAGTGTATAAGTATTTCTACCTATACACTCATCCAATAACACATATGGAACAATAAACAAGAATAAATGTTGAGGCACTAGGATTCGAACCTAGATTCTCAGAATCAAAATCTGATGTATTAACCATTATACGATGTCTCAATTTAAAAACAGACACTAAGATGGGACTTGAACCCACTACCCTTTGATTAAAAATCAAATGCTCTACCCAATGAGCTACAATTTATAGTATTGTAAGTGTCTGACTATTTGCTCTTACGAAACGTAGTGGGGAGGACAGGAATCGAACCTGCGTTAAGATAAAACCCAAATTTATTCGAAATTAATTTGATTTTGTAAGTATCACAATGAACTGATACTCTTACTCCAACATTTCAACCTCCCCAAGTTATAAAATAGCTACTTTTAAATTTATTTAACAAGTAGGACTTGAACCTACGACCTAATTTTTACCAAAAATTTGCTCAACCAACTGAGCTATTGTTATATTTAAATCTTATTGTAAGTAGCTTTTGCGGGGATGGCAGGATTCGAACCTGCTTGTTTACATTTGTGGTGTAAATTTTTCCGTACAGTTTATGATTTTGTAAGTAAATATAAATTTACTAATAGTTATAAACCATCCCCTTAAAATATAAAATTAGTCACTATAATAATTACACTGTAAAAACAGGGGATCGAACCCTGAACACCAAAATTATAAGTTTTGTACTCTATCCTATTGAGTTATTTCTACGAATTATGATAATATTGTAAGTGACTTTATAATTTTTATTCTAAAATATTATTTCCTTATCTGAATGATACTTTTTTGTCTATTGCTCTAAACCTACTGAGCTAAATTCGCAAAACGCGCGATTTGAAGGATTCGAACCCTCGACCCACAGATGGTTTTGATTTTGTAAGTATCAGTATATCATGCAAGGAAAAGAAAAGTCATAAATAGATACTATTGAATATTATATTCCTAGTTTCTCAGACCAGTGCGTATACCAATTTCGCCACTTCTGCTAATGCAAAAGACAGGAGTTGAACCTGCATAAATTGATTCTTATAATATTGTAAGTATCTGTATTGTTCTTTATAATAATTGAGTCATTTTAATAGTAAGGACTAAATTACATTAGCCCTTACTAGATCATATCTATTACTTCTGTATAAAGAGAGTAACGGAGTATAGACATCAAAGATTTCAATGTCCTTGAAATTTGTAAGAATTTGCTCAATTTGAGCTGGGTTACTTGGAATATAGATCATGTTATCTATACCAGTAAATCTATCAGCTTTAAATATCTGATGTGCCCAATTAGGATTTTGAATATCTATCGCAATGATAAATGGTCTAAATCCTAAAAGATTCTCACAATCTCTGAAGAATTCATTCATTGAAGCTTCTGGAGAATACATATTATTCCACTCGCCCATAACTACTTATACTTTCATATAAGATTAGACTATACCTTAATCCTCTAGATAACACAGAGTTAAATATTCTGGATCACCATAGATGGGATTGCTTATTGTAGTCGTTGAACCTCTCTCTTTTATAAAATTTTCAAATTTTTCCCTTTTTCTTAATAAGAATAAATCTTCACAATCATTATATAAATAATGATATAGGGTTAAGCTTCTTATGTTTGAATTTAATTGTATTTTCCAACAGTCAGTTTGTTTTCTACTATCTTTATACAAACAGGTTTCTGAGTTTATATATTTAGATAAGTCTGAAAGAAAACTTTCAGTTCCGCAAAACTGAGATCCCAAGAATATATATTCCTTGTCCTTAGTTTTTTGAATGTGAAGATATACACTCCCATCTCCATCAAAATACCCTCTAATAAAATGAGGAATGAGATCTTGAGACAGAAAGTCAGGAAATTTTAATTTGAATGTTTTATTTTCTACAACTCCCCATTTTTCTAAATCTGAAACTAATTTAGGAGAACAGAAAGCTAATTTATATTCAACAGATTTTTCCGAATAACTATTTTTCTTCTTATATATTCCTATAGGTTTGTTGGAATCCATATACTTATTTAACTTTTCTAATGGTTCTATTTCTCCTAAAGTCATTCCAAAAACTGGACTTCCTTTAGCCTTTTTAGTAATAAATCCATCAGCGTAAATAAATCCTAACCAATAGGCTTTATCTTTTGTGTTTATCTCAGAAAAATAATTTTCATTATAATCATAAGTCTTTCTACTTTCTCTTTGAGATCTTGTTTTTATTCCATTTTCTTCTAGAATATGTTTTACATCATCAAATTGAAGTTTGAAAAGTGCTCTTATTTTAGATATTGAATATTTTTCTTCAGTGTAAAGCTGAAGAATTTTATTAATTTCATTTTGCTCTAATTTTCTCATGTTTATTTGTATTAGTTTAATATAATACAAATATAAACAATTAAGTTCAGAAATCAAAATGATTGTAGAATTTATTAAATTATCTTATAAAAGAGATTTGGCTGCGGATTTTCCAATACTAATTGATTTTACTATACCCTTAATCATTAATAAGGCCATATAAATATCACTATTTATACTTAGTTAATTAGTCTCTAAGGAGTTTCCCGCAATTTAAAGCATTTTTACACCAATATTACTATTGGGAGTGACTATGAGTAGAATTTAATCACTAACAATTGTCCAAACTGGATATTGCATAAGTTCATCTAACAATACAGGATTATTATTAGCTTGTTCAGCAAATCCTTTTGGGATACTGTTTATTCTAGTACCTCCACCTTGGAATACACCTTGGCAGAATGAAGAAATGTTTTGATAGTTTTCATAGAAACTCTTATGAGGATCTACAAAAGGTTTCTTAACAATGTTCTTCACACTTGATCTCATTAAGCTATTAGGAGTCTTACTTCCAGCTCTATCCATACTTCCATATAGTCTAGAGTCATAATTGAAGAATCCTAAAAGATTTCTTCCATCATCATCTGGATTTTTAACAAGACAAACAGATGCAATAAATTTAGCAAAGTTGAAAGGCGCACCACCCATAGATCCAGAGTCATCAATAATTACTAAACTATTATATTGAAGACTTACTTTGTTATTCACAAAAGACTCCAATTTAAGTTTATCAATCCTTCCACTAAGGATCTCTTTATAAAGTTCTTGGAAGTTAGTAGATCCAACTGTTACCTTGGCTTCTTTTTTAACCTTTTCCAATTTAACTTTATCCTCTACACTAGCCTGTCCTTGACGAACTTTCTCTTCAAGAACTCTTTGCTCTGCCTGTTTCTCTTCTTTGTATTTCTCCCACTTTTCATACCACTCTTTCAGTTTAGGATATTTAAATACTCCCTCTTTCTCAAACATGATTCTGTTTCTCACTCTGAATCTAGCTTGCGCAGGGATTCTATCCAACCATTCTAAAAACTGAATTTCATCAAAATCTTTAATCTTTCCAGTACTGAAAAGAACAGATTCTAATGTAGAGTTGTATTCCTTCCTCCACTCTCTATATCCTTTGAAGTTTAGTATATTTCCCTCAATTTTATAAGGCCAATTCATTCTCTTAGATAATTCTTCTAAGAATTTAGCCTTTGCTTTCATCAATTCTTTAGTTTGAGGAAGCATTTGTTTATGCTCTTTTCTTGGTGATAATCTAGGAAGAGTTAAGAATTTAGCTACAAGCATCTTATCATAAGGATTTTTGCCCTTGATAATAGATTCAGTATAGTCTAATAACTCATTGAAATATCTATTATCAGATGTATTCAACACAGATTTAATAGATATAATCTTCTTACCCTGAGTTTGAACTCTATTCCTAAATAGATTATCAAAACAAGTATACTCATTAAATAAATGAGATTTCATGAATTTAAAGAATTGATCTGGAATATTCTTTTTCATCCATTCCATACAGTTGAAAAAGATTTCCCTTTGAGAATTACCTCCAGAATCAACTTTTTGACCCTTAAAGATGTTATGTTGTCTGGCAGTAATATCCCCTAATGAGAATAACAGAGAGAAAAACATCTCTTTCTTCTCTTTACTATCTTTTACCTCTTCCCAGGCTTTATTTAAATCATCTTGACTTAATGTGATGCCTTGACCACCATTGTTAAAAATCTTCAAACAGTTTCTTAACCCAGAAAAAGGATTTGTTTCTTTGTTATTTAATTCTACTTTCATAATGTTACTTGGTTAAACTTAATTATTAATAAAGATGATAGCTATGGAGATTCTTTTTTACTTGTGAATCAGACAAGTTTTGTTAGATTGTAAGTAACATACAGTAGCAAGAAATATAAACTATAACCTTGCTACTGTTTTTATAAACCTAAACCATTTTGAAGAAATTTTCTAACTTAGATAAAGCTTCTTTCTTCTCTTTAAGCTTCTCTTCAGGAGTTTTTGTATCTTCCTCAAGAGATTTAATCTCAGCTCTAAGAGCTTCTGCTTCTCTGGCAACTTCAGCTTCCTGAGCTTGATAGAGTTTATATCCCATTAGTAGGTCTAAGAACTCTTTCTTATCCTCAAGAATCTTCAATTCTTTTTGTTCTGCAGCTGAAGTAGTCCATCTACTTACATTAGATTTCTTATCTATTGCAGATTTAATGCTATTGAACATAGACTTTAAAGAACTCATAGTAGTGTCATGTATCACTTGAGTTACATCATATTGAGTACTCATAGGACCATTAAATGTAGTTCTATTAAATAAGAACTCTACTGCAAGATCTTTTAGCTGAGCTAAGTTCTCTTCTGTGAAGTTAATTCTTTCCATACTGTTTTTGTTATTTAAAATGTTAATATTTTTAAAAAAGTTAGATGCTACTAGACCAAAATCTCTTTTGGTGGAGTAATTTCACAAATTTAGTGCGTCCACTATGCTTATATACTCTTTTCTTGGTTCAATCTAGAAGGAGACTAGTACTTCTGATTCCATCCCTATCTAACCCTCAGGGTATCCGTCCTGAGCACATCTAACTTGTTCCCGTGGACTAGCGGAGAGTCGAACTCCGGTCCAGACAATTTACTTAGTATTAAGATATACATGTTTATGATCTATAAATCACATAGATCAATTATAGATAGTTTTACTGACTTGTGTGCTTATACAATATCACACAACTGTCCATTTTTCAGCTATACACAAACTACCAAACTTTGGGGTAATCATGGATTACCACTCCACCACCTTATTTTTAAAGAATAAGGAAACTTCATAAGCCTAACAGCGCTCCTATGGAATTACCCAATGGTCTGTCACCTTCTAAAAGGGAAATATAAAAAATATATTTACAACCTAGAGATTCACAGGTTCAAGGATTCTGGTTTGCTTATATTAATACAATCCTTTTTTAATATTTACAACTATTCTGTTTCTAGGTCAGTTGACAACCCAACTCTTACGCTGCAATAGCTGCAGGTCTAGAGAAGGAGATTACTCTACCTTTAGCATTTATTAGTTTTGCCTTTATAAGGAAACTGCCTTCCTACATGTCTTAATACTGTTCTAATCACCTGTCAAAGCCAGAACTAGCCCAAAATATTGAATCTTTTAATAAAAGTTTTGTTTCTTTGTATAAATTCTTATCAAAGTCACAGTATGGAACAGGTTTAATTCCTAAATCCTTACACATATTACAGTAATAACCATAATATCTTTGTTTATACATTTTAATATAAGTTTCCATAATCTTTGATTTTGATTTTAATTTAAAAATAGTCACTAATTTTACTAAACAAACTGGGAATCGAACCCAGAACTATTATATCCAAGATAATTGCTTTATCCGCTAAGCTATTCGTTCTTAAATATGCAGTATTGTAAGTGACTTTTGTAGCGGGTCTAGGAATCGAACCTAGTATCTCCAGCTTATGAGGCTGGAATGATTTGTATATCCATTTCACCCACCCGCATGTGGGCATGGGTAGATTCGAACTACCAATGTTTACCCTAAGGGACGAGATTTACAGTCTCGCACGACACCACCATCGTCGCTGCATACCCATTATTAAAATAATGACACCTTGTACATTAAAACTTTTTCGCCTAAATTAATTGTAGTCTTAGAAGAAACAGCATCTCTAGGAATTGAATAACAATCACCACTATCTGTTAGTATAAATATTAAATCTGACTGATTACTTTCAAAGGTCTTAATAGTGTCTCCGCTCCTATTACCTCCACAAGTTTTTAAATTTGCAATATAAACACCATAATTACTTTTTTGAGTAGTAGTCTTTACTTGCACCTTTAACAACTTAGTTCCTGTATCTACTATTAAATCATAATCTTGAGAATCAGTAACTGGAATTGAGATTGTCCATCCCAGTTTCGAATAATATGCTATAGCATAACACATTCCCACATCACCCTGTTTCTTGAAATTAACACAATTGCTAAACATTTAAAGTTTTGTAAAAAGATAAGATGAGATCCCTTACTCATCATTACTTTAGTCCATGACATTAATAACAGATCCTGCAGTGAATTATTAGTACTGGACAAGGATTTTAATATTATTTAAATATAAACTCTAACTTTCTAGTAGTTATATCAATCTCAAGAGTTACTTTGTGTCCAGCCAACTTTTCAGCTAGTTTAGATGTTCTATAATAGTAAAATGTAACACCATTAAGAACAACTTTTGGACTTCTTTCTATCTCCTTCTCATGAATAATGTTATTGTTATTATCAATAATCATATCATTCTCATCAGGACGATATATCTCCTCCAGAGATTTCCCTGTGTAATCTAAATTAATAATCATATTTCAGGAAAATAAAGATTAATAATTAACTCTGCTCTACTAAAATCGGATTTAATTTCGTTTACATGAAACTTAAAAACATTCTTAAGCCTCTCATATTCTTCTACATTAGAAGATTTAGAGCAAAATCTAATTAATTCTGAATACTCTCTCAATAAGTTCAATGCAGTTTGTAGATCATCATATATCTTGAATGCCTTAAATCTACAAGCACATTCTGATATATTCTCCATTGATATAAATGCTTTTCTGTAATCTATTTCCATACTTAATTATTTAATATAATCTTAGATAGTGAGATTATTTAACATAAGGATAACTATAAGTAAAGCCTAACTCTATTAATATCCCTGATGGTCTAACCATTTGGACTTTATGATAGATAAACTACCTCTGTGTCAATGTTAAATAAATCACTATCTAAGAGGCTCAATTCTTTGTTAGTAGTTCTTGTTAAATCAGGAGATTGAACATAGTCCCAAAGTAACCTAATATCTAGTATTTTCGAACAAATTATAATATCCACCCTTAACTAGAATTCTACCAGTGATGAAGTTTCACTGCCCTATTGGATTTGTGTTTTTAAGTCTTGTAATATATTTTCTAATGCTTGAATTCTTTCCTCTGTAGAATCAAAATAACTTACATCTTCATATAGAGTTAAAGGCATATAATCAATTAATTCTGGAAGCATTAATGCTATAATTGATAGGGAAGAGGAGTCTTCATATAATTCATAAAAATCATCTTCTAATATATCATAAGATGAGTGAAAAGAAGGTTGATAATAAGAAGCATCTTCTAAGTATTCTGCAGAAGGAATTTTTTCTAAAATTCTCTTTAATACATCTTCTTCAGAAAGAGGAGTATCATTATCTCCTTCGTCAAGTAGATACCAAAAATCTTCTTTTTTAGCAAGAATTGTAAATAAAACATTATCATCAAGTCCTATATTTACAGAGGATAAATTATATTTTGTGCTCATGTTTTGTAACTCATGACAAATATAAACTCTTCCTATTCCTCTTTTGGTGATTTTAATAGCGTCTAAAATGTTTTCTATAATATCAATTTTTTCTTTAATTGATAATATACAAGGATACATTCTTTTGAAATCTTCTTTTCTCCTTTCAAGATATTCTATATATTCTTCTTTAGTCATGATTTTCCAATTTCATTAAAGTTTCTACTAAAGCTTTTCTTCTGTCTTCCATAGAGCTAAACCATCCACCATCATACCAAAGCATTTTAGGAAAGTAGTCAAGAAATTCAGGTAATCCTAGTGCAAGAGTCACAAAAGAATCTGCATCATTAATGAGTGCAAGTGCTTTTGTGGGATTATTTTCCTCTATTTCTTCTTTCATAAGCTTTTCATATTCTTCCATTTTTACAATAGCTGAGAGATAATACTCATACATAGTAGGATCATCAAGAATAGGTGGTGTAAAAGATCTTTTAGGAACTAGAATTGCCTTATTGTAAGGAAATACAATTTCTAAAATCGTCTGATATTTATGCATAACTCTCGTACAAACATATACTCTATATCCTTGATCTATATCTCTAATCATTTCTTTTACACACTGAATTTTTTGATTTTTAGGTAAAATACAAGGATAATCTTTTTTGATTTGAGAAATTTCTTCTTTTACTTTCTCATAATACTCATCTAATGTCATATTGTTATCTATTTAATGTGTTATTTAATGTGTTATTTAATGTGTTATTTAATTGATCCTCCTGTCAGATTCGAACTGACGTGCCTTTTCAGGACTGGGTTACAAAGCCAGTGCAATCAACCACTATGCGAAGGAGGAATAATGCAAGTTTTTAGAGAACTTGCAAACTCTGTGTTAAAATGGATTAATAATTTATTTATTTATCTTTTCTCAATTTAACATAAGGAATTTCTGCAATTTTATCAGAATAAATAACTCCATAGAATTTATTATTATGATATACCTTATTATCTAATAAAGTATTATTTAATTCTATAGCCTCTTTTATAATAATAGATCTTTCTATATTAGACAAAGTAGTATCACTTAATTGTAGTGTGATAAGCTCAGATTTTTGAAGGATCTTCTTCTCATAATCATTATCAGGAATACTACACAACATCACTAATATTGTAATTCCAGTTGCAAAAGATGCAAATCCACAAAATATTTGTGGCCCAAAGTAATCATCATTTAACTTAAATGCTCCTATAACACAAATAATAAATACTACTGCTAAAATAATTATTAACCACATAATCTTAAATTTAAATTTAATTAATACTGAGTGAAGTGGGAGATTCGAACTCCCGAATCAACAGATTTGCAGTCTGAGCCATTAAGCCACTCTGGTAACTTCACATATGCAGCCCCAACGGGAATCGAACCCGCTCCGTACCGATAGACAGTCGGACATCTTAACCATTTGACCTTGAGGCTATGTAATTTATTTTAATTGTTGAATTGTTAATTCAATCATTGAACTTATTGCTTGAATAAAGCTCATTATGAATAAAAGAGTAACACCAAAAAGTATAATGCAACTTATTGCACGTTGTAGTGAAGAAAGAACCCTATCATCAGCAAGTATTAGTGTTATAATGAGCATTGAAGTTAAAAATGATGCAGAGCTAATTATCCATAAAATTATTTCTAAAGTCATATATTTAATTTTAAAATCTAATAAATAGTAAGGAGTATTTCTACTCCTTACCTAACACACTAAATACTAACCTTTATGAAAAAATATCATAAAAGAGAAAAGTGTACCGAAGGTGGGACTCGAACCCACACGGCCATTACTGACCATTAGATCTTAAGTCTAACGTGTATATCCAGTTTCACCACTTCGGCATTACGTCTTTATTATCAAAATGTGAGTACAAAGATATGCAATTCATTTAACACTTCCAAATTATTTAATAAGAAAGTTTAAAATAAATTGCACATCATTGATACTTAGTTAGTTATATGAAAACAAGGATTTGGATCATAAAGTGTTCCAAAAATTATAGTTAAAATCCCACTTATAATAAAGGTTACAACTGAGATTATAGCTATTATTCTTGTAAGTCTTCCTTCAAATTCTGCGTAAGAAATTCCAAATATTAATGAAAATGTAAAGTCTATTATACACAGAAACAAAAATACCCTGTGAAGAATTAAATATGTAATCATACTCTTAATATTTAATCAATCATAAAATAGTCTTTTAGTAAAATTCTATTATTTTCAACAAATGCACTTGCTTGTTCCCTAGTATGAAATTCTAAAAGATTATTATGCCTATTTGTTTCAATAATTTCAAAATCACTTCTCATTCCATTATGTTCAATTCTGTAATGAATTATTCCTGAGTAATATTCATCCGGGATTATCTCTCCTCCATAATAAGGCATTAGCTGACTTATTTGTGCGGCAGCCATTGCCATTTTTGCATGTCTTTCTTCTTTGAAAACAATTTTTCTAACCTTTAGATCTGTATCCATAGTTTTAGATATACCATCAATTACAATGAAATATCCTGAAACTTTTTTCAAATCTTTATAAGTTGGATAATTTTGAGGAATTTTCTTAAATTTAATACATTTAAATGTACTATTCTTTTCATCAATTTCATAACCTTCTGGTATCTGAATTTTCATCTCTTTTATCTCTTCCATAATGTTTAATATTTAATGTTATAAATAGTACCCCTTTCAGGATTCGAACCTGAGTATTCCCTAATGAATAGGAGTATTTAAATATAGATAGCAAGTGTTTCCACTTCTACCTTTGAGCATATATCATAATCATTAATCATTACTTAAGCAAAAAATACTACTGCCCAACCTGCGATAAAGGCTAATAATACCGAAAGTAGCTTAAATATAAATACTTTCTTTGGATCTCTTTTCTTACTATCTATTAACCATCTAATAAGAAAGAAAATCGTTGAATAATACACTAAAAGTGCAATCGCACATAGGATAATTGATGTTTCCATAGTAATAAAGTTTAAAATGTTATACAATTCATAAAAATCATATATCATAAACATCAATCCATATATAATAACCTTTTGACATTGAGGTTCATCTGAAAAATGGGACAAATAATATCCCTATCCATACTAATAAGTATGAGATCCCAACAGCTATTACTAAGATTAATATAAACCATAAGAATAGCTTCTCTAAAATATCTCTAATCTTCTTCATAATATTTAAATTAACTATTCCCTTCTTTAAAGGGTCACTAGCTAGATGACCCTTTATACAATATTAACCCTATACATATCTTAAACCCTTTCGGATTTTAATATATAACCTTTTAATAGATAAGGATTTTCTCCTTATCTAACTCATATCGGAATTATATTCCCCCAGAATTACTCTGTTAGTTCTAGCCTAACAGCTCTTCCATGATATAAGAGGTTTCAACTTTTATTTTACTTGGTTTAAGTCTTCTTCAGATATATTTCCAAGCCTGATGAAGTCTTAATAGAAATCTCAGATAAAAATGGATAAATTTATATTCTCCAAGGAGTATAGAACTCTGCTTCAACATTATTTAAATAACATTGTTCATCAAATTTCTTTCCTCCCTCTGTATTTGCATTGTCCATATCATACCAATCAATAGCCATTTTATATAATATAGCTAAATCAAAGTAGATACTCTTCTTGGTTCTGCTGTACATATTATTTAAATATGTTACACTATTCCAAGCTCTCCTATAATCAACTTCTTTTTTCTTTGCCATTGGATTAAATAGAAAAAGGCTGTGATATTTCTACCACAGCCTAAAGTCAATCATTTTTTGTTTTTGTTTTTGTTGTTTAGTTTGTTCTTTCGATCTTCTAAATAAGTTTGGATGATTTGGACAATAAGGAACAGAGCTATCATTATTATAAATAATATAATAGCACCTATTCTTCCAATCATAAACCAAAATAAAATCAAAATCACAAATATAACTATCATACCTATTGTTTTCATAATGTATATTTGCTATGAATGAAAGAAACTAATTCGAGTAATTTAATTTATTTAACTCTATATACATTATTACCTCAATAGTTATTGAAGTTTCAATTCCTCAGAAGTTTCTTTAATAATTCTATATCTTCTATTCCCTTCAACTCTCAGTAAGAATTCAACACACATTCTTTCCTTTTCTTCTTGAGATAATTTATCTCTATCTAAAAAGAACTTTTTACTATCAGAAACTCTCTCAATTGGGCCAACTTCAACTCTTCGCTCATTTCTCTTATAATCAAGATAGTTCTTATTATAATAATCACAAGCTGCTCTTACAGCCTCTCTCACATTCCCAATATAAACAGGTTTGGAAAAGTTATTAATAACATATAATGACCCAATGTTATCCTTCCCTATCTTACTAATAATTTTCCTCCCAATTAACCTCTGAATAATTATAGATCTCTTTGTTCCAGAAATCTCTCCCAACAATTGCTTTAAACTCTCCTTATAAAACACTCCATCTTTGGAGTCTAATCTTAGAGTATTTAAAACTTTAGTAACTAAAGTTGAACATCTTTCAACTTCTTGATCTCTTCTCTCTTTAGTGTTTTGATAATTTTCCATAGTTTTAGTGTTTTAATATGTTATCTAATAATTTAATATAAATATCTTATAAAATCCACCTTGTGTTGAACTTAAATATAAGCTTATGTGTGTATTGTGTTGCAAGTCTGACGTACTAAAATAGGCAAGAAGGGAACACAAGGTGGATAATTTTTTTATAAATAAATAAGTTCTGGTTTAAACAATATTGCAGGTACTACTTGAAAATATTTTTCGCAAATACTATCTAATTCCGCATTACTATGCTTTCCTATACAACATGCAAGTTTATCTCCAGAAGATTGAATAAGTGTATTAATAATATTTAAATGACCATCTTTATCCCTTATCTTAATATTTAAATAGTTATCGTATACATATTCACCTTTGGAAATACTTCTATTTGCATATAATTCAAATTTCTCTACAATCATCTCAGATTTATCTAAATCTTCCTTAAATCCTCTAAAAGTATCATAGAACTTCTCTTCTAATACATTTAATAACTTTCTACACTTAGTTCTACTATCCTGAATCTTTATCTGAATCTTAGAAAAATCCAAACTTGGGTTAAGTCCCATTTCTTTCTCTGTATCACTTAATTTAAGAATTGACATCAAAGCTCTATCAGCTACATCTGATAAATTACAAGCTTTAGCATATTCTAATAATTCCTTTTTATTGTATAATTCCATAATATTTAGTGTTTTAGTGTTATTTAAAAATTAATAAGTAATATCCTCTTCCACAAGGAATGCTACAAATGAAACAATTATACAAATAATAAACGCAACCCAGGTCCAATCGTCCTCAGTTGCAAGTACTAATGCAGCACTTATTATGTTTAATATAATAAGCACTATTTTTAAATGTTTTATATATCTTTTCTTCATAATATCCTAAATAAAAATAGGAAGGATTTCTCCTTCCTATTAGTAACTAATAATATCTAACCCGAACTTATTGGTACCTTCCGGAATTAGATATTATTCATAATCTAAATCACTATTATAAACTTATGTTGTATAATAATATATCAACTAGATATAACATGATTTAGATTATTCGATTAATATGAATCTCACGACTTTATATTAATCTAATGTTTAATTTTTTTCAAAAAAAACTTAAAACAAAAAGTTGAAGCAAATAAAATGCATAACAAGTTAAAACTAATTAAAAATCATGAACTACGTTACAAAATATTTATTCCCGATGAAAGAAATCTTAAAAATTTACCTAGTTGTAGAGATAATTTTGGTGATGATTTAGATGAAAAAGATGGAGATGGTGGAGTTGGAGTTACACTTGCCTCACAACCTCACCACACATCTCACATCAATTAGATAATTATAATAATTATCCTAAACATCCTAAAACCCAAAATATATAAATACACCAATATAATCAAAATAAAAAATCCTAGTTACTCTACTTCACTAGGATTTTCACAATCAAGTGTTTTTCGGCTTTTATTTATACTCGTTTAAGCCTATCTACATTAGATATACTAATCATGGTAAATCTGGACATTAATTTCCAGTAATCGTCAGCATGAATTCGAGTTATATTTTATTTTCAACAATTTTATCACAAACCTCTTCCGCAATCTCTCTTAAATTTGGCTCAAATTTATGTAAAGATAACAATAATGCTTCCCAAACTACATCAATATCATCTGATGTAATATTATCACTCTTTCCTTTTTCAGCATATAAAGCATTTAGAAATCCTTCACATGCTTTTTCAAATAATTTCTTTCTCTTTTCAACTGTTTCCATAGTGTGTTATATTTAAAATTAATAGAGTAGTTTATACTCATACTCAGGAGTATTACTTGGCTTATAAAGCCTAATTGCCCTTTGCACATCCTTTATTAGGCATGGGTGAGATTGAGTACTCACTTTTTCGCTGGGCTAAGCTGTTTTAACCATAGTATCTTAGTTATCCTATACACTAAGAGGTTTTAATATAGTAAAATAAATTTTTAATATTATATGAACAGTTTATACTCATGTTCAGGAGTGCCCAATCATGAATAACTCTCTGCATTCTACTGGCTTGAGACAGTCTTTGGCTGCATTAAAATTCACAATTGAATAACATGATGAAGATTAAAAAAATACTTAAAAAAGATAAAGGGTTTTAACCCTTTATCTTTGTATCTGATATATTTCACCATTTAGGTAAAGAACTTCTACGTAACCGTAGTCATCAGACCAGTAATCTTCGATAATGTTATTCATGATTGTAAATTTTTATTGTTATTACTCAGTTACCAAATCCCAAGTTGCATTGGTAGTTCCAAATGGATTTGTTTCAACATAGACACATTTCCAAGTGGTTCCGGCAATCAGCTTGTATAGATCAAGTAAAGTATGAGTGTTGGCCAACTTGTCATTGGTAGCCTGAGATCTTTCTGACTTTTTACCTCTTTTTGCGAAATTGACTGATTGAGACTCTTTACTCTTTCCATTGTAAAGAATGTCTTTAACAACGTACCAAGTTCTGTCTTGTCCACCAATTTCTTGTTTTACCTCATCAAAGTGTGGATCTGCAGGAACTTTAATGGTGTCATTTACTTGAGCACTAGAACCAAATTCTGATGCTACAAATGCGATTTTTTCCAAATCTTCTTTTGATAGGCTTCTATTTACTGCCATAATCGTAAAATTTAAGTGGTTTATTATTTTTTATTTTGGCGAGGAATTTCACTTTTTCCTCAAGGTGGTTAGGGGGTGTTTTGGGGGAATTGTCTTCAGGTTCGCCTACCAATAAAAAATTTTTATTTTCAAATTTTCTCAAATATTCCATAGGGGATCTAAATAATCATCTAGGGGGATAAAATTTTTATCATCTAAAATATAAGAAAAATTTTTAAAATGAAAACAATCATTTAAAACATAAACAACAAAAATATTGATTTAAATTTGCGAAGCAAATGTAAATCTTTAATTCTTGTTCTGCGCAGCAGATCTTGTATATATAGTTATATGAAAAAATTTGATAGTAAGGTTGAAAAATTTTGACATTAGACATGAAAAATTTTGAGAAAAGGTTGAAAAAATTTGATGATGAAAAAGTTTATGAAAATTTATTTGGAATTTTATGAAAATTTTTCTACCTTTGTATTATAATAAAAAATTAATTTAATCGAATATTTTATATGGAAGAAGAGAATATTAAAAAGAAAATGCCTAGACATGTTCGTATGCCACATAAAATGGATGAAGGGGGTAAATTAGAGTTTCAGGTAAAAGGTCTTTATATGATTTTAAAAGATTTTATGAACGGGGAAACTAAACAATGCTGGCCTTCATTACAAACATTGTCTGAAGCTTCTGAATTATCTATTCCCACTATTAGGAAGTATTTAAAGATCTTAGAAGAGAGAGGACATATTAAGATAAGTAAAAAGAAGGTTACTAGAACTGGGGCAGATGCCAAAGATGTTAAAAGAGCTCCTAATGTTTATACTTTTAATGAAGATAGTGAATTATATAAAAATGGATTTGAAATGTTTACTCACGATTTCTTAACTAAGAAAATTAAGTTTAGAGAAAAAGCAGCATGTATTGCTTTACAAGAACATATGTTTAAAGATGGAGAGACAGGAGTAATTTCGTCTACCAATATTGAATTATGTGATATTTTGGGGGTCTCTTATAATACATTTAAAAGTATTAAGCAAAATTTATTAAGAGAGAAAATTTTAACAACAACATCCTCTAATGCTAAAGATTCAGTCACTGGAGAATTAAAGACTCAATATTTTTTCGATTTAGATATTTTAGGACAGGCAATTTTATATAATCAAAATAAAATTAAGGAACATGATCAAAAGTTTGAGGAACATGATCAGAGATTTAAAGAGTTTGAAAAACGAATTGCTGAACTTGAAAAGGAAAACAGAGAATTAAGGAAAAGAGATAAATTGTTATTAAAGGAAGTAAATGAAAAAGAAGTGAAAGAATTAAATTCAAATTTAAAATTAGAAGTATGTTAGTCTTAAGGGAGGCCGAAGACAAATCTAGTTATGATATGCTTATTGTAAAAGATCCAGAGGATTGTGTTGGAAGATTTAGAGGAATAACTGATAATACTATTGACTATATTCCAGGAAGTGATGCAGCAAAAATTTATTTGATGATCCAACGTAAATTAAGAAATTATTTGCTTCCAGGATCTATGAATAAATATAAACATCATGAAACAGTTAAGAAAACCTTTATTTGGCATAGATTACATAAAAATGAATTATAAAATGGAAGATGAAATATTTGTGAAAGAAGAACTAATAAAAGCTCTTAGAGAATTTGAAGAAAAATTATTAGATAACTCTAAAAGCTTTTATAAAGACTTAGAGGAAATGGGAGTTAGTGATTATGATTTTTGGAAATTATTAGACAAAAGCTGGGAAGATGTTAAAAGTTGATATAGAAAATGGTTATACAATATTTACTGATTCAGAATTTGGAGATTCAGAAGTAAGATTTCCTTTAGATTCTGATGATGCTCCAGATTCAGAAATGCAAAAAGCAATACTTGAATCCGTATTTTATAAAACATTTGCTAAACAGGAATGTATGAATAAGATAATAAGTATATTAGAAAGTTATTCTAATATAATAAATGTTGAAGTAAATAATAATTTATTACATAATGCTGCCAATATGGCATTAAATATGATTAATGAGTATGATAAATTCAGTGACAATAAATCAATTAGAGGATTGTAAGAATAAATTAATGAATCCTGAGGATAAGTGGGAGTTATTAATAAAAGCTATAATAGATCTTAAATTAAGTGTAGGAGATTTAGAAGCTAAGATCATAGCAATAAAATCATTTGAAATAAATAAGGTTGTTCAATTAGAAAATAATCTAAGAGAACTTAAATATAAATTAAACTCAATATGAAGACTAGTAAGGCATTAAAGTTATTTATTGCAATAGTTGCACTATTATCAGCAATAATATTACTCTAATAAATTCTCCTATTAGATAAATAAAAATTCCCAAAATTAATTTGGAAATATGATTTTAAATTATACGTGCGCACGTTATATAATAAAGGTATAATTTTAAATAGCACATGATAATATAAATTCATAATCTAAGCTATACTTTATTAAATATTTACTATCTTTGTATTAATAAATAACAAATGATATTAATATTAAATTGAATCAGGTATGGCTAATTTTAATTTTGGGAATTTTGATTTTTCTCAATTTGATCCTAGAGTAATACAAAATGCTTTAAAGATGTTAAATTATATACAAAATAATATGCAATCAATGCAAAAGATATTGTCTGAAGATCCAGATTTAACATCTCCAGAAGCTACACAAATAGTTAATGAATTAGGTGCAATCAAGTATCCAAATAAAAGTTATTTAGATAGACAAAGAATAGTTAAGGAAGAGCTTAAAGAACTACTTCCAGAATTTAGAGAGAAACTAAGATAATTAGATGAATCCATAAAGATTTAAATGTTGAGTATGATAACCTTATTTAGATACTATTTAGAATCGGATTACTTGGAAAAGTAGATTCTAAATAGTATCTTTGTTTTTATAAATTAATTTAATATTAAATATGATTATGGGAAAAATTAGTGAAGAATTTTACGAAAAGATTGACTCTTTTATGAATGATGAAGTTGGAAAACTTTGTGAATTAGAAGGATCTTTATTAAAGATTATCAAGAATATGGATGATTTGATTGAGGCTAAGAATCAAGAAATTTCTAAGTTAAAAAAGATGGTAAGTGGTTACATAGCTGAAAGAACTTCTTTAAAAGAAGAATTATCAGAAAATAAGGAACTTCTAGAAGCTATTAATTCTGAGAACTATGTATTAAGAAATAGAGAAGAGGGATTATATCAAACTATTGAAGAATTACATGATGAAAATATAAAATTACATCGTGAGATTGAGGAATATAAAAATAATGAAGTAGCCTATGATGATACTATAGATGATTTAAAGGAAGCTCTTGGTATAGAGAGGGAAAGAGTGGCTAACTTAGGAGAAAAATTATGCGAATCAAAAGAGCAAATATCTCAACTTGAAGAAACTGTAAAATGGCAAAGTGATTATATTGAAAATGATACATATAAGAAAAATGCAGAGGAAGAAATAGCTAGATTAAAGGATCAATTAAATCAAGCTAAGGCTCTAGCAATACATAATTATAACCAGTGGAAGAAATTAGATGATAGATGGAGGAGAATTGAACTTGATGCTACTGATGAAAATTATAGAAAATTCTGTGAAGATTATGCTAGATGGGAACTTGAGGCATATGTTGGAAAGAAGGAAGAAAATAAAGTAGAAGATATTTATGCTTCAGCATCAACTAATGATCCTGAGGAGAAATTAGATAAGATTCCAGAATATGCTAAGATTGGTAAATCTGAAAAAGAATTATCAAGAAATAAATTAACAATAGAAGAGGCTAAAGATTTATATAATGACAACCCAGTTATCACTGGATTTCTAGAATTATTAGAGTCTATGGGAATTAAAACTGTTGATACTGTAAATGCTTTTGAATTATTAAATGATTAAATATGGGAATAAGTGAATTGAAAGAAATTGCTGAGGCTTTAGAAAAGCTAAGTAATATAAAAGATTTAGATATAGATATTCAAATAAATATAAAGAATAGACAACAACCTTACACTATTATCAATACTCCTTGGACTACAGATAATTGGGATGGTGATTGGTGGAAGAATAGAATAGTTTACTGTTCTGGCCAACCTAATATTGTAAGTGGAACTAAATCAAATGAAGTAAATGTATAATAAAAAAGGACTAATCTTAATTGATTAGTCCTTTTTTATTATCCTAATTTCTCTAAAATTAAATCAAGCTTATATTGTATATCCTGTAGGATCACAGAATAATCTACATCATTTGTAGAAAATGCCCTTGCCATCATAGGTTGTACTTCTTCTACAACTTCTTCAGGCTTGTTCATTTCTTCTATATATTGAATATATGCTGTGACTACATTATCATCTGAAGTGTCTTTATCTAATTTCAAAATAGATTTAATTGTATCAACACTTTCAATATTAGTTACCATGTTAGTAATCTCATCTCTGACTAAGAAGATTCTTCTTGCATTCTTAAAGAAATTATCTTCTAATATTTTCTCTGCTTCTACATCATTAATAGAAGATTGTTTATCCCAATATTCTGTTATCATAATTAATTAAGGTGTGAATTTGTAAATTACTGTATCTACACCAGTAGATGAGTTTCTACCAGCAGTTACATATATAGTTCCATCTGAATGTACATATATTCCATGTTTTCTTCTTACAACTGGCATACCTGTTTGAGTGTACCATTTATCTTGAGCAATATTATATTCATACATAGCATTAGTAGTTCCTGAAGAATTTTCTCCTCCTACATAATATATTTTTTTACCATCTTTGGAAAGAATTGCTCTACCAAAAGCTGTTGCAGTTGGCATATTTGCTCTAGTAGTATAAGCATATGTTAATGGATTATAAGTTCTAGTGGTAGCTATCTTTCCCGAAGAAGTATTTCCACCTATTAAATAAATAAGTGAATTATCTGCATTAGCTACTGCTTGGTGTCCATTCATAGCAACTGGTAAAGAAGCTCTATAAGTAAGAAGACCTGAGTTTGGTTGATAGGACACATGACTTGCTAAAAATCCACTATGGTATCCTCCAAATACTTCTATATTTGCATTATAAGATGTATCATTATAATTACCTTGAGCTCCTTCAGCTCCTTGTGCAGTATAAGTTGCTGTTGCTTGTAACACTAATGATGATTGTAGTGCAGAATATTCAGTGATATTAGTAACTTCATTTGCATTAACAGAAGTATCAGGTTTACCTCCAAAAAGATAGTATCTTGCTCCAGAATATTGTGCGGCGCCAATTTCTGTGTATAAAGTTAAATTTGAAGTTCCTACCCAAGAGCCAACAGGGGAAGATCCTGCAAAACTTACTTTACCCCACATACTAGTTACACTAGAAGAGCTAACTCCACCTCCATAAGCCATCACCTCACCATCTTGATATCTAGTAAACCAATATGCATAAGCATTAGGAACATTTATAGAAAATGAAGTCCAAGTTCCTAATTTAAATGTAGGCCAAACTTTTGTATTTCCTAGCCAAACTTCCTGAATATTTTTACTTCCTACTTTTCCATCAATCATTTCTTTAGCTCCTGCGTATATAGCCATATTTTTATTCTATCCTATTTTTTATTTTTTATAAAATATTTATCAACTAATACTAAAGCATTAGAAAATGCACAGAATAATGCAATTATTCCAAAAACAATTTCAACATGTGCAAACATATAAATAGTTAAGAATATCAATGCAACCATGTTAGTAAATTCAAATAAGAACTTTCCTACTTTAGTAGATAAAATTTTATTAATTATTTCTCTAATTTTATTCATATCATTTAAATTTATTGATTATACTTTTTAGTCTTATTTTTCCTAGGTTCTTCATAATTTCTCCAATACTTTTCTTTTAACCAACACCACCTAGTTCTTTGTTTTAAATAATCTAAATTATTTTCATGAATATATGCTTCCTTTTCAAAACATATATCATGATATGCCTCATCATATGGAGGTCTTACTAATTCTACTAACCAGAATAAGAAATAAAATATATAGAATATAGTATATCCTATCCAGTTTATCTTACAGAAGTCCCTTGCTTGAGCTGAATGAATTTCTTCATGATTTATATCATACTCATCTAATCTCAAAGGACTATCTTTAAATTCTTTCCTAATATACATAGTTCCATAAAGATTTATTGCATAAAATCCTTTAAATGGAATCAATGAAGAGTATTTAATTTTCATATTATGCTGGACCTATAGCTATATATCTAAATAATCTGGTGGTTCCTTCACCATTAACAATATAAATTGTTGAGGAAGATAACTGATAAATTGCATAATTTTCTTGTCCTCCTACAGCATCATAATCCCATGTACAAACTGCCGTATAAGGATTTCCACCAAAAGAACTAGCAAAATTTGTGCTTCCTCTAGTATTTGGGCCTATAGATAATGTTCCCCAATTAATTTTTATTCTCCCCAATGTTATATATCCATTAACAGTTGCCCTATGATCCCCTACTAATTTAAGATAGTCAGTTTCTGTCACTACTTTATTACCATTACTATATAAATTATTATTACTCATATAACAATTAGAATTAGTATACAAATTTTCAGTATCTCCTGTAGTAGAAGCCGATCCAACTAAATATCTAGTTGCAGTAGAGGTAGAGAGGTTTACCCCCCCCCTCCTACATCAGCAACTAATGTGTTTCCTACATATATTGCCATACCTAATTTAAATTATTAATTAATTATTTACTTCCTTTTCCGGATTTTCCTTTAGAAGATCCAGATTTTTTACTACCTTTACAAGCCATAATTATTTCTCTTTTAAATTGTTAATATATTTATTTACATTATCTATTCTATTTAACCATCCCTTCAAAAATTTCTCTTGTTTAGGATTCTTGGTCACAATAGATTTATAGTATTCTTGTCTTTCTTTAATAAAATTATCTAAAAGTATTCTGGGACTACAGGTATTTGCCTCATTAATTGTCCTAGGGCCAATTTTACCATCTACAGATAAATTAGCTGGACAAGTCTTATTAACTGCTCTTTGTAAACATTTAACACCATTAGAGATTCCAGCATTAACTCCATGATCCAATAGATGAGCTGAGATATATAAATTATTAATCTGATCTATTTTTAGTTTGGAATAGAAGTGAACTAAATAAAATTCATATATTTCTTCCTCTAAATCCTCATCCCTAATCACTTGTCCTCTTTTCAGTGGTTCATACTTATTAATTATATTCCAACCTTCCCAATTAGGGAAATTCTTTTCAGAGATTCCTTTATAAGTTCTTCCTCCAGAATCATCTGGATCATTTACATATCCTCCTTCTCCTTCAAGAATTAAATTGATTAGATTTATCTTTTTACTCATTATTCTTCTTATTAGGTTTTACATATTCTTCCCCATTCTCATCTTGTATTTTCATGTATTTAAATATTGATTTTCCTAATCTTTTATAGGCTGAATCAGTTTTTAATTTATCAGCTTTCTTGGCTTGTCTAATTAGGACTTTAGTATTCTTTCTAGAGAATATTCTAACATCTCCTTTTATAACCAATTGAACTTCTCCCTCAGGATCTAATACTTTAAGAAGAGCAGAGAGTTTTTCTCTTTCAGAATCAAGAACTTTTTCAACATTTTCTTGTGGTAATGATTCAATTCTATCTTCAATAAAATCTTCTAACCCATCGAATTCTACTTCATCTCCTTCTTTTATTCCTGATCCAGCTTTTACCTCTAGTACAAATTGAACATTATTCTCTGTTATTAGATCAGTGGTATTAGCTATTCCTTGTCCAACTGAAATAACTTTTTTACATGGACATATAAATACAATATCTAAATCTAAAGGAGTATCCTTCATCCAAAAGGAGATCTCTTCTTGAGGTTCATCATATATAAATAACATCCCCTCATTATCTCCCAGATTCTCCTCATTCATTAATCCTCTACCTTTTTCCCAAGTATCGTAGGCTACTCTACAGACATAATCATTGTCTCCTACTTCTACATCTATATAATTCTTACCTAACTCTGACATTTTATGCTAATATAATTATTCCTAATAAAATTGCTATACCAATAGATAAAGCAGCCCAAAATATTTTCTTATCTAACTTATTCTCAGTTTTACCACTTTCACAAGAAGAATTCTTTTTAAATGGATTTTGGAATATCAACCATAAAATCATAGGGACGAACCAAACTATGAATACAAATATTATTCCTCCTAACATAATTACTTATTTGATAACATTTTAAAATACTTACTATTATATAAAGAATCTAATGAATGTGTCATTTTACTTCTTCTCTTAGCTTCATTTAATCCTCCTTTGGGTCTTACATATCCAGCAGACAATGCATAAGCCTTTTCTTCAGCAGAACTTTTTCTACTAATAAAAGCTTTTCTTGCATCCTCAGCAGTATTAAATCCACTTCCTTTACCTCCATGATGCCAATCATCTGGATGCTGAGAGTCAAGTGTAGTATTAATAATAAATTCTGCTTGCCTTTGAAGCTCTGGATCTACTCCTGGAATAATACTATCAGTACGATACTTCATCATTCTATTATATCTATCAGATCCTTTCTCCCATTGTAATAGTCCATATCCAGGCCCTCCACCTATCTGTTTAATTTTAGGATTCCCAAAACTTTCTTTAATAACAGAGGGCAATATTCCTAAGGATGTTTTATATCCTAGATTTTTATGAAAAAATTGCTGTAGCCAATCTATATTATCCCAATTTATTCTCTTATCAAATTTAGGATTAGATTTAATTTTATCCTCATAGATTGATTTATTAGATTCAAATTGAGGTTGTTTAGATACTTTTTTAGGCTCTTCTATAGCTTTTTCTTTATTATCAGATTTAAATAAATTCCAAATAGGTAAAGGAGATAAACCATTCATAGTTCCTCCCATTTGGAATTTACTAATATCTTTTACATATTTTTCACTTGACATTCTCGTAATTTTTAACTACATTAGAACAAATTAGTAAAACTGTGTTCATATCAAAATCTGATTTTAATTGATTTATAGACATACATACAAGTTGTATATTATCTCTAGTATATCCTAAAGAAGGATTTATTTGATCAATGCTTACATTAGAAAAAGTTCTTCCACTATCTAAAGTATATGTCATAGGCAGCTTAGATACTTTACACAGTCCACGTTGTTCATCCCACAGTTTTCTTATAAATTCCAAATCTAAATCAAAAGGAATATTTTTCTTTATGGCTCTTCTTTTAGCCCCATCTAGTCTATTTCTAAGAGTTTTCTCTAACTTCTGATCATCTGAATATTTTGATCTTGCTAATTTATTTTGTAAAGTTTTACATTTTGTACATCTTTTATCTTTATGATTTCTATACTCATAATGCTCACTATGTGAAAAGTTATCCTCATCTAAATATTCTCCACATATAAAACATTTTAATTTACCATCCTTCCAATTTTCTTCTAACAGTAATTTGTTTTCACACTCTCTACAAACATTACTTAGTTCTTCTTTAGAAGTCTCTTTATTTTTTATTCTTTTAAAATAGTTTTTATTAGCTGGGAGCTCTTTTTCACAATGAGAACACTTTTTAAATTTCTTAATTCCCATTTTTAGAATTATTTCTTATGCCAGCGCCTGGCGTTTTGAGCAAAGGTTGCCCTCTTCCTAACTGCGGGATCAGAACTATTCTTTCCCTTAGCAATACATTTGGAAGTAACTTTTCCTCCACAATATTTAGTAAACTTACCTCTATTAGCTTTCTTTATATGTATCTTACCACCTTTCTTTAGAAATAATTCTATTTGTTCATCCAACGAATTTTCTGTTTCATCTATATATTCTGACAAGTCTATGCCAGATAAGTCTATGTTTAAATTCTGAAAGTCTTTTATACTTAAACTCATATCAATATAATTTAATTGTCTAATAATCACTTCATGATAAAAATTTTAAAAACTCATATTATATCTTTTTTATGTTGCAAGATATAATTATATTTGCAGAATAAAAAGTAAATCTAATCATAAATTAATTAGGGTATAGGAATGATAAAATTAATTGAATTGTTTAATACTTTGATAAAGCACAAAGTCATTAAACATCCTAAGTGTTTTTTAATAACAGTTCTTATACTTGCTATGCTTGGTGTTCCTAGTTATGTAAAGAATGCTATTGAAAATGGAGTTCATTCTGTTTTTGTGGAAAGACAAGATATGCAAGATAGGATTATTAAATATCGAGGAGAGATTTCTGGAGAGATTGATAAAATCTTAAAAAATCTAAGACTTAGATTAGGTGCTGACAGAACTTTTCTTGGTGAGTATAGTAACACTGTTACTGGATTAACTGGACTTCACTTCTTATACTTTACCATTAACAATGAAGATGTTAAACCCGGAATTACTTCAATTGCCAGTAATTACCAAAAGCAAAACAATTCAAATTTTAAAACTATGTCAAGAGTGTTTACTGAGAATACTGTAGCAATAAGGGATATAGAGGAAATTAGATATTATGATCCTATTACTTATACTATGGTTAAAAAGAATTCTACTAAACAAATGTACTTGATGTATTTTGAATTACATGGCACACCGATTGGGTTTGTTGGAGTAAGTTATGCTGATTCTACTTATAGAGATACTAATAAAATTTTCTATGAGGAATCAGTTGCATTAAGGGATTTAAGTGATCTATTTGACTATGAGGGAAAATTAAAGAAAAAATGATGATATTATGACAATGAGTATGAATGATGGAGATGTAAGTAAACATTTCCGATTTGGTGGTGAAGAATTAGTGATAGATAAGGAAACAGATGATGTTGTATATAATGATGAAAAGCATATATACGTAGGTAAATCTGGATTAGTGCAAGATAAAAAGTTTATATCAGTGACTACTCTAATAGGATTATTTGAGAATAAATTCGATGGTGATTTTTGGAGTAAATATAAAGCCTTAGAAGCTTTAGTTGGAGCTGATCAATTTTCTTCAGTAAAAAAGAAGTTATTAGATAAAAAAATATGGGATGATTCTTACTATTTAAATTTTGGAATCTCTCCAGAAGACTTTGAATCTAAATGTGAAGAGGTTAAATCTGGGTGGAAAGATACTAATAAAGAAGCCTGTGAGCATGGGACTAGAGTTCATGCCAAACAAGAAAATACTTTTTACATGAACCCACAAAAAATGATTGATAAATTTAATGTTGGGAATAAATTCAAAGTAAATAAAAATTACCATAAATTAGATTTAGAAAGAGCTATTTATCCTGAAATACTTTTATCATCAGTATCTAAAGATGGATTACTAAGAATAGCTGGCCAATCTGATTTACTTATTAAAGATGGTAATCATATTAAAATTTGGGACTGGAAGACTAATAAGGAATTGAAAATGGAATCTTATTATGATAAGAAAAAAGGATCTCATGAAATGATGAAATATCCTTTAAATAATATCCAAGATTGTAATTATATGCATTATACATTACAATTATCCTTATATGCCTGGATGGTTCAAAAAATGAATCCTAATTTTATTATAGATGAATTAAGAATAGTTCACTTTACTCATGATGGTCAAGTTAATGAATATGTTCTTGATTACAGAAAAGAAGATATAATTAGGATGCTTAAATATTATAAAAAACAACTTGTTTTACAAGACTTAGAAGAGAGAAATAAACCTGTTATATTTTAATATGGGAAAAATTTCTGATATAGTTGGAGGACATGTTAAAGAGTTCTTAGAATTAAATGAGGACTTATATTTAGAGAGAATTAAAATATGTAAACAATGTCCTCTATACTTAGATAAATTAGGTGGTATGTGTGATAGTTCCTTATGGATAAATCCGGATACTAATGAAACATCTGATATTCCATTATATGGTTGGTTTAGAGGATGTGGATGCAGATTAAGAGCTAAAGCTAGAAATAAAGATAATCATTGTATTATAAATAAATGGTAAATGTTTAATGATTTAAAATTAATGAATTATGTATAGTAACAAAAATGAAAATCCATTATGGGTTCCTTCTGGTTTAAAAAAAGAAATTGAGGAAGCCAAATTCAAAAAAATTCAAGATGAAGCTATTGCTATTCAAAAAGAACTATTTGAAGAAAGAAGACAACCTAATTGGTGTTTAGAAGTGGCCGGCAACTTTGTAATGTTTAAACCTTATGTAGATAGTCCTTACTTATCTCCAGAAACATCTACTGGATTAATAATTAAGAGAGATCTTAAATTTGATGAAAAATCTGGCGAAGTTGCAGATATACAGGACACTAGATTTATAAAGACTGGAAAAGTGGTAGAAGTTGGGCCAGAAGTTAAATATATAAAGCCAGGAATGGATATTTTATATACCTCTGGATTTGAAAGAGTTCTTCCTATATCTACTAATGAGTATGGAGAAGAAGAATGGTGTATAATTCCTGCTGGGAATATAGTAGTTTATGGATTTAAAAAAGAAGAATAATATGTATTATGAAAATAAAAAAGACGTAATGTTCAAACCAGGAGATATAGTAAGAATTAAACATTCTGAATTACAGAATACTCCAGTAAATATGCTTATTACACAAAAAGTAACTGATTGCAATAAAGTGCTTCTAGGAATGAAGTGCTTGTGGTTTGATAAGGAAGAAGTTCCTCATGAAATGGTGATTTCAACTAAAGATTTAGAACTGGTTAAAGCCAGTGAATAACTTTAAGGAGTAATGTAATTTTTAGATAAAAATTATGTTACTCTTTTTTAATTTAAATAATGATATATGTTAGACTTTTTTCAGTATAATAATGCTACTGGACAATTAGAGTTAGTAGAACCTGCGATTTTACTAACAGAAGAGTTTGAGGCATTAATAGAACCAGAAAGAAATAAATGTGTTGAGGATGTAGAAGGGAGATATAAATTAAGAGCATTTAGGGAATTTAAATATATTTACCTAATGCTTAATTGGAAATCTCCTTATGCTGATTATCCTGAGCAGGATAGACATAAGATGGCTTTAAAAGACTCTAAACTGACTCAAGCTGAGTTTGATGATGAAACATTTAGAAAAGCTTGTAGAGCTTTTAAAGAGATGAAGGAGAATGATAGGACTTGGAAACTTCTTAAATCAGTATATAATATAGTAGACAAATTAACTATATATTTTGATTATTTGGTAGATCTAAATGAGAGAAAAGAAGATGGAAGTCCTGTGTTTAAGGCTAAAGATGTAATAGCTGAAGCTAAAAGTGTTGGGCCATTATTAGATGAAATTAAAGATGCTGAGATTAGATATAAGAAGGCATTAGAAAAGCAAAGTAAAATCAAAGGAGATCAGACTCCTGGTTTATTTGATTAATTATGGCTAAGAAGACTTTTGGGGCTAAAGGTAATGCTGAAAAGCTTAGAAAGAAAGAGGAAGAGAAGAAAGCCAGGGAAAAAGCTAAACTCGAAAAGGAATCTAAGCCTAAAAGAGCTTATCGTAAAAGAGAAACAACACAGGAATTATTAGATAAAATAAACTCTCAAGATTTAGTAGATAAAGAAATAGCAACTATTTATCACATTCCAGAGCATTTATTAGATGATCCAAAAGAAGAAGATTTAGTTTTGTACGATAATGATTACATAAGACAATCTTTAGAAATTGCAGATCAGACTAGAGAAAACTTTGATAATGAAGAATTTAGAAAGTTATATCATGTAAATGGAGAAGATGTTAAGTTCACAAATTGGGATGTGAGAATAGATGATCCAATAGAATATTTTGACCCAGATTTATCTTATGAATTAACTGGATATAGACCAATCACTGAAACACAGGGATTAGATTTTGATCCAGATTGGTTTAGAGAGCCTGCTATGACTAAAGAAGCTACTGGTAAATATAGTTCATTTGAGATAAATGGACCTTCCTATGTTAAATATTGGTTAGAGCAACAAAGAAGATGTATATATGGTTATACATATAATGGATATACTTTAACAGGAGATAATTACTTCTATTTAAATTTCTATAGAATGGATTCTCCTGCTGTTCTTAAATCTGATTCTAAGGCTAAGGTAACTGTAAGAAATGATTCATTTCCTACATTTATTGCAGAACAATATAAATATTTCCACTATGTGGAACTTTGTAAAAAATTAGGACTAAATGTCTTCGCATTAAAGTCCAGAGGTATTGGCTGGTCAGAGATGGGAGCCTGTTTAGGTGTAAATCTTTATACAGTTAAGAGAAGACAACAAGCTATATACACAGCATTCACAGATCTATTTGTTTCTAAGACATTAGAAAAATGTTGGAGACAATTAGACTATTTAAATACAGAAACAGAAGGAGGGTTTAAACATCTTAGACAAGCTGTTAATACAGCTGCTCAGAAAAAAGCCTCTAAGAAAGATAGAGAAGGTAATGAGTCTGGTTTTGGATCTATGATTACTGGAATTGTTGCTGATAAACCTAGTAAGGTTAGAGGTGATAGAGCTGAGATGTTATTATATGAAGAGGTTGGATCTGATCCAGTTTTGATTAAAAAATGGATTCAAGGTGATGCTCTTATTATAGTGGGTGGATCTAGAATAGGATTTAAGATAGGATATGGTACTGGAGGTGATGAAGGTCCTGCCGTAGCTGGATTAAATGAATTATTTTATAAACCAAAAGAATATGATATACTTCCATATAAACATAACCACACAGCAGATGGTGAATATGTAATTACATCTTATTTTATTCCTGCATATAGTGTAGTTATTGTAGATGGAATTATAGATAAAAGAGGAGTATGTAATAAGAAGAAAGCAATTGAGCACTATAATAAGAAAAGAGAGGCTAAAGCTGGATCTCCAGAAGGTTATCTTACATATTGTGCTGAATATTGTTATAATCCAGATGAGGCACTTTCTAGACAGGGTGATAATATCTTTGATTCAGTAGCTATAGCAGCTAGAATAACGGATATTAAAGTTCATGGTTCCGGAATTAAACCTAAAGTTGGAATAGTAGACTACTCCTATAGTAAAGATTTAAATCAAGACATTCTCAAATTTTTACCTTCTCCTAATGGTAAAGTTAGAATATATGAACTTCCCAGACATGATGAAAATGGAGCTCTGTTTAAGAATTTGTATGTAGCAGGAATTGACTCTATTGACCAGGGTATAGATCAATCAACTGGTCAAAAAGATGTTTCTGATTACTGTCTAGTAATTAAAAGAAGAACATTTGGATTGGAGCCTCCTAAATATGTAGCTATATATAAAGATCGTCCTAGAAATATTAAAGAAGCATATAATCAAACAATTAAATTATTAGAATTTTATGGTTGTCAAGCTGTACTTGAAAGTTCAAGAACTGCTATTGTAAACCATTTTAAGGATAGAAAAAAGCAAGGTCTTTTAATGAGACGGCCAAGTTCAGTTAACCCTACTAATAAAGTAACTAATACTGATATGTTTGGGGTATATCCATCTAAGCAAACAATTGAATATTATCTAGAACTTATAGCTGATTTTGTATTGGAATATTGCTTTACAATAGATGATTTAGCTATGTTAGAAGAGTTAAGTAAATACTCTTTTGAAGACAAGAGAAAATTCGATATTATTGCTGCGATGGGGATGTGTGAAATAGGTGATCAGGAGATGAGAACATGGGGAGCTGTTGCAAAGAAAATGAATGCAAATAAGATGAAACCTTTTGGATATTGGTATGATGATAATGGGATTAAACACTATGGAGTTAAGCCTGATCCAATTCAAGATTTACAAGATTTAGCTAATTTACAATATGATATAAATGATGACAAAGTCGCAAGAGCAAGAGCTAATTTGCAAAATAGAAGATATAATACTTGAAGTATATGAAGCAATATATGTAGGAAAAATGAAGATAGAAGAAAAAGAGGATGGATTTATTCTTAGTCTTTATATGAATAAAGATTTTCTTACTCCTACATGTAAAATCTATGTACAATGTACTTCAATAGATGAGTTTCTAGACTATGTAAGAGAGGATCTCTTAAATAGAAACCTCAATTTAACTAAATTTAGTGTAGGAGAAAAAATAGACTTAAATGACTACAAAAAAAGAAACAGAAGAGCGGGACAAGAGGATTCAGAAAATAAATCATACAATCTCGGATCTTGTTTATGATAAGATAGCTTTAAAGAAAGCTTATAATTATTATCATGGTAAAATGGACTTAGATCAATATAAACATCTAGAAGAAAATTATGGAATAGGAACTCCCACACAAATTAAATTTATTCCATTAATTAAAAAACATGTAGATGCATTAGTGGGACACTTTTTAGATTTACCTTTAAATATTCAAATATCTTGTAAAGATTCTAATACATTATCTAATATATTTAGAGAAAAACAATTATACATAGATTCCCAAATAAGAGATATATATATCAAAGATCTTCAAAATCAAATATTAACTAAATTTGGACTTCAAGGGACTCCTCCCACTGACCCTTTAACAGAGGAATATTTAAATAATTTAGTTAACGATTTAAATAAGAACTTCATTTCAGAATATGAAATAACTGCTCAGAATCTTATTACATATTTATCTCAATCTAGAAATATAGATTTAAGAACTAAATCTAGAATCTTATTTACAGACTTATTGATAACAGGTACAGCTTATTATAAAGAGTATCCTAGTGAAAGTGGAGATAATATAGAGTTAGAAACATTAAATCCTATAAATACCTTTATTGAAAGAAATCCCAATAGTTATTATTTAAAAGATTCACCTAGAGCAGTATGTAGATACTACATGACTCCAGAACAAATCCTTCATAAATATCATAAAGAATTAGATGATGAGTCTAGGAAAAAACTTGAAGAAGGATTAATTAGACATGGGAGTCAAGATGGACAAGTTTATGTAATTAGATCTACTGGTCCAGTAAGTGCTGTAACTGATAATAACACAGAATTAGGCACTGGAGTTTTAGGAGGATTAGAAGTATCTCCTACTTGGGATGGAAATTATTCTATATACACAGCATCAAGAAGAGATATAGTAGTTCATGAGATTGAATATATAGATACTGATGAACATGGTGTAGAACATAGATATTCTGATGCCAAAATTGGAGAAGATATTTATATCATAAGAAAGAAAGATATAAATGTTATTAGATCAGTAGATAATAAGAAACATTGTACTTTATCAATCAATGGAGTATTTATGACTACTAGACAAAATCAACCATTTTCATTAGTCTTAGCTACTGCTGATCTTCAAGATATGTATAATATTTTACATTTCCATAGAGAAAATCTTATAGCCAATTCAGGATCTAAAGGAGGATACATTGATGTAAGTAAAATTCCAACTTGGCTAGACGAAGATGAGACTATGAGATTACTTAAATTCGTAGGATATAAAAAACAAGGATTCGCACCATTAGATTTTTCTCAAATAGAACCTGGAGTTGCACCTGTTAATACAATATATAATGGATATGATGATACAGTTCCTCTTAATGCAATTCAAGCCATTGATATATCATTAGAGAGAGTAGAACTTTCAGCATCTAGTATTACAGGAGTATTTAGAGAAATGATTGGGGGAATAGAGCAAAAAGATGCTGTTCACAATGTTAAAGTAGGTATGGAACAGTCCTTTATAATAACTAAGTCTTATTTTGCTAATATGAATCTAATATTAAAAGAGCTAATGTTAGATGCATTAAATTTAGGGAAAATAGTTTACAAGGATGGATTGACTGGAGCTATTATATTAGGAGATAAAGGACAAAAAATCTTTACTGCTCTACCAGAATATTATACTCTTACAGACTTTGATATACATATAGCAGATGGACAAGAGGCTGTTAGAGATATGGAAAGTATTAGAGAATTAAATCTTGAATTAGTTAAAGCTGGACAAGTTGATGCAGAAGTAGTTTTATCAACAGTTGGATGTAAAAGTCTTACCGATTATAAACAAAAAAGTCTTGAAGCTATTAAGAGAAGAAAAGAAGAAGCTGGACAGATACAACAAATGCAACAAAATCTTGAACAATCTGATCAAGTTATTAAAGAGCTTCAACAGCAACTTCAACAAATGCAACAACAATTACAACAAGCTCAGCAACAATTACAACAAGCTCAGGATGATTCAGAGAAAAATAAAATTGAATGGGCTAAAGTTAAATTACAAGATGAATTTAATAAGAGTAAGATTGAGGTTGACAATAAAAAGGTTGATCTTGAATTAGCACAGATGTTTGATAATAATCCTCATAATAATGAAGTTAAATACTAATGAGAAACGTAAATATAAACTTAAAAGCAACCTTTTCTGAAAATGGAACTACTGGGTTTACTTTAAAAGATACAACAGGTATAGGGTATTTAAAATTTATGCCAGAACAGTCTGGGGTGTCTTCAGAGTATTATAGAACATCAGATGTAATATTTTTAGATTTAGTAAATTATAATAAATTATCAGATAATAAACTTACAGGATTTAAATATGTGGTTGGATCAGATGCTAGATATGAAGCTTATAAGTTAGAATATAAATCTACAGTAGATGGATGGTTTACAGTTGACCATTTAGTTCTTCCTACTTTAAATTATATGAAAAACTTTGTTGCAGAAACTGTGGCAGGTGCAGCTAGAAGTGAAGAAGTTCTATTTGATGGATCATATATAGTATATGATACAGATTCACAGGAGTATCTTCAATTAGATATAGTATCTGGAATTTATACAGCCCATAAAATTGATATATATTATATAAAAGAACATTTAAATAATATAAATCTAGTAGGAATTGAAGAACAATTGTTCTTAATAGGAAAACTAGAAAAATGTTATGAGGATATGATTAAATTTATATTATATAATAATTTATTTGAAGCCTGTTTATATAAAGATAATGATTTAAATAATATATATAGAAATAGAGATATAGTATGGATGGCTTTGGAGCTTATAAGAAGATTAATCTCTCAATGTAATTTCTTTGAGGCACAGAGATTGCTAGAAAGGATAAGTACTTGTAATACATTCTGTACTAAAACTCTAAGTAAATTTAATAATAAAATAAAAACTGGAGGATGTAATTGCTAATGAAAACAAGTGGAAACCCTACAGTGTTAGGATCTGAAAGCTGCTACTCTACTGAACATGTAAGAACTAATTGCTATGATCAGTTTGATTACACAATTACTAAGTTTGAACTTCAGAATGGAGATACATTAGTAATATATCAGAATCCTAGAAATATTTTAAAAGCTAAAATACCTCAATTAGAGGGGTTTAAGTCAGATATAGATACTTTAAATAAAAATAAAGTAGAAAATACTTTTGTAATAGATACAACAGATGGATTAGGTGGAGGAGGAGAATTATCTGGAACTAAAATCACCTTAACTCTTAAAGCTAATAATGAACATGTACATTTAGATAGAAATGGATTTTACATTGAAGAATTTACTGAGGTAACAACTTCTGGAACTGTTCCAAGTCCAAAAACTCAAGATGAAGAGCATTATTTAACCTCTAAAGGAACTTGGGTTACTTTATCTCAAATGAAGTACATGGGAGAGATAAATTTAAGTACCGGATTCCCAAATCCGGATAATTTATCTCAAGGAATGATGTATAATATAGCTGATTTAGGAGATCCATCTAAAACTATAGTAAATCCATATGATGATAAAACTTATAAATCAGAAGATGTTCTCTTATGGACTGGGTCTAAATGGGTTGTAATAGGAACTACAAGTGTTAAGGTAAACTTAGGTATTCAAACAAGTAGGACTACTAATGTTATATCTAATTCAGCTGGAGAAGGAGTTACTATACAGTCAGCAACTTCACAAGCTGCAGGACTTTTATCTGCAGATTCTAAAGATGCAATATCTAAATTTTCTGGAATAAAGACTATAGATGGATTAGTTCAAAATCAAGGAGGATTATCCTTAAATTACACAGAGAGAGTATTAGAATCTCAATCAGAAGCTCCTAAGAATATAATCATTCCTTTAGCTACTGATACTACTAACGGACTACTTTCATCTACTGATAAAATTAGACTAACTAGTTTACCTAATAAAACAAGTAATTCCTCATTAAATCATGATGGATCCACACTAATATTAGAAAATACTACAGTTGATTTAGATTCTGGATCTATTAGTATTGATAAAATTCCTTTTCCTATAGCTTCTTATCAGGATAAGAACTATAAAGATGGAGTCATTTCAGGAGAAAACATGGAAAAATTAGATGGAATAACTGGAATGATAACATTAGTTGGATATGAGCACAATCTTGAAGATTTAAGAATTACTTATCAGAAATACAATGCTAATTCTGGAGATTTAATCTCAGATTACTTTGCTTTACCTACTGCTACTGTAACTAGAAATGGTTTATTATCTAAAGATGATAAAATTAAATTAGACTCATTATCAGTAATGGTTCAAAAGCAAGCTGATTATGATATAACAGATCCAGAAGATGTAGCTTATATAAAAAATGCACCTCAAGTATTAACTTCAGTTGGAGTTAAAAGAGCTCTAGTTCCTTCAACATTGGGATTAGCTACTAAAGCTAATAAAATTCTTAATGCAAATGGAGAATGGGTGGATGTTACATTAGCTAAACCTATTATGACAGTTAGTGATACAGAACCTACTGATCCTAATTTAAGAGTAGATGGTGCTATATGGATTAAACCTTATAATGCTCCTGGAAGATGAGTAATATAATGAAGGCTGAGAGTATTTATGTATTCAAAGATGGTAAGCCAGTTCCAATATACTTAGGATTAATTTATAAAGATGATAATATTATTGGAAGAGTAGATTCTACATTTCACTTAGCTTATGAGGATACTTTCTATCAATATCGTCTTCAAGTATATACATTTTCACTATCTCAATATAGAGATGAAAATAATAATGTAGTATTTAGAATAACTCCAAATGATCTTAATCTTCCAAGATTCTCTGATCTAGTAATAGATATTAAGAATAATTCTGGAGAGGATTATATAATCAATATCTTCACAACTGACACATCAGAACATTGGGATTATTATACAGACAAGGATATACCAGTAGGAGAATATTGGAGAGCATCTATAAGAAATTCTCAGGATCAATATTGGAATTACCGTTTTAATGTTAGTTCAATAACTATAGAATAATATGAGCAAATTGGACAGATTACTAGAAAAAGCATTAGAAGAATTTAATGAAATATTAGAAGACTTTGAATATGGAAGATACCCAATTGATTATTCCTTCCTATTTGAAGAACTTCAATTCATGAAATTATTAGATACAGACTGTATAAAAGATTCTTATTTTAACTCAATACTAGAATATTTCTTAAATAATGGACTTAACAACACAACTTTCCAGCAATTGCAGTGATAACCTATATGGTATGGAGAATCCAAATTGTTCAGTTCCTCAATATATAGACTTTAGGATTAAAAATGTTGAGTATAATGAATATACATTTGAATTACTTGTCAAACAAAACCCAGATGTTGTTAAGAAAGTGAAAATTAAAAGTGGGATAACTTTAGAAGATTTATCCCACTTGAATCCTGTTCTATATATAACATCTGAAGAACTACCATTAAAGATAAGTGAAAACACTCATATAGTAAGGAAAGAAGGTTCTGAGTATTACTATTATTCATGGAGTGATAAATTAAATAGATATTTTAGTGTTAAGTTGGAAGAAGGATATGAGTTCTATGATTTAAAAACTAAGACTAAATATAGATTAGAAAATGGAGAACTAACTAATGTCTCTAATGTAGATTTAGATATAGAATTTACTGATTCCTATATAAATATCTCAAACTCTAAAGGAGATGGGATTACATTAACCCCTGCTACACATTCTAAGGCCGGAGTAATGACTTCTGAGGATAAGATTAAATTAGATAGAATTAGAGGCTATATAACTGACACTGATTTAGTTGAAGATAATCTATCTCCTAACATATATATGAAGGTAGTTCATTATAATGTAGAGAATAATGAAACTACTGAAGAAACTTTCTTACTTCCAGAAGTAACATTAACCCAAAATGGATTAATGACTCCTGAACATAAAGAACTATTAGAAAGTTTCTATGAATCAGTTATTGAAATAGATTCTAAATTTACCTCTAATGAAGATGGTCTTACTTATTTTTACATAACTAAAGACCCTTATACTCTACAAACTAAGACACATTCTATAACTATTCCTTTAGTTACTAAGAATACTAATGGATTATTCTCTAAATTTGACAAGAGAATGATTGATAAGTTTTCTTTTTCATATGTAAATCAGGCTATATCAGAGGTTAGATATGATGGAGCTTTATTAACTAATGAAAAATTTAAAGTAACTAGAGATCAGAATAATTATTATATAAAAGGTAATGATGGCACTGATATTCTTATTGAATCTTATGACCCTAAAACCGGGAGAGCAGGATTATTTAATAAGGAAATATATGAAAGCCTAGGCACATTTACCAATTTAACTCCAATAGTAGAAGATTTTAGAGGATTTAAGAAAGGAGAAGTTTTTGAAGATACTCCTTATGACGATTTAATTAATAAAATCTTATATCCTCATCTTAAACCTATTATTAATTTTGCTTATACTGATCCTAATGGTGGGGTATTTGAAAAAGAATCAGAGGTTAAGTTAAATATTCTGGAAATTGGAGTAACTAAAAAGTCCTATGATATAGATAGGATAGAGATATTAGATGATAATTATAATCTTCTTTATACATTTAATGATTTATATATAAAAGATGGTGGAGTGTTTAACTTTAATGTTCCAAAAATACTAGATACAACTAATAGAAGTGAGATATTTTTTAGAGTAAGAGTTACAGATAAGCAAAATGGACAAGTAGAAATACTCACAAAGAAGTTCCAGTTTATTTACCCATACTTCTATGGAGTAATGGCAGATGAGGAAGATATAAACTTCGATAGGTTAGAGAAAATAGTGGAGTTAAAATCCAATAAACAAGTAGATTTTACTGCAGATTATCAGAGATTAGTATTTGGTTATCCAGAATATTATGGAGATTTAGCTATTATAAGGGATGAAAATGGGTTAAATGTCAACGGATTCTTTAAAAAGATTTATGCTACGTTGACCACAGATAATACATCAGTTCCATATATATTCTATGCATCAAATTTAACTACTGTTGATAATTTTGCAATTAATTTTAATTACAATAAGTAAATGAATCTTTTTTATGCTAATGGGACTCCGGTTATAAATAGTTTAAAAATACAATCGGAGGTTCCATTAGATCCTAGGTTAAATCCTGAAACAATAGAAGAGAGAGATTCTCTTGTAACTAAACACATAGCCTATGATAGAATGAAGGTATATGTGAAAGAAACAGATAGTGAATATGTGTATCATAAAGATGAAAATAAATGGGTAATATTATCCAAATTTGAAAAAGAAGAAAAAGATAAATTAGAGAATATAAAAAATTATCTAGTAGATACAGAGATTATCTATGATAAAGATAATAACTTATTATATAGAGAACATAGTTATGATCCTAATACTAATATAACCTCCTTAAGAGATTATAGTATTCCAGAAGCTACAGTTTTAGGTGATGGAACATTATATAATGGATTACTTTCTAAGTTCTATGTTAATAGATTAAATAATGTAACTGGTTATCAAACAGATGCTAAGATTATATCTGATGCAGAAACAGAATCATTATTTTTAACTGTTACTAAATATAATCCAGATACTGATGAATCTGTTACTACTAATTTAAACATTCCTCTTGTTACAGATGATAATAATGGATTAGTTTCTCCAGAAAAGAAACACTGGATGGACAATGCTGATGGATTATCTAATACAGGGACTACTTCTCAAACTTGGCAATTACAGAAAAGTGATATAGATACTAGATTAGATCCAAATGGGGGAGTTATTATCAAAAACAGTGGAGGTAAGTTAGAAGTAAGAAATAATCAAGATAACTCCTATGCTCCTGTTACGTTAGGGGATATAATTATAGAAGGAAATGTAACTCAAAAAGGAGAGAGTTTTATAACTCAAGCTGAGACAGTTGAGGTGAGAGATAATACAATTCTTTTAAATAGAGGAGAAACTGCAGCAGGGGTATCTAAAGGATTTGCAGGAATTGAAATTGATAGAGGTACGTTACCTAAATTCCAAATATTATTTGATGAATCAGATAGGAGATTTAAAGCTGGAGAGGAAGGAGATTTATGGTGTCTAGCTCTTAGAGATGATGATGCTGATATGTTAAATGGAATGTTTACATCTTGGGATTCTTCTACTAAAAGATTGAAAACTACTAATATAATTCCCTCTGATAGGAAGTTAGCTTTTACAGATAATAATTCTTATCTTCAATTAACAAGTCACTCATTTTCAGGAGATGCTTTAAATCAAACACTAAGGTATTCTAACTCATTAGGAGGAATATTTATAAGTGCAGGAAACACTAATCTTAATTTAGATACAGATAAAACTGGTTTCTATTTCCACAAAAATATTTTACTTCCTAGTACAATATCTTCTGTATCTGATTTTCTATTTAAAAGAAGTGATGTTACTAAATTATCTCTAAAAGATACAGTTGCACAGTTTACTGTCCCAGTAACAGCTATCACTTTTAACAGAGCTTCTGATGGTTCAGAAGTATTATATCATGCAGATTTAGAGAATACTGAATTTAAGAATTATATCATTATTGCTGGCCCAAATGATGTTAAACTTTATCTTAAATCTACTGATGAAGATAATTATAATCTTATATCTTCGGTAGATCAAGATGGGAATAAACTTTCTAATATGGGATATTATGGAAGTTATTGGGCAATAGAAAATAATAGAATTGCAGTATATAAATATGATGCTAATGGTTATCCAGAAATAATAAATCAGGATGGAACTTCTCCAGGGTATTTAAGAGCCTGTACGAGTGGATTTTTACCTAATGTTAGTGGTAATCTAGCTTCTGGAGGTAATGGATATTTAGGAACTAGTAGTTGGGCATTTGCTAATGCTTATATAGCCAATAATCATTCTAATAAATATTATTTTGGAACAAATGATGTATTCTTAGATGCTTCTACAACTAGAATATCTGCTAAAACAACAGGAGCTGCTATTGGAATGAATGTAGGATCATTACTTGTTTCTAATAATTATAGTGATGAGACAAAAGTTCCTAATAATGGAATATATTCTAAAGGAGCTATTAAGTCATACACAGGATTTACAAGTGATTTTAGAATCTCCAATCTTACTATAGCAAGGACTGGAAACGATGTGTTACATATTTCCTCATTTGCAAATGATCCTGAAAATAGGCCAGGGACTGATCCTATAAGTAGTCAGGTAATAAATGATGGAGTTGCTTTAACTTACTTCTGGCAAGGTGATTTTGCCTTCCAACTTGTGGGAGATATTGATGGCACTGGAATGGCGTATAGAAGATATACTCCTTCTACTGGAGCTTCTGGTACTTGGAAATTTTTAGCTGATACTAATTGGGTTAGTAATAAGATAACTTCTGTGGCTGGTAATTATCTTCCATTGGCTGGGGGCACTATGACTGGCAGCATTATAATGAGTAATAATATCACTATACAATCTAAAGATTCTAGTGGCAATTCAAAAAGATTAATTGGAAAGGGAAGTGATAATGTAACTTATATTGGAGATTCTGATGGGCATACATTCTTATATAGTGATGCTGCAGATATTTCTCATATAAGAAATGGGACCTCATATAGAATATGGGATGCTTTTAACCTCACTTCTCCATTATTATATGCTTCAGGCACTGCTGCAACTCCAACAACTGTTTATAACAGAAATCTAGGAGTTAATGGCTCTCAATGGACTTTCTTATCAGCAACTAATGCAGCTACTACATCTATATATGCTCCAACTGCTGCTGGAACTAGTGGTCAAGTGCTAACTTCTACTGGTGGTGTTCCCACATGGTCTAATATCTCTAGTGTTGGAGATAGTAGATATGTTCTTAAGAGTGGAGATACTATGACTGGTAGTCTTAGATTAAATGGAGGATGGCTTGCATTCTCAAATAATGATTGGACTAATGAAGGTGGTGTTTATAAAGAGGTTGAAGGATCTTTAAAAGTTTGGAGAGTTAGTACAGATGCAGAAAACAAACCTAGTGCTTATGGAAGTGTATTACAAATTAATAGCAGATTAGGGCATTGGAACACTCAATTATGGATTGATCAAACTAACACTGCTGAAAATAATGGTAAATTAAGATATAGAAGTACTAAAACTTATTCTTCTGTAGAATGGAATAATTGGACAGTATTAGCTACTGAAGATTATGTAAATTCTAAAGCTGCTGGCTATTTACCACTAACAGGAGGAACATTAACTGGACAATTAATTATCAATGCAGCATCTAATTCACTAATAATAAATAATACAAGTTCTGGTGGAAACGAATCTTTTATTAAGGTTAAATTAAACGGAACTGATAAGGCAGCTATAGGATTCTTGTCTGGAAGTGGGAGCTACATTCATAACTATGAAAGTAGTAAATATTTGTTTGTAAAATCTGATGGTGCTTATTTTGGAACACCTAGCTCTAATGTAAAACTCCTTACTACAGATGATAATGTTATAACTGCAGTTGGAGGAGAAAATTATGTAAATGTAAGTTTATCTAAAGCTGCACAAGCTTCAGCAGGAGCTGCTAAATATTTAGAATGGTGGGATAGTACCCCAGGATGGTATAATTTTAGAACTGGGTATATCATAGCAAATGGATTTATTAGGGCAACCACATCACTCCAGTGTGATGGGCAAGCCATATTACAATATTCCCACAATGGGTCATATCATAATGCCATTAATGTAAATAAGTCAGATGGTGCTGGTTATGTAATGATAGGTAATTATACTAGTAAGATGAGAACTTTCCTTTTATCTAATGCTTCTGATATATTACACTATAGAAGTACAGATGGCTCTAGTGGAACAGATTATGTAATGTGGGATGCTTATAATCTCCCAAATCCTGCAACTCAAAACTGGGTTACTAGTCAAGGTTATTATAAATCTGGATCATCTTCTCCATTATTTACTAGTGGAGTGTATTTAGCTGCTAATGCTGGAACAGGGGGTTGGGCTAGAGGTTATTGGATTGGAAATACTAATTCAGCTAGTACATCTGGAGTTACATTTGGTGGATATGGAAATGGAGACACTCCAAGTTATGCTTATATAGGTGTTGGCACAAACTTAAGTTATTCTGCTGTAAATAATCTTAAGGTCTATACAGATAAAGTTACTTTTGGTAATAAAACACTTGCAACAGTAGATCAAATACCTACTATACCATCTATCTCTATAACTACTTCTGGAAGTGGCAGTGTAGTAACAGGAATATCAGCAAGTGGGCATACCCTAACAGTTACTAAAGGATCAGCGTCTGTGTCAGTATCATGGAATGATATTACAGGAAAACCTTCCTCATTTACTCCTTCTGCACATACTCATGAATATATTGTTGGTAGATATACTGGTTCTGGAGGTGTTATAGCTCCAGGTTCTATAGGCACATACAAATTACAATGTAACATGATGTATACTAATGCTGAATCAAGTGGAGGAGGATATTGTGATTGGATATTAATGAATGCATATTCATGGAGTGATGTGCCCTATGCAACAGCTATTGGAGTAGTAAAAGCTGCAACTCCTAGTGCTTACATAATGTCAGGACCAAATAGCACTGATAAATCTACTTGGGTTAGAAAAAAATTAGCCACAACTGATGAAATTCCTACTAGAACAAGTGATTTAACCAACAATAGTGGATTCTTAACTAGTTCTTCTCTTTCTGGATATGCCACTCAATCGTGGGTAAATAATAAAAATTATGCTGTACAAGCAAGTGGTAATAATCTTATAGTTAATTCAAATGAATTTAACTTTGCCAATACTAATACTACTAGTATATATATTAATTATAGATCAGGAGTTAGTGGAAATACTACTAATCCTATTACTGAGTATAAATTTTGTAATGGTCAAGGTTCCAATTCAGGAGTAAAAATTACTGCAGAAACATTTGTAGGAGCTTTAAGTGGAAATGCTACAACAGCAACTACTGCATCTAAATTAGGCTCTTCTACAGTAGGAGGTACAGCTAAACCTATTTATCTAAGTGCAGGTACTGCAACAGCTTGTTCAGCCACAGTAGGCTCCTCAACAGTTCCAGTTTATATGAATGCAGGAACCATTACTCAATGTTCTACTACTTTAGGAGTATCAATTACTGGTAATGCAGCTACCTCTACTACGGCCACTAAATGGAATGGTTATGACATCTGGGTAGGAACAGAATCACAGCTTCCATCATCCAGGTCAAGCACTACAATATATATAGTAACAGATGCATAATTAATATCATATCTCATCATATATTATAACATTAATCTATATTAAATACAATCTTTTTGACATTGAGGGAGTAATTTAATATTCATCTAAACTTATAATATTATGAATGAGAATATGAACCTTATTCCTAAAATAGAAGAAATAGTCTGTAAAGTATTCAATATAACTCTAGAAGATCTTAGAGGAAATAGAAAATTTAGATCTCATACTGATGCAAGGAGTGTATTATTCCACATATTGCATGTTAAGTACTACATCTCCTTCTATAGATTATCAAGATACTATGATAAACATCATAGTATAATCATTAGATCAGTAAACAAATGTGAATCACTTAAAGACTTCTATACAAAATATCGCATGTGTGAATTGCAGATAGAAAATAATTTAAAATCCTAATAAAATGAACTATCTTTGTACTATTGAAAACGATCAATAGCGCGAAGATAGTTTTTTTATGTCTAATTTTAAATTATTTTAAATTATGGGAAATTATAGTGCAGGCATGGAAGGAATGCCTAACATTTTTAATTTTATTCCTGAGAGTAAATCAAGTGGAATGAATGATCTTCCTGGGTTACTAGCTCTTACAAGAGATGGTAATAACAACAACGATAATGGTTGGGAGGACAATGGGCAGTTTGGTTAATCTTCATCTTAGCTTTCTGTAACGGCGGATGGGGTGGATTTGGAAACAGAGGTGGAGGACTTGGAGGAGTTCTATCAACACCAGAAGTTCAATCAGCTTTATCTAATGAGTACTTACTAACAGCTATCCAAACAGCTTCTAAAGATAATGCTAATTTCGTACAGAATTTAGCTACACAATTAAATTGTGACACTAATGCAATTCAAAATGCAATCAACCAAGTTGCTCAAACAGTGGGATTAGGACAGAAAGATATAATCAATCAAATCTGCCAATCTAATAGTGCAATCTTAACAACTGTACAATCTACAGGATGTAGTATAGAAAATGCTATTAACCAATGCTGCTGCACAACTCAAAGATCAATTGATGCTGTAAATCTAAACTTAACTAGCTTAGGTTATCAAGAACAATTAAGATGTCAAGAACAAACTTGCAACATTAATAATAATATGAATGTTGGGTTTGCTAATGTAGGAGCTAAGATAGATCAGCAAACTATTGCTATCAATCAAGGATTCCAAAACTTGAAAGATATGTTATGTGATTATAAGATCGAAAGCTTACAATTAAGAAATGCTGAGTTAAATAATAATGTTCAAACATTACAACAATACAATGCATTGCAAGCTCTTATCAATCCTATAAACACTAAATTATCTTATTTAGAGTGTATAATCCCACCTAGACCAGTTCCAGCTTATATAGCTCCTCAAACTGGATGTGGATGCGGATGTGCAGCTGCTTCAACAACTGTAACGCCTGCCTAATTTAATTAATAATAACTAAGGGAGAGAAATCTCCCTTTCTTTAAATTAATAAGTTATGAGTGTAATAAATAATAAAGGTTTTGTAGACACAGGAGTTACCTATCTACAAGTTGTAGAAAGATTCCCAGTTAATGTAGCAAGAGAAGGATTCTCTAGTTTAATTAATGTAGTGGAAAAGAATATAATCAGACAAGGAACTTCAGATACATTCCTAGTAAATTATACGCTAGTGCACACGATGACCTATAGACCTGTTACAGAATGTAATCTTAAGACCACTGTAAAGAACTACACAATTTCTATTCCATTAAGATTAACTAATCCTCCAGCAGTAGGTACATTGCCAACAATAGATGAAACTACAGTTTTAGGAGATGAAACATTTATAAACACCTGCGGTGGATGTCCAGACGGAGCATTTAATAAATTTGTAAGAAATGTTACATTAGAATTTAATGTAGCAGCAGCACCCGCAGCTTAATTATTAACAATTTAAAAATCTATGTCATATGAATTTTGGAGAATTAAAACCAGGTGATACTTTATATTTAATTGATTATAATCAATTTAAGAAGGATCTAACATATATAAAAGGATTAGTACAATCCTCTGTAATTAATGAACCACCTAAGGATAACATGAATAATATGTATCAACTCATGCAGAAGGCCGGATTGGGTAACCAACAACCTCCTCAGAGTATTACAATCACAGCATTATTCAATGGAGTTCAATTTCCTTTCACAGTAACTAAAGAGATGTCCATAGCTAGAGCTGATAATAGGACAATATGTATAACTAGAGAAGATGTATTACAAGAAATAAGAGTCAGAAAAACTGATGCTACTAATCAACTTAAATCTCTAGATAGATATAATAAAATCCTTGAAGAATGTGAGAGAGTTGAAAAAGAATTACTAGGTGAGGAACCTAATTTATCTCCTAATATCCCAGATGATAGTAGATTTTTAGCTTTGGAAAAGAAAATTGAAGAACTTACTAAACTTATAAGCAATGGAAAAAATCAAGAGACTGTTAGAGGAAATGGGTCGGAACAAAAGACCTTACCACAAACATGATATGGAAGACAGATTTGGAAGAAAAGATAGTAGATACTCTAGAAGAGGTTTTAGAGATGAAGACGATGAAGAAGACAATAGTAGAATGAATAGATATAGTAGAAGAGGAAGATTTGGAAGGAATGAGGAAGAGGAAGAAAGAGAAAGGTATGGAAGATCCAATAGAAACAGATCTATGAGAAATAGATTTGATGATGAGGACGACGAGGATGATAGAGAAGTTCCTGAAGAATTAAAAGACCTTGAAGAAGAAGTTTGGGAATATATTGAAGAGATTAAGAAAGAAGATCCAGAATTATTCTGTATGTTAAAATGTGATTTATGGAAAGCTATAAAAGGCCCACATTTTGATGAAGATTATGTAGAAGATGCTTTAGAAGAAGTAGCTGAACATTTTGGAAAAAGAGAGCCTAGATGGAAATGTGAAGAAGCTAAGCAAATCGCAGAGAAATTTGGGGTTAAATTTGGTGAAGAGTTTAATAAACATGATTGGACTTATGCACTAAATCTAATGTATTTCTTATTCTCATCAGTTTTACAAGATAACCTTCAGTCATATGCTAAATGTGCTCATGCTTGGTTAAAGGATGAGTGTATACCAGATGGTAAAGCATTTTGGCATTTCCATAGATTTTTAAAAAGTAAAGAAGAGGAGTAATCCTCTTCTTTTTTTTATGTCTATATATTATATTTGGAAAGACTTTAAGTTTTTACTATATTTGCAAGATAAGTAGAGAAGTACAAAAATTATGAATAATTAAAATCAAACTAAATGGAGAGATTTAGAATAGGTAGGTATCCATTTAATTTTCAAGGTGACTTACTTAGAGATGTTGTTGTTAAGTTAAATTATAATTTCTCATTGATAGAAGATCTTCTTAGACAAGGAGGAGTTTCTATTGATCCAGATAATTTAATAACAATAAACAACATTGAGAAGCTAATACAAGTAATAAATGATAAGATAAGTAATGAGCTAAATTATTTAGTTTATGTTTACTATGACGGAATTTATCATTTCCTTTCTGATATAGAGTTCTCAGATGATAAAGTAAACTTGATTTTTGAAGGATCTATAATAAAAGATGGTAAGATTGTATCTAGTACTTATATTATTACTTGCGATTTAGATTCTGAGGGTAATATTCTTAATGTAACTTCAGAAAATAGTAAAAGAGAATATAATATAAGTGGTTTTAGAGTTATAAGAATAAGAACTAAACCTCTAGAATTTATAGATGAGGAGGATTTAAAATTAGTTGGAGAGGCTCTAAAAGACCCTTCTAATAGTAACAGTGTTGAGTTATCTATTCAAGACAATTCTTCAACTACTAATCTTATTCCTCATCAATCTATATTATCTACTATTGTTTCAGATAATGAAATAGCACATGAGCTAAAATTTATAACTGGAGAAAATTTAATAACAGTTAAATTTACATATAATTCTAATACTAAGGAATTAATAGGATCTCCTAGTTTAACTGAATCTTTAGCTCCATCCTCAGAAACTTTAATTTTATCAGAAATAAATGATATACCAAGCGGAGGAAGAATATCAGATGAGAATTACAATAGATTAGTTCTAGCTATAGAGAATAATGCAGATATTTATACTACTGATAATACAGGATTAATTAAATCAGTCATATTAATATCAGACACTGATAATGAGATTATATTAACAGTTAAGGATAATAATTTAACAGAGAAAAATATAATTATCTCCAAGCTCAATAATTTAATCAAAACTGAGAAAGTTGAACTTGCAACTAAAGAGTCAGTGGATAATAAGGTAGATAAAGAGCCTGGAAAAGGATTATCCAGTAATGATTACACAAGTGAAGAAAAAACATTAGTAGGAACTATTATTAACAAAGTTGATAAGGTTCAAGGAAAAGGATTATCTACATATGATTTAACTGAAGCAAGAAAGAATAAGTTAGACAGTTATCCAGAACTAACTGGGGCCGGAAACAAGGCTCTTATGGATAATGGAACATTTGTAGAAATAACTGGAGAAGGAATTATATTCTCTGATATTGAGATTATAAACATAGAGGATCTACAAGTAGAATATGTAACTGAAGAAATTTATAATAAAATAGCTAATGCTATTATAAATAATAGACACATTGTTTTAAATTCTATAAATAGATCGGATGTTTCTCCATTCAGTCTTAGAGCTGCTGAGCCTATTAATGTTATTACATATTCAGTTATAAGACAAGAGTATTTAAATTTCACTAATAGGGATATTTTCTTAGTCATTACAGACGGAACTACTACAACTGAGATTACTATTGAAAGTACATTTCATGTTATTATTATAAAAAGACCTTCTAGTATATCATTAGATAACTCTAATCCTCTTCCTACTGTTGAATTAATCCAAACAAGTATAGGACTTCAAGCTAATTTAGTTTTAGCTAAAAGTGATAGTGGAGTTCGATTAGTTAAAACTGAAGATGGGTTAGTAGCTCAATTTAAATGGGATGGAGAAAATCAGGAGATTAAATTAAAATATGTAACTTCTCAAGAATATTCATCCCTAAATGGAATAGATCAAGGCACTTTATACTTTATTACTGATAATAGATATATTATGTTCCAAGGTATTAAGTATGGTGATAATATTTCTAGAGAAGAGATTAATGATATTAAAGAATTATTAAATCAGAAGGTTGACAAAGAAGAGGGTAAGGGATTATCCAGCAATGATTATTCTGATTCTGATAAATCTAAAGTTGACAAGATTATTACTAATGGAGAAGGTAATAAATATTTATCTGATAATGGTAAATATCTGGAAATTCCAGAAAGTCCTATTTGGGTTATCACTCTGAAAAGTGATGATATGGAGGCTGAATTATTATCTTTTTTTGATGAGATTGTAGAAAAGGCAGCATCTGGATATGTTATATATCTAAGTATGTTAGGAACAACTTTCCCTTGTACAACACTTTTTATGTCAGAAACAAAAATAGCTCTTGAATTATATACAGCTTCTAGCATAAGTAAGGGAATTTTTATAAACTCATTTGTAATAGATAAGGGTAATAATAAAGTTACAACAGACGACTCTTCTCTATTATTTACAGGAACTTTTACATTAGATAGTTTAGGTGATGGAACAAAGTTTCTTTCTGATAATGGTAAATATAAAGAGATTTCTATTGATAAAGAAATTGAAACTATTTATATAACATTTACATTTAGTACTAGTGGTGGAGCTTATTTTGCAAAGTGTCCTTCTGACACATATTCAAAAGTGGCCGATGCTGTTAATAATAAAAAAGGAATTATAATTAATTTTGAAGATCCATATTCTGGAATAAATTCCTATAATTTATTTGCTCAATCTATTCAGGAGAGAACTGAGAATGGACAAATTTATTATGATCTTTATACTATATCCCAATTACCCACATCAATAACAAAAGAAAATGGGCTTCAATTACTATTAAAAGTAATAACTATTACTCCCAATTCTGTTGTTTTTATTGATGATTTAGAAGGATTGGATAGAATGTTAGAAGCTGATATTACACTCTTAAATAAGGGTAATGGAGCTAAATTTTTATCCGATGATGGAACTTATAAGGAAATAGAATCTTCTGTATCCCCAATAATTATAGATTCAGAAGATGATAAAGTATACACTAGAGAAGAAATACATAGTATAATAGAAGCTTATTCAAAAGGAACTCCCATTTTTATACTAGATGGCGAAAATGTAATACAGGCAACAGAAGTTATAGCACAGGAAGGACAAGGAGAACAAAGTTCTTTTATAGGTCTTTATACTTCTAAAATATTACATGATAAAAAATCAGGAGATACAGGATTAGATACTGTATTAATCTCTTATAAATATGAATTATCCGAAGGTAGTTCTATTCAAGTTAGTAGTGAATATACTGATCTTAAAGGCACTGGAGACGGCAGCAAATATCTAGCTAATGATGGTACATATAAAGAAATTCAAGTTCCTTCTATATCACCTGTAATTATTGATGTAAATGATACAGAAAAAGTATATACTTCTGAAGAAATAACAGAAATTTATCAGGCCCATGAATCTGGAAGAGATATTTATCTTAAATTTGGAAGTGATCCAGAACTTAGATTAGTAAATGCTGTTGCCTCTATTGGAGATTCAGTAATATTATTTGCTAGTTATATGACTAGCACATCTCCTAGTACTAGATCTGCAATTTTAGATTTAGGTATTGATAATTATATGGTTCAAGTTACTGCAGGAGAATCTATTTACTTTCAAGATAATTCTTTTATTTTGCCTAAATCTGGAACAGGTAATAGATTTCTATCGGATGATGGTACTTATAAGAAAGTAGTATTAACTGATTATCTGCCCTTATCAGCTGGTTCAGAGAATAAATTAACAGGTGATTTATATTTTGCTAATGGCACTAAGGTATCTGGATCAGAAGAGAATATTCTATCATCTGATGCTCAAATAGAAGGATCTGCATTTATAACTCCTAATAATTCTGGGTATATAATTAAAGATTCAGAAGGGAATAACAGAACTGTTCTAGGATTAGACAGTAATAATGTATTAGGAGTTGGAGTAGCAAGTGGTAAGACTGTTTTATATTCTAATTCTGATTTAGTACATTATACATCTGGTTCAGAATATAAGATTTGGGATGGAAATAATCTTATTGATCCTGTTACTAAATCAGGGAATAACGCTTTCACCGGGACTAACAGTTTCGTCGCAGGAAATTTTTCAGTGGGTCCGTTAGAGGTATTGAGTGAAGGATCAATGGTAATACACATACCAGAAACTAGTAATTTTGAAAGTGGTATTACGTGGACCAACAATAATCTTGGAAAAATCCCAGTTTCGATCGGGTGTTGGGGTAGTGAAGGTGATGTTGATTACTTTTATCTCCGTTTTGGTAGAGTTCCTTCTCGTACTGCACAATACAAGTTTGATATAATAAGTTGGAATGTTCCATCAATATGGTGTTTGAAAGATTTAAATAACACTATTATTAATTTGGAAGGTGAAAGTCTTGCTACTTTTGGTCGTTCATCAGGAACCACCAAGATAAGGAGTGGAGCCGTGGATTTGATTCATAGAAAGGGATTAACTGATTATAAGATATGGGATGCTAGCAACCTCTCAGATCCAGTAACAAAGTCTGGAGATAATGTCTTTACAGGTAATAACTCCTTCACTGCTGGACAGTTTAACGTTGGGTCGTTTATAATAGGTTCAGATAATGATGTTACAGTTAATTTATCAGTTTCAGAAGGTGAGGGATGGGATCGTGGTTTAAGTTTAAAGGCTAATAGTAATCAAAATTCTATGATTAGGTTCGCAGGATACGGGAATGATACTAATGCTAAGTATGCTTACATAGGGTTAGGAGATGTAGCATATTATTCTGCTCAATATAAATTCTATCCAGATAAATTATATGTGCCATCATCATGGGAGTTGGTAGATTCAGGAACTGATACTTCTCTTATTTTGTATAATAATGCTGATTCACAACATCTAGGTAGAGCTATTGGAGTAACATATATCAGAAGTGGAGACAGTGATTTATATCATACTAAAAACTCTACTAATTATAAAATACTTGATGAATTCAACTGGGAATCTGTCATACCTAACACTAAGTGGACTTACGGGTTCGTTCATGAAGACAAAACATCCTATGATTTAAACATAGATTTAGTAGGACCAGATAAGGGTAAACTTGCATATAATTACACAGGACCTTCTTACTGGATAAACGGTCCGACTAATATGCAATATGGTACAGTTCTCCAAATATGGGGTAGTGGATCAGGAAGTTCACTCTCATTAATGCCTCAACTTGCCTTTGACGTTAATCATAATGTCGCTGGTAGTACTCGTTACATGTACTTCCGAACTCCCAACAACCTAGGGTACGGTGATTCATCCAACTGGAAGAGAGTAATAACTGCAGATGAAAAGCCAGCAGGATATGTTATAGGTGAAGGTGCTTACCCTGGATTATGGTCTATTGAGAATAGTGTTGAATTAACATGGCTAAGATCTCCAACAGCTGGATTTATTCCTAATTCAAAGGTTGATCTATCATCAGGAGGTATGTCATCATTAGGTACAAGTGAGTGGGCATTCCAAAAAGTGTATACAGCTAACATTTATGCTAATAATTATTACTTTGGTGGCACTGGAATGCACTTAGAAGGAAATGCTGATGAAATAGGCTTATTAAACACCGGAACAGCTAAAAAATTAAAAGTTGGTTCATTATTAGTATCACCTAATTATTCAAATACAACTTTAGTACCTAGTGGCGGAATATTTTCATCAGGAAGAATCCAATCAGATACTGCTATGTTAGTAGGATACTCTAATAATATTACTAATGGTCAGTTAGGATATGGTCTATATTACGCAGGAACTATGGGAGGAGGAATGGGTTCAGAATATTCTTCTGGAGCATTAGTACTGTATAGATTTATCAATCCTAATATGGGGAAAGCTGGATATAATGTCCCATACGCAACAACAGGAACTCCAACTTATCTAAAAATACATGCTGGAGCTTTAACCTTAGGTGTAGGAGAAACTAAAGCATATACAGCAGGCGAAGACGTGACAGTTACCGAATATAATGTACTCACATCAAAAGGAGGAGCATTATCTACAGGAGAAAGTTTAGATTTCTATGCTGGAAGTGAAGGAGCTGGTGGAGGTATTGGAAACTGTACTAAAGGAGGAATATGGTACTGGTTCTCCAACGATGGTGGAGTAGTAGTAGGAAATAGTGCGGCAACACATGTGACTTTAAGAACTGCTGCTGATCAAAAATTATATCATCAAATAACAACTGGGGCAAAATATGAAATAATTACAGAAAGAGGAGGTCAAATTGGCCCATTAACTATCAGTGGAAATGGTTCAACTCCTTTTGTAATTAATAATCATAACCCTGATGGAACTGATATAATCCAAATCTTCAGAGTACAAGGTTACAATAGATTCTTAGTTGGATGGTCTGAAACTAGTGGAGGACCTTTTATCCAAAGATCAAGTGATAATTCTTGCATTCTTATTAAATCTGATGGTGCTTACTGGGGATCAAGTTTAGGTGCGTCAGCAATAAAAAAATTAGCTACTCAAGAATGGGTATTAGAACAATTAGAAGCTCTTAAAACTTCATAATATATAATCATAATTTTAATTAAAATTCTATGGAAAAATTTAAAATTGGTATCCCTCCCCATAATCAGGGAGGAGATACTTTAAGAGACATTGTAGTTAAACTAAATGGAAACCTTTCAGAAACAGCTTCTAAGGAGGAAGTTACTGAACTACAAAAAGAAGTCACTGAAAGTATCTCTAATCTAGAAAAAGACACTGATAAGAAATTAAATGATCTAGAAACATCAGTTAATAATTCTATCTCTGACTTAGAGCAATTAACACAAGAAAAACTAAATACTAAAGTAGATAAAATAGAAGGAAAAGGTCTCTCAACTAATGATTATACAAATCAAGAAAAAGAACAAGTAGCTAAAATTTCTAACATAGAAACAACTTTAGCTAACAAGGTCGATAAAGACGGAGACAAAGTATTATCAGATAATAACTTCTCTGATGGAGATAAAACAAATGTAAACAAAATTCCTACTATTGAATCTGATATTACAACTATAGAGGGAAACATCTCAACTATAGAAGGTGATATAGACACAATCAATGAAAATATCAGTACAATTAATACTGAATTAGACACAAAAGTAGATAAGGATGGATCAAAAGTGTTATCAGATAATAATTATACTACAGCAGAAAAAGAACAAGTTGCGAAGATTGCAACTATTGAATCTGATTTAGAAACTAAGGTCGATAAAGACGG